GTGGGCGGCCGTCCTGATCGTGCTCGGGGGGACCCATGCGCATCATCGAGTCGTACGCCAGTCATGGTCTCGTGATCGAGATGGACGGCCGCACGTATCCGTGCCCGGCCCTCCTGGAGGACGACGAGGACGGCATCCGGTGGCTGTTCGCCCCGGGTCCCGAGGTCTATGCGCCGACGTGGGCACGGGCCTCGGCAGCGGGAGCTGCGGGCATCCTCATCCTGGAGGGCGAGAAGGACCGAGCCCTTGGTCTGGATTTTAAAATTCGTGCCATGACCTCGGAGCGCTTCGCCGAGCAGCGCGAGGAGCGGTCGTCGAACTATGTGGCGCCCTTGGACCGGTGGGCCCAGTTCGACCATGTTCCGAACTACGCCGAGGTCTACCAGGCCACCCCGGGCAAGCTGATCATTGCGTCGTCCTCGGTGCTGACCGGTTTCGTGCACGGCCACACGCACTCGGAGTTCTCACCGATGGACGGCCTGTCCACGGTGAAGGAGATCCTGGAGCAGGCCGTGGCGGACAACCAGCCCGGTCTGGCCCTGACCGACCACGGCCGGTGCTCCGGCCATCCGGCCCTCCAGGCCGAATGCGACGCGGCCGGGATCAAGCCGGTCTTCGGGATCGAGGCGTACTTCCAGGACGACCGCTTCGCCCGGTCCGACCCGCAGAACACCAAGGAGCAGAACCACCAGATCCGGTACGGCTACACGCACCTGATCCTCTGGGCCATGAACGAGGAGGGGCTGCACAACCTCTGGGCCATGTCCACAGAGAGCTTCCGGGACGGCAACTACGACTCGAAGCCCCGGATGGACTGGGACACCCTGCGTCGCCACAGCAAGGGCGTCATGGCCGCCTCCGGGTGCCTGCGCGGCCCCCTGAGCGTCCCGATCCTCAACGACGACGAGGAGGGCGCACGCGTCAACCTCGGCAAGCTCTTGGACATCTACGGGGACCGGTTCTACCTGGAGGTCCAGCCCAACAAGCTGGCCGAGCAGGAAAAGGTCAACAGGGCCCTGGTCGGCATGGCCAAGGACTTCGGCGTGCCGCTCATGGCCACCGTGGACTCCCACTACCCGACCAAGACCGACCACGAGGCCCACCAGGCGTGGATCGCCATCCAGACCAACAGTGACGTCAACGACGAGGGCGACCTGTTCGCGGTCAACCTGGACCTGTACATGCAGACCGAGGCCGACGTCCGGCGCGGGCTGGCGTACCTCGGGGCCGAAGCGGTCGACGAGGCAGTCCGGAACACCCTGGACCTGGTGACCCGTACGGCCGCCCGGATCGGCGGCAAGCCCGCCGCGCCGGTCTACTCCAAGAAGGGCGGCGTCGATCAGGACGCCGAGCGCCTGCTGGACCTGTGCATCGAAAACTGGGCGAAGATCGGCTTCAGGCCGAACCAGAGCGACTACATGGCCCGGTTCGAGCGGGAGTTCGCGCTGCTCAAGTCCAAGGGCTTCTGCGGCTACTACTTGATGGTGAGCGATTACTGCCGCTTCGCGAAGAACAATGGCATCCTGGTCGGCCCCGGCCGGGGGTCGGGCGCGGGATCCCTGGGGGCCTATCTCTCCGACATCACCGAGGTGGACCCGCTCGAAGCGCGGTTGCCCTTCGAGCGCTTCATTACCGAGGGCCGCACCTCCCTGCCCGACTTCGACGTGGACTTCCCCGCGTCGAAAAAGGACGTGATGCTCGGCTACCTGCGGGACAAGTACGGCGCCGACTACGTCACCCAGATCGGCACCCACCTGCGGCTGAAGTCCAAGGGCATCGTGCAGAACCTGGGCCGCGCCATGATGTCGGTGCTCCTCCAGGACCTGTACGACGTGATCGACAACGAAGAGGGTCCGATCTTCTCGGCCGCGCGGGAAGGCGAAGAGATCGAGCTGCGCATCAACGCCCGGGAAGCCGAGATCCGCAAGGACCTGGCCGCCGTATCGAAGATCATCGACGAGGCGGAACGGGGCACGGCCGGGCTCGGTATGCCCTGGGACGACCTGTGGGTTCAGTTCGGTGACGAGCTGGGGATCTACCGGCAGAAGTACCCGAAGCTGTTCGACATGGCGGACAAACTCGTCGGTCGCCTGAAGTCGTACGGCAAGCATGCTGCCGGAGTGGTGATCAGCACGGACCGGCCACTGGTCGACTGGCTGCCGCTCATGGGCGGCGAAAACGGTCAGATGGTCTCCCAGTTCGACATGGGCGCCCTGGAGGCCATGGGCCTGGTCAAGTTCGACATCTTGACCGTCCGGACCCTGGACACCATCCAGGTGGCCGTCGACCTCATCCGCGAGCAGCGTCAGGTCGACGTGGAGATCTACCAGTGGACGGACGAGTACCGGGACCCGGCCGTCTGGGACGAGATCTCTCGGGGCAACACCCTTGGCATGTTCCAGATCGAGACCCATGCGGGAACCCGACTGGCCACCCGCATGAAGCCGCAGAACATGCAGGAGCTGGCCGACATGACCACCATCGTCCGGCCCGGTCCGATGCGTTCCGGTCTGACCGACACCTATCTCAAGCGCCGTGCCGGGGAAGAGATCGTCACGTACAACGACCCGCGCCTGGAAGCCATCACGGGCGATTCCCAGGGGTGCCCGATCTACCAGGACCACGTCCTGGAACTGCTGATGAAGCTGGCCGGGTACCGATCGGACGAGGCCGACGAGGTCCGCAAGATCCTCGGCAAGAAGAAGATCGAGAAGATCGGCCCGGCCGGTCAGGAGTTCGTCCACCGCGCCCAAGAGTGGGGTGGCATGGACCGCGATGTCGCCCAGCACCTCTGGGACCAGCTCGCCGAGTTCGCGAAGTACGGCTTCAACAAGGCCCATGCCTACACCTACAGCATGATCACGTACTGGACGGCGTGGTTGAAGATCCACTATCCGGTGGAGTTCTTCGTGGCCGCCCTGTCCACCATCGACAAGGACAAGATCCCGGCGTTCATCAAGGAGGTCCGGCGCTCGGGCTACACGGTGCTGCCGCCGGACATCAACGCCTCCGGCAAGGGCTTCAAGGCCGAGCCGCTGGCGGTGCGGTACGGGCTGGACTCGATCAAGGGCATCGGCGAGGCCGCCGTGGACTACCTGATCGCAGGCCAGTTCTACGCCGATTTCGACCAGTTCGACCAGTACGTCACCGCGAAGGGCACCAAGGCCAATGCGGGCGTCCAGATGCTCCTGGCGAGGATAGGAGCACTGGACTCCCTGGAGCCCCGCCGAGCGGGCCTGGTGGCCCTCCTGGAGGGCCGCAGCAGCGGGGAGGACTCCCGGTGCGTCTGGAAGCGCGACGACGTCCGGTACCGCCCCGAGGGGGTGGACAAGCCGGACCGCGTACCCGGGGAATCCGACGAGGAGTGGCTGGTCCGCCAAGAGGCGTACGACGCCGAGTGGAAGGCCGCTCGGGCGTTGCTGCCGCCCGACTTCTGCACCTTCGACTGGACCACCGAGGAGCCGCCGGTCAATCCCCGCACCGGCAAGAAGCTGGCGCTGAAGGCACTCCCCAAGAAGTGCACCAAGGCGTGCCGCCAGTACACCGCGCCTCCGCCCGTCCAGGTCGGCGACCAGCCGGATTTCAGCGACGAGGCCATACGGGCCATAGAGCACGAGCTGCTCGGCGTCTTCCTGTCCAGCACGCCGTTCGACCGGCTGGACCCCGGTGACCGCAAGCGGCTGTACGGCGACGCCGAAAGGCTGGTCGCGGGGGAGCCCGGCCTCTACACCATGGCCGCGATCCTCATGTCCGTACGCATGACCAAGACCCGGGCCTCTCAGGAGGACATGGCGTTCCTCGCCCTCGACACCGAGGTGTCGACGGTGGAGGCCGTGGCCTTCCCCAAGACGTGGATCGACATCAAGACCGGCATGCACACCGGGCAGCTCTGCCTGGTGGTCCTGGAGAAGCAGGACGGCGACCGGGGCCTCGTGATCCGCGAATACCTGCCAGTTCACTAGGAGACCCCATGCCGCCCAAGGTCAAGAAGACCTACACCCGTCCCGCCTCCCTGGCGTCCTACCGCAAGGCCCAGGAGAAGAAGTACGGCGACCGGATCATCCGCAAAGCCACCCGGCAGGCATTGGAGTTCATACCCACCGGAGTGACCGGCCTGGATCTGGCGCTGGGCGGCGGCTGGGCCCGTGGCCGCTACCACCAGATCATCGGCCAGCCCAACACTTGCAAGACCTCGATGGTGCTCATCGCCATGAAGAACGCCCTGGACCGCTGGCCGGATCAGGGCGTGGTGTACCTGGACGTGGAGAAGACGGTCTCCGAGGAGCGGTTCCTGGCCCACGGCATCGACCCCGACGACGACCGCTTGCTCTGGCGCTCGCCCGCCAGCGGCGAGGAGGTCGCGGACATGCTCCGGGACGACCTGCGGAGCGGCCTGTTCTCCATGGCCGCCATCGACTCGGTGGGGGCCATGGAGCGTGAGGACGCCCTGTACGAGAAGGCCGCGTCCGAGTCGGTCATGGGCAAGGCCGCCCAGCTCCTGACCCGCATGTCCAAGCAGGTCACCACCATCTCCCGGGAGACCAACACTGCGGCCTTCATCGTCAACCAGTACCGCAAGGACTTCGAGGGCGCCTTCGACAAGGCGGCCGGTCCGATGATCATGGGCTACATGACCACGGACTCCGTGGCGATGCGGCGCCTGGGCGGCGCGGAGAACATCGTCGTGGTCAAGGAGGGCGGCGACGACATCGAGGTGGCCCACAAGGTGGTGGCCAAGGTGGAGCGCAGCAAGTTGCGCACCCAGGGCGCCAAGGCCGAGTTCTGGTACAACAAGGTCGCCTACGACGGCGCCGAGGTCGGGATCGACGTGGCCGCCGAGGCGTACGACATCGGGGTCAAGGCCGGGGCCATTGTGCCGGGCAAGGGGTACTACTGGATTTTCCCGGACGCCTCCACGGCCAACGGGAAGGCGCAGTCCATCGCGCACCTGCGGGACCACCCCGATCTTCTGGAGCAGGTTCGGGTCAAATCGTTGGAAAACATCGCCAACGAGCTGACCCCCGAGGTCGACGTGGAGTTCGACCGTGTCGGCGAGTGATATTCAGAGGGGAAACGGATAGCTCGGGGACTCACGTGACCAACATCATCTTCTTTCTGACCTTTTTGTCCTGGTTCTTCAACGTCACCCTCGTGCTGGTGGGGATCACGGCCGGAGTACTGGTGACCCTTTCCATGGGACCCGGCATCTACCGGACCTCCCGGCGCCGCACCCTGCGCCGGGACTGGCGGATGGACCGTCCGCAGCGCGTCATGGAGAGCCTCACCCCGCAGTGGGAGCGGTACGACCCCGAGCTGACCGGAGTCGGCAAGCGGTGCATCTGCCACCAGAGGGCGATCCACCCCGGCGAGCGCGTCCTGCTGTGGCCCGAGACGGGCCCCATGGGGATCCTGCACGTCGCCGTCTACTGCGAGACCGTCAAGGAGCGACTATGAGCCGGACGTTGAACCAGCAGATGGCTGACGCCCACGAGGCCGACATCGCCGAGTGGATCGGAGGTGCGCAGCACAAGGGCTCCGGGAACCAGTGGTCGCGGCAGATGGACGCCAGCAACGGGGAGAAGCTCGTCCCCTTCCCGCTGGCCGGAGACGGCAAGGCCACCCTGGGCAAGTCCATCTCGATCACCCGGGACATGTGGCTGAAGGCCGTTGCCCAGACCTTCAACAAGATCCCCACCATCTGGCTGCGGTTCTACAGGGACGAGAGCCTGCGGGAGGTCTCCACCGACCTGGTGGTCATCGAGCGCCGGGAGTTCCTGGAGATCCTGGAGAAGGCCCGTCTGTGCGAGGAGATCCTTCAGCAGCACCATCTCGTGGTGCCCCCATCCCAGACGCTGGCCGACACCATCCAGCAGAAGCAGGTCGAGCTGGAGGCGGTTCTGTCGAATGCGCCCCAGAGGTCGGAGCTGCTGCCGACACAGGTGTGCGAGGCGCAGGGCACCCACGACTACATCTCCACGGCGTGTCATCACGCCAAGCTGGGCCAGGGGGCGGAGTACCTGCACGCCCGGTGCCGGGACACCTGCAAGTTCTGCGGGGCGCCCTGCAAATGCCGGTGTCACGACGAACACCAGTCCGGCTGCGACTGCTGCCGGTGACCGCCCTGGATGACCTGTTCGCCCGTGAGGGCGACATGGCCTCGCAGGGGGCCGTCCTGGCGCCCCTCGTCCGGCTGTACGTGGCCCAGGGGCGCTTCCCTCTCAACACCCGAATAACGCTCCCCGGTGGCAACCCCGACCGGCCGCCGGACGACTGGTTCCACCCCTCCACGCACCCGACCATGGGAGCGCGGAAGTTGTACTACTACCTTGCACAGCCGGACCGCTGGGATCCGGAGCCCTGGAGCTACGAGGGCCGCATGTCGGTCACCATCGGCACCCTGGAGCACGCCCTCGTCCAGATGGCCCTGGAGGCCATGGGAGTGCTCAAGAGGCCCCAGGGGATCTGTCCGTGCTGTTCGCGTCCCCACGGGCTGGGAGACGACGAATGCGGGGAACCGGGAGTCGCCGACCCGGTCCTCAAACGCCGGGGCCACATGGACGGCATCACGCTGACCCCGGCCCTGGGCATGACCGGCTTCGACCTGAAGACGATCAACCACTTCAGCGCTGCCAAGATCCCCGACGGGCCGGACAGCCCGGAAGCCCTCGCCTGGTTGAGGGCGAAGCATCCGTACTACTTCGGCCAGATGCAGGAGTACATGGCCCTGTCGGGCCTCCGGCTGACGGTGATGCTCTTCGTCGGCATGGGCTTCCCCTGGGTGATGAAGGAGATCCACGTCGAGTACGACCCCGGGTACATCGTGGCCCTGGAGGCCAAGTACCGGCTCGTCCGCGAGGCCGTGGCCGCCGGGGTCCCGCCGGAGCCCTGCTGTGCGTTCGGGAGCAAAGAGTCCAAGGCGTGCCCGGCTGCCGGGTGCGTCCTCCGCACGTTCTGATCCCGCCAGGAGACGACCATGAGCCAAGAGTTGGCGGAGGAGATCCTCCGCCGAATACGAGAGAAAGTCGCCGAGGGGAAACGGCCGAGGGTCCCCAAAGCATTCCGGCCGCCCGCCTTCGAGGACTTCGTCCCGGACATGCAGATCCTCGCCTTCGATCAGTCCTTGGCCAACTGCGGTTGGGCGCTGCTGAACACCGAGAAGAAGATCACCGTTGTCGACTCCGGAACGATCCGGCCGCCCGCGCTGGGGACGGTGTCCAAGGGGTTCGAGATGACCTTCGCCAAGGCCATTGGCATCGCCAGCGAGGTCCGCACCCTGGTGGGCTCCCTGGAGGGCGGTTTCGAGCAGGTCGTGCTGGAGCTGCCCGCCGTGGTCGGCTACCGCACGGAGTCCTCCCTCGCGGCGGCCGTGGCCATCTGTATAGAGCTGGACCGCAGGAGATTGCCCACGCCGGACTTCGTCTCCCGGCAGGCCGCCGGGTCCGTGCTGTGCGGTGACCGGCACGCCTCGAAGAACATCTCCTCGGAGCTGGTCAACAACCTCGTCGTGGACCATCCGACCGGGACCGGCCAGTGGACCGAGCACGTCCGGGATGCGGTCTTCGTCGGTCTCAAGTACCTGTATCTGGAGGAGAAGTGAGCGACGAGGACGACCGGTCCGAGGACCGCGTCATACGTGACGAGTCCGAAGAGGCCGACCGCTCGATGGTGGTGGACCCCCATGACGACCGCACCCTGGAGTTCGAGCGCACGGGCCTGTCCCGGATGCGTACGACGTGGCGGCCGGAGGATGCCGAGGCCCTGGCGGGCATCCACCAGATCGTCGACAACGAGCTGCTCGTCCATTTCGCCGGGGCCTACCAGGTCATGAACGAGATCTGGGACATCGTCCGGGAGCCGGTGGTCCTGACCGGGGGGGAGGTCCAGACCGACGTGAACGGCTGGACGGTCTGGGCTCGGAACGAGCTGGGGGACTACATCGAGGATTACAGCAAGCTGAGCCACAAGGACGTTGAGCACTTCCTCTTCAAGATCACGACCCGGCTCTTCGAGTGGGAGCAGGCGTCGGCCCGCCTGTGGGGGGATTCGATGTCGGCCAAGGCGCTCTGGGAGATGGCGCTGGCCCGGGGATACCGGGACGCCAGGACCTCGGGGGCCCGCACGGTGGAGGACCGGATCCAGGCGGCACGTCTGGCGTCCGAGGACGACAGGTTCTTCGGGATCTTCCAGACGACCTTGTCCCGGCACGCGGATGCGATAGTGCGTAGCACTCAGCTTCTTGGCCAGCGGCTGAAGGACGTCCTGTCCGTGTGATCAGCAGTCACACTAGGCAACAGAATATGCAGGTCAACCACAAACCCTGGGGTGCTACCCCAGGGTTTGTTGGCAGTTGAACGTTGATCCTCTACGCTCATATTTGATGGTTGTCCCATCGCCCCGACTACAGGGGCCGGTTCAGATGGTCGGAGAAGGGTCCCCGTGCGTTCTTGACGCTGACGGTCGGCGTGCTCAGATCTCTCTTCAAAAACCTGGAAGCGTTTCGCTCGCTCTACGAGGCCGAGAACGTCGATACGGTCCGTGGCCCTGACGGGGTCGCCTACTCGTTGCACGACATCGAATACCTCTACTCGGCTCGAATAAGCCTGAGTCCACGTCAGCGGCAGTCCATAGAGCTGTTCTTGGTGCAGAACATCAAGGAGAAAGACGTCGCTCTCCGCATGGGCGTCTCCGAGTCCAACCCTGTCGCCTCATACGCCGGACACGGACTCAAACGGATCCTGGAGATGATCGCCGAGGGGAAGCTTCCGCGCTTCCGCACGGAGGGGGACGGCCATGGGACAACTGCACTCGGGCGTACACCAGCCGCTGGACGACGCGGCGACCGAGCTGATCCGCAAGGACCTGGAGGGGGTGACCTCGATGTCGGCGAAATCGGACGTCCTGACCCCCTGGAAGGAGATGGACCGGCGCCGCCGGGAGGTCTACACGGAGAGCGGAACGCCCGACGCGGCGTCGCGACGTGGCATGTACCACCGGGCGTGGAATTCGACCCACCGACACCTGAACAGCGTCGAAGGGAAAGCTCCCCTGGCCGCCGACCCCCACATTGGAGTCAGCCCCCACTTCCATCGCAGCGCAAGCCAGGTTGAGGTCGGGGAGACCTACGACCTGCGCGTGTCCTGGGGATCCCAGGACCGCGTCAAGTGTCCGATCTGCGCCAAGTACCTCCGCCGATCGGACCTGGAAGTCGTCTGCCGCTGCGGATCGGTTTTCAGCAAGACGCATGATTCCGGCAACTACCAGGTCATAAGGATCCGCCATGGACGTTGAGGACACCAACCCCCCGGCCCCGCGTCCGTACAACCGACCCAGCTCCGTGGTGATGATCGACGTCGGCGGCCGTCAGTACCCCATGAAGACGGTCACCCAGTGCCGCACTTGCATGTCTCCCCACCGCCTGGAGATCGAACAGGCCGTCCTGGAACAGCGCAGTTACCAGAAGATCGCCGACTCGATAGCCGACCGGCAGCCGGGCACGCTGCCCAACCCCGGCTCCCAGTCGATCCGTGACCACGTGAACAAGAACCACATGCCGATCGGCCCCACCGCTGAGCGGGCCCTCGTCGAGGCGCGGGCCAAGACCATCGGCCGCGACATCGACAACCACGTGGCGGGCCTGGCCGACTACGCCACGGTCAACGAGATCGTCATCCAGCGCGGTATGGACCGCCTTGCGCGGGGCCAGCTCGAACCGTCCATGGCGGAACTGCTGACCGCGATCCGGATGCAGCACACGATCGAGTCGGTGGCCGAGGACGGCCTGGATTCTGCCGCGTGGCAGGAGGCGTTGGTGGCCTACATGGAGGTGGCCCAGCGGTTCATTCCGCAGGAACATCTCCAGGCGTACGGGCAGGCGTTGGCCAACAACCCTGTCCTTCGGGCAATGATGACGGGCGGCAAGCCGGAGCCGAAAGCCCTTGACCCTGTCAGGGGCGTGGAGTAGGATTTTAAAAAGCATCCCGCCACCCGACCCGAGGAGCAGCCCATGTACATGCGCAACTTGCCCGGCACCACCCTGGAAGAGCTGGCCACCGAGTACGACCAGCGCCTGATGAGCTGGACCGGCGTCACCAGCGACATTCGCTGCACGCTGGACGTCCGGGGAGACGACATTCCCATGATCATGGTCGGCGGCATCGAGATCCCCGCCACCAAGAGCGGCCTGAACTCCCTGGCCACGTTCTTGCAGATCCCGCCGAAGTTCTTCTCCCGGATCGACCCCGACGAGCAGCAGATCCTCCTGCGGTCGCGGTCCAACCGCGTGAAGGAGCGGGACATCACCCTCTACTACATGGAGGGCGGTCTCCACGAGGTTCGCAAGGCGGGGGAGGTCCGTGTGCGTCCGCACCGGCTCGTGGAGGCCGCCATGGCGACCTTCCCCGGCAACTCGCCGATCGTCGACCACTGGCTGGACCAGGACGAACTGCGGGTGGACGTCATCTTCCCCGAGGGCTTCGAGCGCTACATCGGCGGTGACCCCGGCGTCGGCGACATCACCCGGGGCGGCGTCCGCATCGGCCAGGACCGCAAGCACAACCACGCCCCGTGGCTCCAGCCGTTCATCTGGCGCAAGGTATGTACCAACGGCATGGAGATCCCCGACCAGGGCATCAAGGTCACCGCTACCGGCCTGGAAGCCCGCGAGATCGAGGCCATGTTCGAGGCCGAGGTCGCCCGCGCGGTGGACCGGCTGGAGAACGATATCCACGCGTTCTACGACCTGCGCAACACCCCGCTCGGCAATGACCCGACGGGCGCCCTGCGCCGGGCCGCCACCGAGCAGAACCTGCCGCTGCGGACCATCGGCCGCCTGGAGGACCTCGTCCCGGCGCTGGCCGACGACACCGACGGCCGCGAGATCACCATGTTCGACGTCGTCAACCTCATGACCAACCAGGCCAACGACCCAGACATGGGCGTCCGCAGCAGCAGCCGCCGCAATCTCCAGCGCGGTGGCGGCAACCTCGTCAACGACCACTCGGAGCGGTGCGGTACGTGCCACTCCCGTCTCGGAAGGTAGCTGTTGCCCAACAACTTCTACGACCGCTACGTCACCTGGGCCATGGAGGTCCCGGGGGGCGTAGTGGTTCCACGTCTGGATCGGTGGTCCCTGCCGGTGCAGTTCCCGGACCCCGACGGCTCGTTCTTCCCCCGCGACATCGTGCCGATGTACGCGGTCTTGAACACGAATGATCTCTGGCGGGTGCGCAGCGACGACGGCATATACCAGGTCCCGGCCGGATACTGGTGGATCTTCAACTATCCGGCCACGTGGTCGTACGTCTCCGACGCCTACTTCTACGGCAGCATCGCCGACACCTCGGGCGGAACCGTCTACCCCACGGCGGCCCAACGGCCTCCGCTGCCGGTGGATCCCCCTCCGTGGGTGGGAGACCCCAACCCCCCGGGCGCCGACGGCGACCCGGCCACACCTCAGGAGATCGTGTGACCACCGAGACCGGCGGCGTCAGCAGCATGATCCAGCTCTACGACTCGGAGATCATCAAGATCGAGGAGGTCCTGGGGAAGATCACCCTCCCGCATGGCCAGCGCATCAGCTACGAGAAGTACACCGAGAAGATCAAGGACCTTTTCTCCCGGATCGGCCTGATCGTCTCGGTGCCCTGGTACGAGGCCGGAGTGGAGCGCGCGGACGGCACCATGGAGAAGCTCGACGGCGTCCTGATCCCGGAGATAGTGGTCCAGGCCCGTACCGATGCCCGGCAGTTCTCTTTCGACCACGAGCAGATGGCCCACGAGGTCCAGAGCGACCTCCTGGGTCTCGGCACGGGCGGGAAGCTCAAGGTGACCGCCGAGGACGCCAGGAAGGCCCTCCAGAGCGTCCGGGACCACAAGCACGGGAAAGGGTGCGGGCATTGACGATCCGCTGTTCTGTGCACGGACTCCAGGAAGAGCTGTGCTGCATCATCATCAAGTTCGCGGAACCCGAGGAGACCCCCGTAATGCCCGAAGAGAAGATCCGCGAACACGTGAAGTGCTCCGGTGACGGCTGCAAGTCGGTCTTCTGGCGTCCCCAAGAGGCCGAAGGGGACGCGGCGCAGCCGAGCAGCGCCCTGAGCACCATCGACCTGGCCCAGCTCCACGGCTGGAAGGTCATCGACCGCGAGAAGGGCCTTGTGCACTGCGCCTGGGGCCACGAGAGCTGACTCATGGCTGCCGCCACTCCCATACGGTCCAAGCCGCGCACTTCCACGCTCCCGGTCGGTTTCGGCCCGGGGCAGATCTTCCAGCTCTTCACCGGCCTGCCGATTCCGGATCCGATCACGTTCGTGCTCAGTCCGGATTACCTGGACCGTGGAACGATCATGTATCCGCGTCAGGCCACCCTGCTGAAGATCATTTTTCTGCGGTTGGACCTGCTCACCGACTATGACCACAAGGTCATCGACGAGTGGGAGGAGAGCTTCCGGGAGAGCGGCAACAATGGCATCGTGCCCGGCGTCCGCCGAAGGATGGCCAAGCTCCGCCAGAAGGGGCACAGGTGGTTCCGCGAAACCTTGCTCGTCATGGGGCGCCGGGCCGGGAAGGGCCACATATCCGGCCTGTCCATGAGCTACGTGCTCTGGAACTACATGGCCAAAGGGGATCCGCAGCGGTTCTACGGGGTGGACCGGGACAAGAAGCTCCAGGCGATGGTGTTCGCCGGGAAACGCGACCAAGCCAAGGCCACCGTGTGGCAGGACATGGTCAACTACATCACCGGTTCCGCCTGCTTCACCCCGTACATACGGGCGCCTCTCCAGGCCGAGAAGCTCAGCGTCTACGCCCCGCACGATTTCGTCCGAATGCGCCGCCGGGCCCAGCAGGGGATGAACCCCGATGACGTGAACATGGCCACCTTCGAGATCGTCCCGAAGGAATCCACGCTGATGGCCGGACGAGGGCCGACCAGCTTCATGCAGGCGTACGACGAGATGGCCCACGTCGTGGCCTCCGGCGCCAACCGGGCCGCCGAGGAGGTCTACGGGGCCGCCAAGCCCTCCCTGGACCAGTTCGGTGCCGACGCCTTCATTATCGAGCCGTCCAGCCCCTGGCAGATGCTCGGCCAGTTCTACGTCAACTACTGCAACGCGCTGCTCGTGGACGACGAGGGCGAGCCCGTCTACCTGGACATGCTGATGGTCCAGCTCGCGAGCTGGGACATTTACCAGGACTGGGAGATAGCCCACGAGATAGCCGTCTTCCCCGAGGGATTCACCGGGGACCTGGGGGAGTACGAAGGCCAGCCGCCGCTGTACTTCAACCCCCTGAGGGGCGCCATCCAGGCGTACGACGACCAGATGGCCCGCGAGGAGCAGGCCAACCCCGACACCTTCAAAGTGGAGCGCCGCAGCCACTTCGCGGTGGCCCTGGACGCCTACCTGAACGAGGCCAAGGTCAAGGAGATCTTCGCCCCCTGGACCGGGCGCCACGAGCACTACGGGGCTCCCCAGCTCGGTATGCAGAGCCGGGGACGGCTGGACCTCGACTACAAGGCCCACGGCGACCCGTCCAAGTCGAATGCCAACTTCGGCCTGGCCATGGCTCATGCCGAGCCGGGCCCGGACAACCGGCTGCACGTGGTGTTCGACAAGATCCACCATTTCAACCCCGGGGATTTCACCGACCACATCATCGACTACGACGAGGTCGAGGAGTGGATCTGGGGCAACATGCTCAGCCCCTTCATGCCGACGGAGATGACGTTCGACCAGTTCAACAGCGCCCAGGTGATCCAGCGGCTGGGCCGCCGGTCCCGGACCGCATCGCTGCCCAAGGTCACCCAGGTCTATGAGAAGACCGCGACCAAGCAGCACAACTGGAAGCGCGCGGAGATCTTCAAGACCGCCGTGAACATGGGCTGGGTCCACGCTCCGTACTACGAGCAGGCCGAACTGGAGCTGCGGTTCCTCCAGGAGAAGAACGGCGTGGTCGACCACCCGGACGCCGGGCCGGTCCAGACCAAGGACGTCGCCGACGCGATGATGGAGTGCGTGATGGCCCTCATCGGCGACCAGATCGTCTCCATGCGCTCCGAACTGGGCTCGATGCGCCCCCGGGGCGGCATGCAGGGCGGCATCGAGCCGTTTCCGGGCATGTCCCGCAACGACGACATGAGCAACGCGCCCAAGACCCAGGAGCAGGTCTTCCAGCAGCTCGGGGGCTTCGGCAAATCTCGTGGTATGCGGGAGGACATGATGCGCAAGGGCCCCAGGACTCGCCGACCGCGTTACTGATGGGACAACCTTGCGCTGACCTCGGGGTTTGTGCTTCTATAGTGATGAGACCAACGGTTATTTCGGGTCCTCCGGGAACCTCGGAAACGATCTCTGGCGGGATCGGCTAGGAGACTAGCCCCTTGGTCGAAGGCCCCCACTTCGGTGGGGGCCTTCTGCTGTCCCCGGTGCACTCCAGACCCCGAAGGGGTGGAGGTGCGCGTGAAGCTCACGGAGCTGTTCGGGAAGATCGGCAACAAGACCTGCCCGTGCTGCGGCGGCGCCGGGGAGCACAAGACCGGCTTCGAGTGCTACCTGTGCGACTCCGGCGGCGACGTCCCCCGGCGCACCCCCGACGACGAGAAGTGCGACGGCTCGTACCAGGACGGCGGTCCGAGCCACCTCAACGACGACGGCAGGGCGTGGCTGAAGGGCTACCGCAAGGGCAAGACCATCACCCGGGGGCGCACGATGGCTGCTCTTGACTCCCGATGGAATCCTCCTCGCGAGGAGGGGGCTCACCGGGACGTCCACCCGCAGGTCCAGAGCATCGGGCCCGTGTATCACGCGACTCGCGCCGAGCATTGGCCGCCGTCGGCCAAAGAGGCTCCCCACCTCCACTTCGGCACGCTCCAGGCGGCTCATGAGCGCATCGCTTCTGGAGAGCACTCCTACGGCGCGACCCCTCAGCACGAGGGGCGCTGGCGCCTGTTCGAGGCCCACCTCCAGGGTCCGGTACACCCGCACCACATCTATGACGATGAGGCCCAGGAGGTGCCGTACACCGCCGGATACGACACCTCCCGGATCTACCCGTACGAGAACGAGACCGAGGACGTCGGAAGCACTTCGTTCCTCGCGCCCCACCACGCGGTGAAGCGGTGGAAGGAAATTCCCGTCGGCGACAGGACGGCAGCGGCCGACGATGCCGGGCTGATCCACCGTGGCGTCAGCGTTGTACTACCGGAGCACATTCACGCCTTCGTCCACGACGAGGCCCAGCCTGCTCCGGCGCGGGCCCACATGCTGCTGTCCGAGGTCCGCAAGCAACACCCGGAGATCACCTCGGAGGAGGCCCACGGGACCACGGGCGGCCTCGGGAACTTCTGGTCCCCCTCCAAGAACAAGGCCGCCGAGTACGGCGACCAGGGCGGCTGGACGGCGTACCGCGACCACGAGCGCGAGCACCACTGCGGCGGGTACGACTCGAACATGGGCGGCTGCCCGACAACGAAGGTCGTCATGCATGCCGGGACCCCGCCGGAGAAGCACCACTGGAACGAGGTCTTCCGCTCCGGGGAGAAGTACGACCCGGAGATCTCCTGGCGCCTCCCTGTGCGCCCCGGAGCGCCCCTCATGGTGCACGGGATCTCTTGGAAGCCGGGGGAGGACAACAAGCACTACGAGGACCGCGCCGAGGAGAAGACGCCCTTCGAGCGGTACGACTTCCTGCGGCCGGTGAAGAAGCGGGCCGGAGCGAACGGCGACCTGCCGAACGACCTCCGAATGGAGTTCACGCCACACCACACGGATGAGAAATGGCTTCCCCGGCCGGACACCGGGGAGCGAGACACCTTCCATCGCGTGCAGGCATTCGCTGGCGACGATCCCGCACGCGTGGGCGAGATGTCCTGGTACCCCAAGACCGGCGAGGTGGCCCACGTATGGGTCCGTAATGACCACCGCCGTCGGGGCATCGGGTCGGCGATGTGGAACTACGGCGTCCAGGCGGCTACCGAGCAGGGGCATAAGCTTCCCGAGCACTCTCCGAACCAGTCGGACGCCGGGAGTGCGTGGGCGCAGCGCAACGCCCGCGTGGCGATGCCGTCCAAGAAGTACCCACGCCCGGAGGGCATCCACACCGAGATCCAGCCCATGGAGCACGGCTCCCAGGACTGGCACCAGATGGAGCGGAAGAACCCCGGCTGGGACCACCAGGTCCTGCACGGCTACCACGACGACGAGCACGCTGGGTCGATCACCTTCTCCACCCACCCGCGCAACCCCGCACTGTCCGTGGGGATGATGGACGTGGATCCCGACCACTCCGGCAAGGGCATCGCCTCGGCCATGCAGGACGACCTGGCCGACGCCCACCCGAGCCATTTCATCGATCACGGCTCGCGCACCCGGCAGGGCAAGGACTGGTGGGACTCGTACGAGGACCCGGCACCCCACCGGAACATTCACAACCTGCCCCAGGAGCAATGGGGCAAGGCGTTCGACGTTCCCGAGGAGAAGCCCGCGCCCAAGGGTGAGGCGTGGGGCCACCACATCATGAGGCTGTCGCCGGAGGACCACGCCTACGTGACCGGGCGGGGAATGTGGGACGGCCACGAGTCCGCCAAGCGGGTCCTCAAGACCATCGGCGACTCCCCGGTCACCTGGCACACCGACGTGGACTCCCCGGAGTACTCCGGGCACGCCAGGATCGCGGCCGAGGAGGCGGCGGACGCCATCCACCCGGAGGGGCGCCACGAGGCCGGGCAGACCCCGCTGATGCGGGTACTGCTGCACACCAAGAACGGCAAGACGGTCGACCAGGTCTCCGTCCGGCCGCACGTGGACTACTCGGATCTGCCCTCGGGCTACGACAACCATGGCCGGGACTTCCGTCTCTCCCGGCCGGTCAAACACCCGTCCCTGTCCCGGACGGCCAGCGCATCGGGGGAGTACACCTTCTCGCACGTCCCGGCTACAGAGGGAGACCCGCATTCCTTCGAGGCCCATGACCAGGCGGGCAAGAACGTCGGCTATGCCACGGCGGAGGAGCACCCGGACCACGTCTTCATGGATGAGGTCTACGTGCACCCCGACGCTCGGGGGAAGGGTCTCGGCCGGTCCCTGACCCAGAACGTTCTGGACCACTTCCAGGGCCGCGAGGTGCGACTGAAGCCCGACGCGTACCAGGCCGAGCAGGACAAGGAACCGGGCCCCGACTCTGCCCGGCTGCGGCAGTTCTACCACTCGATGGGCTTCCGGCCCGACCCCTCCGGCCGGATGGTCCGGACGGCCAGCAGCGACGACGACTACCGGATGGAGCACCGGCCACCGGATGCCGAGGGCGGCATACCGCTGCATGACCTCACGAAGAACCTGCCCTCCGACATCTACCAGACGCTGCACCATTACGATCCGACCATCGGGGACCCTGCTGACAACAGCTTCTCCGAGGCGCGGAGCGCGATCTACAAGGCCCGGGGAAATCCGGAGGCCAAGATCCGCATCTACCGTGCCCTGCCCGCCGAGCATGCGCACCAGGGGTTCCGGCCGGGCGACTGGGTGTCCACCAGTAAGGAGTACGCCCGAGGGCACGCGAGGCACCACGCGGACCCGAAGCACGACTGGCCGGTGATCCGGACCACGGTCCGGGCCGGAGACCTGCACACCAGCGGCGACGACTTGCGGGAGTACGGCTACAACGGCGACAAGCCCAAGATGGGCATGATCTCCTTCAAGGGCGGCTACCACCAAGAGGTCCGGGATGCTGCCGACGGAACTATCGTGCCCGTGAAGCGGCGCCCCAAGACGGCCACCATCGCCGACGGCGGCCCGGTGCCCGAGGGCATCCAGGGCTCGGACCACGAGGGCCACGAGGTCGTGATGACCCCGCAGGACGGCTGGGCCCACGTGGACGGCTCCCACGGGCACGAGGACGGCTCCGATATCGGGGACCACGCGGTCTACACCATGCACCACACCTGGCTGCCGGAGGGGAAGTACTGGGGTCCCAACAGTGCCCAGAACGACCAGCGGCTGTTCGAGGGGGACCATCTGCGGCCGGAGATCCGCAAGGACGTCCTTAATCGGGTTAACACCTACATGCGGCCCCGGTACAAGGAGTGGCCGTCCTGGACGAAGGTGTACTTCGCCGGGTCCCAGGCAGCGCAGTGGCTGGACCAGAACGGTCAGGGCAACGGGGACTTCGACATCTTGATCGGCATCGACTTCGAGCGGTTCCGGAAGGACAACCCGGAGTACGACGCCGAGGCGGACGATGCTATCGCCAAGCTGCTCACCGACGGCATGCACAAGACGATCAACGAGGACGGCGCCTGGTTCCAGTTGCAGGACGGCCGGGAGGTCGGACCCTTCGACCGGACCTACTTCGTCAATCCGCTGGCATATGACATACGCAAGATCCATCCGTATGCGGCGTACAACATCACCGACGACACCTGGGCCGTGCACCCCCTCCAGGTCCCGGAGGACTGGGACGCCACGCATCTGCCGGAGTCCTACTGGGGCTACGCTGAGTCGCTCCTGAACGAAGTCAAGGCCATCGGCCAGCTCCCGCCGGAGGAGCGCCACCGCATGGCCGCCAACCTCTGGGAGGAGCTGCACACCCACCGCTCGGATGCGTTCGGCGACAAGGGCCACGGTCTGTTCGACCTGTCCAACATCGTCGAAAAGTACATGGATCAGCACCCCGACAAGCCCTGGGCGAAGTTGTACCAGTGGAAGAACGAGTCCCCGTCGGGACCGCGACCCTGGGTCCCGACGACCGCCAGGAGGACCACGTTGACGACCTTGTTCGACTCCAGGACGGCTGCGGCCGGGGCAGACTATGGCGGCATGATGATCGCCATAGTGCCGCCCAAGGGCATATGCAAGGACCTCGCCGTGGAAGACGGCGAGCCGGTGGACGCCATGCACGTGACGCTGGCATACATGGGCAGCTCCAGCGAGTACACCAAGGCGCAGCGCGAGGGCCTGCACGCCCTGGTGGAGGGCTGGGCCCGTACCCAGAAGCCCCTGACGGCCAACGTGGGCGGTGTGGGGACCTTCGTGAACCCCGACCAGCACGTGCTGTGGGCCGCAGTGGACATTCCCGGGGGAGGGGCCTTCCGGGAGTCCCTGGTGGAGACCCTGGAGCGCCACGGGTACAACGTGCGGAACGACCACGGGTGGACTCCTCACCTGACTCTTTCGTATGGAGAGAGCCACTTCCGCTTCATGCCCAAGGTGAAGCCCGCAAGCTGGGAGGTCGAGCAGATCCACGTCTGTGTCGGGGGGTCGTGGGAGGCCGTCGCACTCGGCTGAACGGGTGGGGTTGACTCCAGGAATCCTTGGTAGTAGTTTCTCTCTTGCCAGAGAGAAACTGACCCAAGGAGTTCGCCGATGAGCAACAAGAAGTTCCCCGACGAGGTCACAACGGCCATGGAACTGGCCGAGGTTGCGGGCTGGCCCGTCTCCAACCGGAATCGGAAGATCATCATCACCGTGCCCGGCGGGGAGCCCCTGCCGGACGGGGAGCAGTCGATGCCCGTCGCCATCACCATCGGCCACTCCCCGAACGCGGAGTCGCTGAAGGTCTTCCGGGCCAACTGCCGCACTTACGGCCTCTACGGCCAGGGCCCGGCCCGCACCCCCGCCCAGACCATGCGGCTGCACGCTGAAGTCGAGGCACGGGGGCTGAAGGAGGCCGACGACATCAACGCCAAGCGCAAGGCGTACGAGAAGGCCGAGCAGGCCAAGCGCAACGCCATAGAGCTGACCCGGGTGAAGGCCGACGCGGCCACCCAGCAGGGAATGACCAAGCCCGAGGAGACTGTCATGTCCGAGATCACCACTCCCGGCGGCCTCTTCCCCGCCTTCGATCCGACCCTGCTCGGCACCAAGGAGAGCGCCCCCTTCCGGCTGGGTACCGGCATGTACTACTGCATCGAGTGCTGGCAGCACGAGAAGAAGAGCACCTTCAGGGCCCCCCAGGGCCTTGCCGCCCACCGGGGCGTCCGCCACCAGATGTACCCAGGAGACGTTCAGGTGCGGCCTGAGACCAGCCGCGTGACCCTCCCCGAAGACGTCCAGGTCGCCTTCGACATGCTGCGGTCCACCGTGGCCGAGGCCATGGGCGACGGGTCGGCCGTCGACCTGGCCGCCAAGGACACCGAGCTGGTGGCCCTGAAGCAGAAGCTCGCCGACGCGGAGGGGGAGCTGGAGCGTTCGGTCGCCCAGGTCGACAAGGACCGGGCCGACTTCGACAAGCGGTTCCTGGAGGCCCAGACCTCGGCTGACAAGAAGCTGGTCGAGCTGGAGGCCGAGCTGGCCGCGAAGCACCGGGCGGAGAAGGACGCGATGCTTCAGCGGGTCCTCGTCACGCTGAAGGAGATCCTGGGAGTCATCGAAAACTCCACCCCGATCCAGGCTGTCGGCAAGGTGGACGAGATCGTGCGGAAATTCTTGTCCTGACAAGGGGCGGCAGGCCCCGAAGCAGATCGGGGCCTGCCGCGCTTGTAGTACCAAGGATTCTTGGGGTAGCATTTTGCCAGGTCAAACACCTGGGAGAAGGAAAATGAAGCGCAGCGATCTGATTGTGGGAGAGCGGTACGCGGGTCCTGGAGACGGGTGTTACGAGATCGTAGACCTGTCTCCTGGATGGCGGATCGACAACCAGGGCCAGTGGGTCGAGGACGGTACCACCAGCACCCGGCACATGCCGGGCAAGGGAGACGTCCCCTACCGGTCCAACCTCGCCCTGAGGGCGCACCTCCTTGTGGACGGCACGCCCATCGGGGACCGACAGCGGACGGTGGTGGACCCCCGCAAACTGACCGGGCCCTGGTCCGAGCACGAGAGCACCCGGAATACGCACGAGACCCGGCGTGTACACGCCAATCGACTCATGACGCTGATGCGTCGGAATCTGAGGGGGTACCCCGGCTACAAGCCCGGACCGATGACGGCCTACCAGGTGTCACAGGACGGACTCGCTGTCACCCTCCCCGTGGAGGACCTGTCCGCCCTGGTGGACATGGCCTTCCGGAGTCCCGAATAGATCCTGGAGACAACCATGAAACACTTCCTCCCCTTCTTCGGGGGCCTCATCGGCTGGGCCATCGGCACCAGCGCCTTCCCGGGTTCCGCACCCGACAACCAGCTCCTGTTCGGCCTCCTGGCGGGAGGGTTCCTCTTCCTGATCCTGGGCGCGTGGATCTGGGTGCTCCCGACCATCCCTCCGCCCACCCGGGAGGAGTTGGAGTACCGGGCCTGGGAGGCGTCCTGGACGCCTCCGCCGCCTCCGGTCTACTACCCCCAGCGTGACCTGCATGCGGAGCACCAGCAGCACTTGCAGGACCAGGCCCGGTACTTGTGGCTGGGTGGTGACCGGAACATTCCGCCCGGTGACTGGTACGCCTGACCGATTTTAAAACCCTGCCAGAGAGGGGTAGCGCTCCAAGGATTCTTGGAGTAAAGTCACCCATGTCAGAACAACCGACTCCTCAGGAGGCCACCATGGCAGCAGAGTTGCAGACCTTCACCCGGCGGATGATGGAGGGGGTCCTCGCGGACCACGCCGCCACCACCGAGCACAACCCCTACTGCTGCCAGATGGCCCGTGAATACGCCGACCGCCTGGGCATGGAGACGACCCCCGCTGCGGCCCCGCAGACGGCCCCCAAGCCCTCCGAGACGCCTGCCGCCAGGGTCCCGGCGCCCCGCACGGACAAGCCCGCCGTGGACGCCTCCAAGCCCGCGTCGGACCGGCAGCTCGACTACATCGTCTCCCTCGGCCGCCGGGTGGGTCAGAGTCTGATCTCCCCCCAGCACCGCGAGCAGCTCAAGGTCGCCCGGGAGGGCGGGAGCCTGAACCGCCAGGAGGCCGCCGACCTGATCGAGGCGCTCAAGGCCCAGACCGACGAGCGCCCGCGCCCGGCGTCCGACCGGCAGATCAAGTTCATCCACTCCCTGGTCAAGACCAAGGACTGGGCCGGGACGATCGACTTCGAGAAGCTCACCTCGGCCACGGCGTCCGACCTGATAGTGGAGCTGAAGGCGGCCCCCGCGAAGCCGAAGGCCGATGACGAGGTGGACGTCGTCCACACCCCCTCCAGCCGCTATGTCCCTGACGAGGGGTACTACTTCGTGGACGGGACCTACTACAAGGTCCAGGATCCGAAGGTCAACGGCGGTGGCCGCTACGCCAGCAATTGGCACCCCGATGCCGAGAAGTGGAACTACGCCGGTCAGAAGTACTTCCGGCTGCTGACCCAGGACAAGAAGCTCACCGCCGAGCAGGCGACGGCCTTCGGGACCCTGTACGGACGCTGCATCGTCCGTGGGTGCCCGCTGACCGACGCGGAGTCGATACGGCGCGGCTACGGCCCGATCTGCGCGGAGCGCATGGGCTGGCCCCTCTGATCCACCTGGCGGGGCCTTCGGGCCCCGCCGCCCCTCCCGCCAGAATCACCTTCCCAACAGACCCCTGGAGGTCACGATGACCACGAACACGAACATGGACAAGGCCCCGCTTCCCGTCCTGGAGGCCGACGGCCACGCCAACCCGCTGTACGACACCGACAGCCACGGCAACATCACCTCCGAGGTGGAGGACTTCAGCATGGGGCTGTCGTGGGAGGAGAAGGGCGCGGGCCAGAAGAAGAAGGCCGCCGACCGCGTGAAGCTCTTCATCGGCAAGCAGAAGGGCGACATCGCCACCAACCTGTCCGACCTGGACGCGGGCGCCCTGTTCTTCGTCGTGGGCAACAAGCCGACCAAGTACTTGGGCTTCGACAACTTCAACCCGTTCAAGGACGAGATGGAGCCCGGCGCCGCGCAGTCGGCCGTCCACTCCGGCGACAACCAGACCGGTGCGGGCGACGGCGACGACGAGACGATCACTCTGCGCCTGAAGCTGATCCCCCGCCGTTTCACCCGCATCCTGATCGTGGTCGGGGCCTTCAAGAAGGGCTCCGATGTCGAGGCCACCACCGACATGAAGGCCACGATCTACGACAACACCGGGGGCACCTCCCAGGCCATGGCCGTGATCGAGCCGTCGCTCCTGGAGGACAAGCACATTCTGCCGGTCGCCCGGCTGGACCGTGTGCCCGGCACCGACCGCTGGACCCTCACCGTCTGCGACGGCTCGTTCAACATCACCCAGGGCGACATGAAGAGCCTGCTGCGGGCCTCCATGAACGCCATGGCCGCCCACTGATCCACCGCACCACCGGCCGGGGCCTCCGGGTCCCGGCCGTCCTGCCAGAGACACACAGATGGGGAGCATCATGAACGAGAAGAATCAGGTGGGGGTGCGCAGCAACAGCACTTCCGCCTCTGCCGTCTCCCGGCGGCTCATCGCGCTGGGCTACACGAAGTACGCCGAGAACGATCGGCACAACGGCGGCTATTGCTGCACCGGCTGGGGAGGGACCGACACCAAGGGCGGCGTCCTGGTCAAAGTCGAGTACCGGCGCCCTGGCCGGGGGATGCGGGGCAAGCCGTCCGAGGAGACCCTCAACGGGATCCGCCGCGAGAAGCTGATCGAGATGTCGAAGGGCTTGCGGGAGGCGGCCTACTACGTCTCGTGGGGCTGGGACGAGGAGACCGGCGACCCGGACACTTCGTTCATCGTCGCCTCGGTGTCCCCGGCGCGGGACGAGACCGGCGGCGCCGCTCTGTCCCCGGAGCACCAGGTCGAGCACGTGAACACGTCTTCCGCGACCAGCTATCCGGAGGAACTGCGACGCCTGCTGATCTCCTTGCCGGAGATCGAGGAGGCCGCCGCCGAGATTTTCCGGGCCCACAACTCGGGGAAAGACGACCCGGCCCGGCGTATGGAGCACAAGCTGTACCAGCAGGTCCTGCTGGCCATCGTCGGCGGAGGAGAGGGGACTCCTCGCGAGATGGCCGCCGCCGCCCTGATCACCCAGCACCTGGGCTTCCCCCGGTGAAGAAGTACCTGGTGTGCCCTGGCGAAGTGCATTCGGTCAACGACGGCCAGGTCCACTTCGTCGGGGCCCGCACCTTGATGCTGCTTTACCAGGTGAGGCCGGAGGAGTGCGTGATCCACCATCCGGACACCCCGATGCGGAGCCACCCGGCCCATCTGATCCGGCTGACCCCCCGGGAAGATGGGCAGTACCCCCTCGTCAAGCGACCGACCCCTTAGGCGTAAGGACCACTCCATGGGCGACACAGGAACGACCTACCAGGGCGCGCTCATCATCGAGCCTCCGCTGAACCCGCGTGAGGTCCGGGCCCTCGCGGCCTTCTTCGACAGCCGCCGAATACAGACGGAGGGCGGTCCGCTGGACTGCCGCACCCTGCCGGGGTTCCACCCCGACATCATCGACATGAACCGGCCCCCGAAGGGCCAGCCGGGTCTGTGGTGCGACCTGCGGGTGTCGGAGGACGGCAAGACCCTGGAGTGGGACGGCACCCGCCACACGACCCCTCCGGACCTGGACAAGTGGATCGCCTACGTGATCGACCATCTGCTGAAACCCGATGCCGAGTTCGACATTCGGGAGCGGAACTTCGACCTGAGCCAGATGTCCGACGAGGACCTCCTGCACTACTTCACCTTCGACCACTACGTCAACGGCATCCTGGAGGCCGAGGGGGACGGGGACACCTGGAAGGTCTACGTCATCGACAACGAGGTCTCGGTGGTGCGCCCCTTCTCTCCGCTGCCCATCGCCGTGCCTGCGGAGGATGACGATGACGACGAGGGGTGAGCTGCCGGAGGCCGAGATCTTCGATGCCGACGGGACGCTCTGGAACGTGCAGCCCATCCGGCACCTTCTTCAGAGGTCCGGTTCCAGGAATTTCCACGCCTTCCACATGGAGTCGGTGAACTGCGAGCCCAACTGGGAGGTCCTGGAGGGCCTCAACGCCGCTCACGCGGCCGGGAAGGCCGTCCTGCTGGTCACGGCCCGGTCGACGCTCTACAGGAACGTGACGGCCTTCTGGCTGGCCATGTGGGCGGCCCCCACTGACGCGATGTTCATGCGCAGGCACGGGGACCAGCGTGCGGACGTGCTGGTGAAGAAGGACATCGCCGCGAGCATCCTGGCGCGTTGGCGGGTGACCCGGGCGTGGGACGACAACCCCAACGTGTGGGGGCTCTGGGAGTCATTGGAGATCCCGGTGAGGAAAGTGCCGGGCTGGATCGACATCTAGCTCTCCAACAATCCTTGTGGTAACCTGCTGTAGCAGGAACTCACCCGACTCCTCAGGAGGCCACTGTGCGCATCTACCTCTTCACCATCGACGGGACGCCCGGAGCCCGCACCGAGCTTCACGGCGCGCAGGCCGCCCTGGAGGACCACTTCCGGAAGCGCCAGGACGTCTCCGACGTCTGGTGGGACGACGAGGACCCTTACAACCCTCGGCTGTATTTGTACGGCCCCACCCATGCCGACTGGGCGTCTTTGGCCGAGCCCTGGGATTCCGACATCAGCTTCGAGGAGATCGGCTCGGTCATCTTCCCCCTCGACCTGGCCGAGGTGCCCTCCGAACCGCCGCTTAGCATCCTGGACCCGGCCGGGGCCCGGCTCTCCCTGTCGGTGACCACTAGAAAGGGCACCGAGACCGTCACCCGCGTCATTCCCGAGGTCGAGTGGCGGGAGGCGGCGCTGAGTCGCGGTTCCATACTGGGCAGATTCGCGATGGACACCGCCCTGGCCATGGGCATCCGATGGAGTACCCAGGAGGGGTCATGAACAGAAACTTCCGCGAAGTATTGGCGACCAAGGGCATCCTCAGCGGTGGCGACCTGGGGGAGTACCTGGAGGCCAAGGCGGTCATCTACTTCCTGATGGCGGGCGGGGACCCCCGGGCCGAGCTGCGGCACTGGGCGGACGGCCTCCACGATGTGCTCACCTTCCGGCCCGAGCACCCGCGCACGATGAGCGTGGGGGCGATGCGGCGCAAGACCGTGGAGGCGGCCCAGGAGGAGGCCCTGAAGCTCCTGGGGATCAAAGAGTGGAGCAGGTCGCCCTTCTCCAACTGCTGGTTCCCCACGGACACGCTGACGCTCGCCTACGAGGAGTTCGGCTGGGAGCCGTCGCCGAAGGGTTGACACTCCAGGAATCCTCGTAGTAGTGTTGACCACGTCAAGACCGCAGCAGACCGACTCCTCGGGAGGCCACCATGGGCACCAACTACAGCTTCGACGGCGGTGTCACGATCGACCCGCCGCTGAACTACTCGGAGATCCGCACCGCCCGCAAGACCGCGCTCGACCTGGTCCGCCAGCACGAAAAGCGGTACGCCACCGAGGAGAACGTCTTCAGCACGTACATGCCGCTGGCGCTGACGCTGGACACCTTCGACAAGACCACCGAGGAGGGCGTTCTGACGGTCACCCGGGCCATCGCCCTGAAGGCCCCCTCGTCCGAGCACTTCCTGCCCATGGACATGGACGTGCTCGTGCGGGCCCTCATCAAGGCGCTGCCGGGCCACAACTGGACGGGCAGCGTCACCGCCGTCCACGAGGACCGCCTGACCGGCTACAAGCTGACGGTGAAGGCCGACGGCAGCGGGCAGTCGGTGGACAGTCCCGAGGTGGTCCGACACATCAAGGGGTCCTCCTACATGGTGTGGTCCGACAACGGAGAGTCCGAGTCCGTCTCGCTGGTGGACCTCATCTGAGGTTGAACAACCAAGAATTCTGCGAGTAGGATGACGATCTCATAGTCCTACTGGCAGGCCGGAGGCCGGAGTTGTCAGACCTCTGGAGTCTGGGGGTCATGGAGCGCCTGGCAGCTCAGTCGCTGCTCCAGAGCGTCCCCATGACCGTCGGCAACGTCACCACCATCACCTTGCCCATGACCGCGTTCGAGTTTTCAACGATCGCGTTCGGGGCCGATCACCGGGCACCACAGCCCACCATGTCTCTCAAGGAGAACAAGCAAGTGGCGAACAACAGCAAGGCGTTCAAGCTCACCTTCCTCGACGGCTCCGAGCGCACGATCGAGGCGGAGAACGTCACCGAGACCGAGGAGGGCCGCCTGGTCTTCCTGGGGAAGGTCGACGGCGAGTCCTACAGCAGCAGCACGATCGCTTCCATCCTGGCCAGCCAGGTCATGGAGTACGGCGTCGTCCAGGCCAAGGACGAGGTGACCACGGGTGCCCACACCTACCGCGTCGTCCTCCACAACGGCGACTTCCTGGAGGTCGAGGCCGACAAGGTCATGTACACCCAGGGCAACGAGAAGGGCGCGGGCCAGTACACCCTCGTGACCAAGCCGCGCAGCGGCGATTACCGGACCGAGCTGGTCATCGGTGAGCCCGAGGTCCACTCGATCTCCCGCGTCACCGACGTGCCCACCGTCCCGGCGCCCACCAAGGGCAAGAAGGCCGACGCCGTCCACGCCTGATCCACCGGCATCATGGGGCCGGTCCCTCCACGGGGACCGGCCCCTGTGGCATATCTGGAGGCAGAAATGGCCAAGCGCATCGAGCGTCGCACCTGTCGGGTGATCTACGCCATCCCGTCCCCGAGTCCGTTGGACGTGTTGGAGAAGGAGATCGGCTTCATCCGGAAGGAGTACCAGGAGCGGTTCGGGGAGCTGTGGGACAACGTCCCCATGATCGAGTCGCATGACGACGAGATCCACCTCTGGTACGAGGTGAAGGAGGATGCGAAGGAGGTCGCGGGGTCTTGACTCTCCAACAATCCTTGGGGTAGTCTTGTCTTTGTCAGGACGACACCGACTCCACTGGAGGCCACCATGGCGAACATTCAGGACATGACCCCGGTCGAGATAGACACCGAGCTGTCGAATCTCTGGAACCAGGAAGCGGCGGCCGAGGACAAGGTCCGGCGCCTGACCGCCGAGCTGCACCAGGCGGTCGGCGACAACCCGCGCCGGGTGCGTGGTGCCCGGGGGCTGATCTTCGACCTCTCCCCGGAGGAGACCCTGAAGCTGGCCGTCATCAAGGCCCGTGCCCCGCGCACCGAGCAGGAGATGTGGGCCGCCGAGTCGATCGACAAGATCCTCACCGGGTGGGCGATGACCACGCGCCTTCTGGAGGACCTGACGGCCCGGATCAAGCCCTACGTGGACGAGTACGTTCGCCGGGGCGGCTGGAACCGCGTCTTCCTGGCCACCAGCCACGACGGCCACGCCCACAACGGCCAGAACTGCTCCACCTGCCACCACGGCGAGTACAGCACCGGGTTCGCCTGGCTGATCCGCTACTCCGGCAAGGACGAGGACGAGATCGTCGCCGACGCCGGGGAGCGCGCCTGCACCACCTGCTACCCGACCGCCCCGGTCAACGCCAAGGGCACCAAGATGTTCACCCCGGACGAGGAGGAGGCCGCCAAGCGCCGCCAGGAGCGCGAGGAGGTCAAGGCCAAGAAGGCGGCCGATGCCGACGCTAAGAGCATCACCACCCCTGAGGGCGGAACGCTCTCCGCGAGCAAGAACAACGAGACCTGGTCCATCTGCAAGACCCTGCGCACCGCTGAGATCGCCGCCACCGACGCCCTGGTGGACCTGATCGACGTCCAGCGTCAGGCCCGTGACCCCGAGTTCGCGTGGCTCTTCCAGAACGGCCGCACCGTTGAGAAGCGCACGCTGGAGATTGCCCGGCACGCCTGGTGCCTGATCCGCTCGATCGCCGTCAAGAAGGGCCAGACCTTCCAGGAGGTCTTCGAGATCCACGACAAGAAGGCCCAGGCCAAGGTTCGCAAGATGGACCGCGAGTGGGCCAAGGACCCCCGGAACTCCATCCGCATCAAGTAGTCCGACCGGGAGGGCCTTCGGGCCCTCCCTTCCCGCCAGAGATCCCGCCAGGAGGCCGTCATGATCAAGCTCGCCGACTTGCAGACCGGCTACTTCGCCCACCCGGACCAGCCGGAGGCCCCGTTCCCCTTCGTCCACGCCATGAAGCCGGTCCTCGTGGGCCGGGAGATCGAACTCCAGCCCCTGTGCGACACGGCCATCCCGGACGGACACGAGTACCAGTGGTGCTCCAAGCACATCGAGTTCACCTACGTCGACTGCCAGCCGTGCCGGAACAAGCTGGACCTGATAGCGATGGCGGAAGGGCGCGGGCAGCTCGCGCTGTTCCGGCACCCGTCGCACGTCTGACCCATTGACGCCCCAAGGATTCCTGGAGTAGTCTTGACTCTGTCAGGACGACACCGACTCCTCTGGAGGCCACAATGGCGATCTACATCAGCAGGAACCCGCAGACCGTCCTCCTCGCGGCGACCGTGGGAGCCCGTACCGCCGTGGGCTCCTTCGGGAGAGACCTCTTCGAGGCCGAGGGCGAGTGCCGGGACTGCGGGCACGTCGGTGACATGTACTTCTCCGAGATCGACGCCGAGACCGCTGTCGCCGAGTGCCCGAAGTGCGGCTGGGGTGTCCGGAAGTACACCGGCCCCGACGCCTGACAGATTTTAAAATCCCTGCCTAGGCCCTGGAGGCCCCCGTGACCGACACTCAGTACGAGGAACTCCTCGCCACCCGCCGTGCGTTCATCAACCTGGCCGAGGCCATCCGCACATCTGCGGAGGACCCGAAGGACTTCCGCACCATCCTGCGGGCGCTGGCCAATCTGCATGTCGACGAGCCGTTGCGGCACAGCCTGGTGGAGACCTACATCTACGTCGCCGACGACGACCGTGAGGTCGTCGCGGAGAAGCTGGCCCTCCTGCTGGACGGGCAGCAGAAGTTCGACACCGCCCGCTTCATGCACCACGCGACCTCCGACCTGGACACGGAGGAGGGCAAGGGGTCATACAACCGGCTCTTCCAGATCCAGCCGCAGAAGATCACGATCGAGGGCATCGACCCTGACGGCGGGTCCACCGAGACCGTCTACTGATCAACTCCGGCTTCCCTGACCGCATCCCGGCCCGTACCTTGTGGTACGGGCCTGCTGCGTTGTGGGCCCCTGGGCGCTGGGAGACGACATGGAGATACCCAAGCTGGTATGGCCGCAGAGGACATGCCGGGATGCGGTGTGGGGCCAGTACCAGGCGCACAACTGTGAGCTGGCAGATCTTCACGAGGGGCCGTGCGCCTCCCAGTCGGTCTTCGCCTCCCTTCAGCGCCGTGAGGCGTGGGAGAAGGCCCGGCTGGACGCCCAGCAGGCGAAGCGAGAGGAACTGCGCGCATGACCACCCCTTTGGGCCACCAGGTGCCCGTACAGGCCACCAGCGGGGCCACCCACGACACCAGCACGGAATCCCCGGCGTTCGTCCCGGGGTTCATGACCCACGGCGCCCCCATCGCCGACCCGGGAGTGGCCCTGCGGAACCCGCACGCCGCTGAGGTCAACAGGCTCAACACCTTCCTGATGACCCGTTTCCCGGCCGAGATGAGCCGCACCCGGGCGGCGTCCCGGGAGACCCCGGTGGACGTGGCGATCCGGCTGTTGCAGGGTCTGGGGTCGACCGGTGCGGGGCCTCGGTGCGGTGAGGAGTACTGCAATCTGCCCGCCCTGCACGATGGTGACCACGGCTTCGTCACCTACCAGGCGCGGTAAGGAGATCCACACCCCGACCGCTTGACGCCCCAACAATCCTTGGAGTAACCTCGGGAGGGTCCCGCCAGAGACTCTCATCGGAGGCACCCATGACCGCTATGTATGGACTCCCGAACAGCCTGCTCGATCCCATCAGGGACGGTGTGCAGCTCGCCGTGAGCAAAGTCCACCCGGACGACGGCGACCACAACGGCCGCTCGCTCTACGAGCTGTGCTGGGAGTGGGAGCGGGAGTGCCGGGTCAGCGCCCGGCACGAGGAGCGGCTCACGAGCGCCGACGCCGCCTCGTTGCTCACCGTCATGGAGCTGGCCATCGGGTACCTCGCCCACAACGACTACGCCAAGGGCGACAACATATTCGACTTCTCGGGGGATGCCGCGTTCGCCCTGCACTCGGAGGAGATCGTGCTCACGCTCAAGGACATCGTGCACAACGCCGTCCTGGCCACCGCGTGACGGGTTGGTACCGCGCCCGGCGCAAGAGCCGTGCGGCGCGCAAGAACCAGAAGGCCCTGGACCGCCTGCACGGCCACGGTGCGGTATCCCGGCGGAGGGGCGGAGGGGGAGGATCCTCCGGCGACTGGGGCGACGTCCTGGGTGACGTCTTCAGCGGCCTGATCGAAGCGCTTTTCAAAATCTTCGACTGACCCTTGACGCCTCAACGATCCGGAACATCTCCTGGCGTTCGCCGAGAAGAGGATGATCGCATGATCACTGCCATACCCAAGGCCCGGTCCCGGCCCGGCCGGACCCCGGGCGCACAGAGGGTCAAGACCCTGCGGGATCTGGGCACCTGCACCAACGTGAAGATGGAGTCCCTGGTCAAGGGGAACTTGCTCTTACTGTCCGGCTTCGTCTACGTCGTCCTGAGCCCCGAGGAGGACCGGAACGGCAAGGACAGTCTGGTCCTGCGGGAGCTGGAGCACGACACCCTGCGCAGTCTGCGGTACGACCCGGCCGCGTGGGTGACTCAGCTCCAGGTCTCCCCCCAGGTCGTGGAGCACGAAGGCCAGTGGGTCATCCAGAACGGGGACATCGTCCTGTACCCCGGGGCCACCCCGGGACAAGGCGTCGCCGTCGTACGGCACCCGCGCGGATGGATCCGTACCGCCGCCCCCTGGATGCCGTCCTCCGACGCCGAAGTAGTCCTCCACGTCACGGAGGGCCGGGCGAAGGTGGTCCGCAGCGCTCTGCGGCGCCCCTGGATCCCGCCGTCGCCGCCCTACGGCACCGGCTGTGTCGTCGCCTGCCGGGACATCAAGCTCCCCGAGCCCACGGTCTGGATCCGCAGCGGTGACGACTACTGGATCAGCAGCACCCGGGCCACCGCGTCCGACAGCATGATCAACTACGAGATCCAGCGGGGCACCTACCACGTGGCGTGGACCCCTGAGGAAATTCGGAAGGACAACGACGATGCCCAGACGAGTTGACCCCGAGCTGTACCACGACACCCCTGTTTTCCGGGGGCTGCTCCGCGACCGCAAGGGCCGGTTCCCCGGTACCCCCGAGGGTGAGATGGATCTGCCGGAGATACCCCTGTGGGTGACGGATATGCCGACTCTGGCGCCGGAGGACGCCCCCACGGTCATCCAGGCCGCATACCGGGTTCAGCCGCTGCCCGGTCTCCCCAATGCCCTCTTGGGGTTGCCGGAGGACCTCTCGCCGATCCTGGACCGCGACCCGCCGGAGCGTGCGCGGCCGTATGCCAAGGAGTTCCTCGCGCAGGACCCGCAGGAGACGCAGCCCATGATGCTGCCCCCGCTGCCCGAGGACCACCCCTCGGCGTTGTAGTACACCTCTGATACGATCATCACCCCCGCCAGAGATCCCGAGGAGTCGCCCATGACCTCGATCCTGTTCCACTTCGACGACGGGGAGACCTGTCAGGTCTCCGGCCCCGAAAGAGCCCACTTCGCCATCCTGGCGGAGCAGTTCTCCAAGGGGATCATCGGATTGGTGCCGACCTACTTCCCGTCGTCCAGGCTGCACGAGCACCTCGGCCCGTTCCTCAACCCGGAGAACAGGCTCGCCCAGCAGACCCCGGGGACCCCGGAATGGGACTCCGTCCTCGGCGGCACGCTGAACACCATGGGCTTCCGGAACGGTCCTCCCCCCTTCGCCTGGAAGGGGAAGGAGATCGGCACTCTATCCCTGATCTGCAACACCGTACTGGCCGCCGGGTCGGACCCCATGCGGCTCGCCGTGAAGATCCAGTTCACCTGCGAGCACCACGGCTACGTCATGGGCTTCCACCGTAAGTGGCTGGCCGACCTCATCGACGAGGGCATGGAGGAGGGCATCTACCGCAAGACCATGGGCTGGCCGGACCTGGTCGCCAAGCTACGGTCGGGACGCTCCGGCCCCGTGGTGATGTCGTTCTCCGGTAGCGACCCTTTCCCGGACAGTGACATCGGGTCCTGGATGCCGCCATGGCCTGAGGGCGTTCCCCGGAACCGGGACGAGTTGACCGAGGAGCAGCAGAAGGAGCGGGGGAGCCGTTCGCAGGAGTGGTACGACCAGTCCTTCGACAAACAGTGGGCCATCTCGGTCAGGGGCCTGAAGGCCCAGACGTGGAACAAGCCGATCGACCCCACCACGTTGCGGGCGTACCGCTTCACCCACGAGATCTCCCTGCTCGACCTGTACAACCAGGACTTCGAGCGGGTGGAGAAGGGCCTGGCGCAGCAATGAGCGAGATCGCCGAGGAGTACCAGAAGTACCAGGTGAACGTGATGGCCTATTCCTTCCCGTACATCGACACGGAGTACGAGTACCGCGATCTCAGGGTGGAGCGCCGGGGACGGCTCAGTGAAGACCGCTGGGCCATCGTGGACATGGGGTCCTGCTACCAGCCCAGGGGCCGTCGCTGGGCGTACGAACGCAGCAACTCCGGCCGGACCGACAAGTTCATGAGGGCCAGCCGGATGCCCTTGGAGCAGGCCCTGCCGCTGGCCGAGCGGCTCGCCAAGAGCAAGGCCAAGTACTGGCAGGAGCGTCTTGCCCGCATGATCCTGCGCCAGGAGGCCCAGGAGGCCGCCAGAGCCGCCGAGAAAGCCCGGGAGGGCGCATGAGGACCATCTTGCAGGGCATCGTCGGATCGACCGCCTACGGGCTGCACACGCCCGCCTCGGACATCGACCGCATGGGGGTGTTCGTCGTCCCCACGCCGGAAGTGGTCGGCCTGGGCCGACCGAGGGAATCGGTCGTCACCACCAAGCCGGACATCACCCAGCACGAGATCAAGAAGTTCCTCCGGCTCGTGCTCAACGGCAACCCCTCGGTCAACGAGCTGCTGTGGTTGGAGGACTACGAAGTCGTCAGCTACGAGTGGGGCGCCGGTCTGCTCGCGCTGCGCCAGTCCTTCCTGTCGGCCAGACGCGTCAGGGACGCCTACCTCGGGTATGCCACCCAGCAGTTCAGGGACCTGGAGCGGCGCGACGGCACGTTCGGGCCGGATCTGCGGAAGCGGACGGAGAAGCACGCCCGGCATCTGCGGCGGCTGGTGGACCAGGGCTATGACCTGTACACCACGGGTACGCTCCTGATCCGGGTGCAGGACCCCGAGGCCGTCCACGAGTTCGGCCGCCAGGTGGCCGCTGAGGTCCAGCGCGAGGACCCCGACCAGCGCTTCCGTACGGCCACCGCGTTCATGGAGGAGGCCAAGACGCGGTTCGACCTCGCCACGACGGTGCTCCCCGAGCACCCGGACACCGACCGTGTCAACCGCTGGCTCGTCCAGCTCCGCAAGGCCCACTGGGAGATCTGAATGGAACGCTACAGTTTCCGGCTGGTGCTCGACCGACCGATGACGCAGGCGGATGAGGACACTTTTGATCATTCGCCTCACTTCACCGACGGCAAGGTATCCCTGCTGATGTCGGAGGCTGGGCAGCCCACCGTGCTCGAATGTGACGACGTCCTTGCCGTCAGCAAGAACGCAGCCATGACCGACGTGATCCGGCGTATTGGTCTGATCAACAACCTGCGGGTGACCGAATGTCTGCCTGCGGAGGAGATTTAAGTGCCCGAGCGTCCGACGGCCAGCACCATAACCGACGACCAGTTGGACGCTCTGTGGGACTGCCTGGACCAGGTCGATGCCCTCCACCGCGAGGCGCCCCTGTACAGCGACCTGGGACCGCCGGACCCCTCCGGTTACTGCGTCTGCGGCGAATCGGGCCCCTGCACCACCATGAAGATCATTTCCCGCCAGAGATCGATAGCCCTGGAGTCCCCATACCTACCGGAGACCGCAGACCGAGAAGACTGACCGACCTGGAGATCAAAGTCCTGCGTGCCCTGCGCCAGTACCACGTGAACAGGTTCGGCGCCGGGGCGGTGAACGACCGCTACCTGGCCTCCCTGGCCCAGGTGGCGGTCGACACCCTGACCACCGGCTCGTTCAACGACCGCCGCCGGGTCACCGACCGGATACAGCACTACGCCGACCCCGGCTGCACCCCGGACAGCCTCCGCAAGCTCGCCCGACACATCGAGGGCTCGTTCCATACGATGCCCAACGGCTGGGTGAGCGCCGATCCCCAGAAAGGACGGATCGCCGATGAGTGAGCCGCCGACCCCGAAGAAGCCGATCACCTGGCCTGAGGTCCCCTGCGACGGGGAGTCGATGAGCCGGATGACCAGGGAGATGTTCGACAAGCGCGGCGGTCTGTACCCGGTCGTTCAGGAGAATCGCGAGGATCGCTGGCGGACCCTGGTGCTGGCCTACGAGGCCAACCCCGACTTCTACAATGCCTGGCGCTGGATCAACGAGCACCCGTTGTTCTACCGGTTCAACCGCGAGATCCACGAGCGCGGCCTCATGGAGAACCGGGCCGTCGTGGACGGCGGCATGGGCGGCATCGAGATCATTCCCGTCATGGTCAACCCGGCCGATGACACACATTCTCAGGACCCCCGGCTGAACACCAAGCTGGCGTTCTGGGTGGAGGTCTTCCCCAGGGCCTGGGAGATCGAGCCTGCCAAATCCCTGCACGCGTACGAGCAGGACACCGGGGGCGACACGTACGAGGAGGCCATCGTCAACGTCGCGGCCGGGATCTACGAGTACTACGGCAATGACCGGGCCCGCCTGGACGAGGAGTGGAAGCAGTGAACGTGTCCCTGGACGATTTCCAGCCCGTCGAGCCCCTGGTGGGCAAGACCCTGGTCCTGGAGACCACCAGGACCTATCCCTGCGGGAGTGGCCTGGGGACCATGCCGAAGCGGTCTATCACCCGCAGGGGCACACGGTGACCGAGACCGTGGAGTACAAGGTCGTCGAGGTGAAGCCGTGATGCACCGCAGGCCCCACGAGATCGAGCTGACCCTGCCGTACGGCGTGCTGGTGAGCGCCCTGTCCCAGTTGGAGAAGATGGAGCTTCTCGGCTTGATCGAGGACGTGGAGGATCAGATCTGCGACTGGGACCTGATCGTGCGGCTCAAGAAATGGGTCGACCGGCGGCACAGGCAACTGGCCAAGGAGCGGGCCGAAGAGGAGTCCCGGCGGACGCGCTGCTGTGTCCAGTCGACCGAGTATTCCGACCTCAGGGTTCACGCCAGCCCGCACGTGAATTGCATCCTGCGGTGAAGATACCCATCGAGAAGCACCTCATCGCCCGGTTCACCCAGCCGATCGAGACCCTGGAGTGGCTGCGGCAGCGGGGATACCGAGGGGTGGCCACGCTCGTGCCGGGGATCTCGGGCGGAGGGCTGATATTCAGCAAGAAGAACGAACCGGCCTACCTGGCCAATGTGGGGGACACATTGATATGGGACGGCGAGAAGGTCGTCATCCAGTAGTCGAGGAGCACAGTGTCGTCGAGCAATCTCAGTTTCCGTACCCCTGCCGAACTGATGGGCAAGTTCCGGATCCGGGACATCAAGGGCGTGAAAAACCCGGGCGCCATCGCCAAGCGGGACGTCGAGCGCTGGTACTCGATGCTGGACGCGTGCCGGAAGCAAGTGCGGCTCCAACCCGCCGAGGCCGTGGTGATGATCTATGCCGCCAACTGGTGGCTCAGCGCCATGAGCGGGGAGTCGCTCTTGGCGCTGCCCCAGCAGTTGCGCCGGGATCTGAGGATGGACCCCTTCTACCGCGACGCCCAGGACTCGCTGGGCGAGCTGGTCACGGAGTGGCCCCTGGGGACGCGTGCGGCCATATGGGACGCCGCTGAGCGCTACGACGTCCTGGCCCACCACCACCCCGACACCACCTTCGGGGCCGCCCTGCACCAGGTGGGCCTGCACTCCTACAGGCTGGCGCCCGAGGAGCTGGCCGTGGTGGAGACCCTCTCCGCCGTAGAGGCCGACAATTTGCCTGCCGCCTATATGCAGGCCGTAAACGAAAGGTGATCCACCATGGCGTTTGAAACAGAGGTCTACGACCAGTTGCACGGGGAGGGCTATCCGGAGTACAAAGACCATCTTCGGTCCCTTTACCAAGGTTACGGCGGACGGGAGCAGCGCCTGAGCACCTATGTCTCATCCACCTCCTCCCCCGTCACGAAGCAGTATTACTTCCAGCTTGCCCTCATGGGCTACCCGGCGAACGCCCAGCAGATTTCTATGGATCTGGAGATCCCGGCAGACCGCGTTATGGACAACGTGCTGGTACGTATCTATCGGGAGGTGCAGGAGCAGTTCACCTTCAGACTGAGCCCGTACGGGCCGCAGACGATTGAGCACGTGGTCCACTATGAGGTGCTGGTGAGGCTTAGGCAGCGCCTGCTGGGTGCGGTGAGAGTATCTGTACCCGAGGAGTACGAGGGGGTCGCCGAGGGGAACTTCTCCATGGCGAGCTGCAACAACCTCATCTTCAAGAGGTACCTCCAGGGCGTCCTGGAGAAGAACACCATGATCGTGGTCTCGCCCGCCCGGCCGGATGAGGCATTGCTGCGCATGGGAGGGCCGTGGACGTTCGGTGCCGACCCTTCTCGTGCCGACGGCTACGTTTCGAAGCTCATCGGGCGCGCTCCGTCCGAGAAGGGTTCGCAGCTCCAGGACGTGGCCCAGCGCAGCCCGCTGAGCGCCCAGGACGTGGCGACCAGGAGGCCGACTGCCGCCCGAGAGGTCTTCGAGGGTGCCACGGAGCTGGACCTGTGAGCGAAGAGCTGGAGGGCTTCTTCGACCTGGAGGACGACGACGTCCCGATCCGCTGGTTCGACGCGGCGTACGAGTCGGAGTGCCCCGGCTGCGGGGCGACGATCTTCCCCGGGGATCGGGCCGGGTACGTCGGCCACGACGACCAGGCCAGTTGTGCGGGGTGCTGTCTCCAGGCGTCGTAGCTGGCGTACAGTGCTGTCGAGAGTTGGACGAGGAAGAGGCCCCAGGATTTTAAAATCCTGGGGCTTCCCGTCTTACCGCTCCAAGGATCCTTGGTGTAGAGTCGAGATGTCCCGCCAGCGACACCGACTCCACGGAGGCACCATGAAGCACCAGGTCGCCCGATACGAGGCCCACCGTCCCGCAGGGATGGAGACGAACGACTTCATACTCCTCTTGATGAGCCCCGAAGAGCGCGAGATCTACACCGAAGCCATGGTCCGCGCCGGTACCAGCGGCCCCATCCTGGTCAACGGCAAGATCGTCCTCATCTCCGGAGTCCGCATGGACGAGATCTTCCGGGTGGCCAAGGACAAGGGCGGGCGCCCTTGCTATGAGGACGAGGAGACCGGCTACGTCCACGTGGGCCACTTCGTCTTCGTTCCGGCCCCTGAGGAGAGCTGATGCGCTTCCAGCACGTCGTCTACGAGATACACAGGCCCGTCCACCGGCAGATGCCCCAGGCCATGGACGAACTGAGCCCTTACCAGGCCAAACTCTATGTGCAGGCCAAGGACCGTGCGGTGACGGGCGGTCCGCTCATGGTGGACGGCCGAGTGGCCACGGTGATGCAGGGGGACCTGGACCGCATCATGCGCGGCGTGTTCCGGAGTCATATCCAGCCGTGCTGGAAGGACGAGGCCACGGGCCACGTCTACGCGGGGGCCTTCATCTACGTACCGCGAAGGGGTTGACTCTCCAACAATCCTTGGAGTAATGTTGACCACGTCAAGGCGACACCGACTCCCCTGGAGGGTCACATGACCGAAGCCAAGAAGATCTCCGCCCCCGTCATCTCCCGCATCCTCAACAACGCGGGCCTCAAGAGGGCCCTCACCGGGACGAACTCCTGGAGCAGAGGCTTCGCGGTCACCGACTTCGGCCGCTACGTGAAGGTCGCCTACACCGCCGTCAACACGGAGCAGGCGGTCGAGATCCTCGGCGAGATCGCTGAAATCATCAACAACCGGGCCGACAAGAAGTACTTCGCCACGCTGGTCCGCGAGACCTACGGCTTCGAAGTCCAGGTCGTCGCCCACGACGAGACGGACCCCGAGCAGAACGAGGCCCGCAGGGCCATCGAGCTGGAGAAGCTGGCCGCCCTCCACCCGGCCGCGCCGGAGATCAAGGACGTCCGCAAGGCGCTCCTCGGCTACGGCGGCAGCGAGTTCGTGCCGAACCAGGTCTCGGGCTTCCACATCGAGCGCAAGTCCGACGACACCCGGCTGGTGCGCGTCACCTGGCGCGAGACCTCCTTCACCTCCTACGGGAAGAACAACACCCCGGAGGAGAAGGAGAGCATCATCCACGACACCCTGGAGAACTTCGGTCACCGGCTGGTGAAGGCGGGCTTCGACGTTCAGGTGGACTACGACGACGACTGGTGCCTGATCGTGGGCATGCCGGGGGAGTTCACCCCGGTCGAGGAGGAGACCCCGGAGGAGGTCCGCGAGGCCCTGCTGAAGCTGCGGGAGGCCGTGGAGGACGACGACTCGCTCTACAGCACCCGCCGGGCCGGGGACTACTCGGTCTTCGTCCGCAGGGGCATCCAGCGCCTGGAGGTCTTCTACGGCCAGGGCGAGTACCGCTCCAAGGGGTTTCTGGGCCGGGGGGAGACCGTCCGCTTCACCAAGCTGGACGCGAAGCTCCTGAACTTCATCCGGGACGAACTGATCGGCTGACCCGAACCATTTCGGCCGCCCTCTTCGGAGGGCGGCCCTGGGGTTGCACTCCAACAATCCTTGTAGTAATGTCTTCTTTGTCAGCAGGAATCGACTCCCCAGGAGGCCACTATGGCGCTCTCCCCGCAGGCCCGCAGCGAAGCCGTCTCCCTGATGTCCAGCGAGAGCAACTTCGAGCGCAGCGGCATCTCCGGCCAGCGAGCCAGCAAGTCCTCGCTTCCCCCTCGTCAGGGCGAGCTGCCCGAGGACGTCTATCGCGACCTGGTGGAGACCATCAGCCGGGACGACGTGTCCTACGTGATCTTCTCCTACCAGACCCCGATCGCCTGGGTGCACCGCAACGGCGCCGTGACGATGCCGGAGATCGGGTACTCCGCGACCACGAGCCAGCACCGGAAGATGGTCCGCGAGGCGTTCCCCGACCTGGTGAACGTGCGCGACATGCTGGCGGAGAGCCGGGCCGCCGCGTCGGTCACGGCCCCCTCGGCCAGCCAGTACGCCGAGCTGGGTGAGGACGACCTGATCGAGCTGGCCTCGGGGCTGGGTTCGCGGCTGAGCGAGATTCGTAGCGAGATGATCCGCCAGGACACCACGCTGGAACTGGTAGCCGTGGTCGAGGCCCTGAAGGCCCGGCGTGACGCCACCGCCAAGGCCCGGCACCGGATCGGCGAGTACCTGCGCCACCAGGGCCTCCTGGAGGCCAAGTACCAGGCGGCCCAGGCCAGTACCTCGGACCACGCCAAGCGCACGGACAAGCAGCCCGATGAGGTTGTGAGCGAGGTCCGGGCCGATGAGTACACGGTTGCGGCCAAGCTCCTGCTGAGCGACCTGAACCGCGTGGTGGGCCTGACCGTCCGCGACTCCAAGGCGGAGTTCTACGCTGAGCAGGAGGCCCGGCTGGCGCACTACCTGGAGCACCAGGGCACCAAGCTGCCGGAGAAGCAGCGGGTGCTGCTGGCGTGCATCGCCAAGGGACACATCACCGCGTACAGCACCGAAGGCTACCGCCAGGCCTACGACACGAAGTGCGACACCTGCCAGCGCCCCGACGGCCGCACCGTGGGCGCCTTGGAGCGGAAGGGCTTCCTGGGGTCTCGCAGGGGTCTGGGCTGGAACTCCGGCTCCACGCTGTGCCTGAAGAAGCCCAGTTGATAATCCCCGACCGGCTGGCGGAGATCCAGGAGGATCTCCGCCGGTTAGCCGTCGATCCGACCAGCGAGGGCATTCAGCAGGTCCTGGAGGACTGGGACGAGCGCCAGCAGATGTACGACAACACCACAACCGGCTGGAGCCGGGCCTCAAGCCAAGGAGACACCCATGCAGGATGAGCTGGACCAGACCCCCGAGTCGGCATTCAAGGTCGAGGTCAATGCCGAGGGGTTCGTGGAGGTGACGATGCCCCGCGATGTGTTTTTCGCCGGGGAGTCGCTTCCCGGGGACAACACGGTCCGGCTGTTCCTCAATGAGAAGCAGGCGAAGGAGCTGTCCCGCGCGCAGTCGGACTACTTCCTGACCACCGTGGTGGAGGCGGCCGAGAAGGCCGTCAGGAACCTCCCCAAGGACAGCGTGCGCCGGGATCTGGGCCGCGCCGGGATCAAGCTCCTGCGGCGCTTCCACGAGGGTTTCACGGACCGGGCGAAGATGGCCGAGCACCTGGGGCACGCCCAGGAGGTCTTCGACAAGCACGTCCCGAAGAGCTGACTCCGTCATGAGCGTGTGAGGCTCCGCAGATCCACGGCGGGGCCTCACGACTTTTTAAAATCCCCCCTTGACGCTCCAACAATCCTGGGTGTAGAGTTGACTTTGTCAAGACGACGACTCCTCGGGAGGCCCACATGGCCGCTACTGCCACCGCGAACGTGATCAGCCGGTTCCTCGGCAAGCAGGGCTTCAAGCGCAGCGCGTACTCCACCACCCGCGTGCGGGGTTGGGGCCGCTGGAGCGAGGGCTACGAGGTCAGGACCATCAACGACCAGGTCCGGGTGGAGTGGAACCTGTCGAGCAGCCACCGGTTCGGCAACGAGAATCCGACCGAGGCCAAGTTGGACGCCATGGAGAAGGCCCTCAACGAGCGCTACACGGTCACCCGCGACAAGGTCGGCATCTCGGACCGCGTGGTCCTGATCGTCACCCCGAAGGAGGCGCTGTGACCACTCGACTCGGCAAAGGCCAGCGCTGGGTGCTGGAGGAACTGGACAGCGGCGACGGCTGCTGGACCCGCAAGTCGCGCTGGGTGCTGCACACCTGTGGCGGCACGATCCGTACGCTGGACGCTCTCGCCGCACGCGGCCTGGTGACCTGCCTCGACCGTCGTGCGGGCACGGAGAGGTACGAGATCACCGACGCGGGCCGGGCGATAAACCAGCAGCCCACCTCGGCCCAACTGGACTCGCTCCTGGTCATGATGGCCGAGGAGGACTTCGAGTGGCGCGACGCCGAGGGCGGCTGGTGGTGGCGCAGCCGGGACTTCACCCGTACGTGCATGGAGCTGCTGGTCCGGCAGGGCCTGGTCGGCAAGCACGGCAAGATCTACGGCCTGGGCCACAAGGGCCTGGAGCGCGCCAAGGCCAAGGGCTATGACCCCAGCGTCATTTACGAGGACTGAGCTGCGACAACGCCTGAGGAGGCCGCCATGACCAAGATCGATGCCGCCGAGAACACCACCGCCCAGAACGAGTTCGCTGCCGGTCTGCTCACCCAGTGGATCGCTCAGCAGGCCGAGGTGAACGCGGGTACGCGGCCCGAGTTCGAGTTCCGTGGCCTGACGGGCATGGACTACAACGGCTGGATCGAGCACCGCCACGGCTGGCCGCTCACGCCCGAGGGGCTGTGCGGGGTCTCCCTCAGCTCGTGGTGCTGTGACGAGCACGACGACGGTGAGGAGGTGCCGTGGCAGGAGTGCCCGACGTGCTCGGTCATCGTGAAGTGGTTCGAGGAGGAGCAGGGCAAGTAGGGCGCCAAATGGCCGGAGATTCCGGCCATTTGGCAGTTGACGCTCCAACAATCCTTAGAGTAGTCTTGACTCTGTCAGGACGGAACACCGACTCCCCGGAGGCCCACATGGCGAAGCGGAACTACACGCGGGAACTGCTCCAGAAGCGCGCGAAGGGCATGACCATCGTGATCTCCCTTCAGCCCCATGAGGGCATCGAGGCCCGCTACGAGCCCCGCACCTCCCGGGACCCGATGCCCTGGACCGCCGACCTGCCCTACCGCTTCTCCGGCCGTGAGTGCCACGCCGTCCAGGACAAGCCGGTGGGCCGGTACAACCAGGACCGCGTCCTGGTGCTGATGGCGCGCAACGAGGCCCCCTACAGCTACGAGGCCGGGCAGCACGACTTCGGTTTCGACTACACCGACGCGGAACTGACCGCCATACTGCGCGCCATGGTGCGGGACGGCCTGGTGACACTGGAGGGCGCCTGCTTCACGCTCACCGTGGACGGCCTGGCCCGCCTGAAGGACACCCTCGGCGAGGCGGCCTGATGAGCACAGCGTTCTGGATCGCAGACGGTCTGACGTTGTGGCTGAGCGGGCGCTCGATCACCGGCGCTTTCCTGAACTGGCGCGGCATCCAGAGGGAGCTGTGGCCCGTGACCCTCGTGGTCCGGGCCGCAGTCCGTGACCCCTTCAAGGACCCCGAGCCGGTCAAGCCCGACTACGACAGGATCTTCGAGCTGGAGCGGAAGCTGGGGATCGCGCCCCTCAGCCAGGTGGCCTCCGATGAGCGCCTCCAGGACGACGAGGAGCCCGATCAGCCCTCTTATCTGATAATCACCGAGGCGGACGTCATCAACTCGCTCGTGTGGTGTTCGGCGGCCTTGGCGTACCAGTACCGCACGGTCCCCCAGATGGTGGGCTGGGGCCGCGATGTGTACATGCTTACGCCCCACTCCCCGAAGACCGCGTGGGCCGTCCTGCGGGACATGCAGGTGTATGCGGGCCTGCACAATCCCCGGGGCTTTGAGGACTTCCAGTCCGAGCACGAGCTGTACGAGCGCTACGACGAGCTGCGGGCGGCCGTGTGGCTGTCCCAGGAGCGCGGCGACGCCCTGATGCTCGCCAACGCCCTCAGCCGCCTTACGGATTACTGCGCACGCCACCACAACATGCCGATGGGCCGGAACTTCCCGTACCCCGGCGCCCCCAACTACGTCCCCTGGAAACCTGGGAGCCGCTGACTATGATCCCGCCAGAGATCCCGCCAGAGCCCGACCAGCCCGATGACCTCCACGGTGACCACGACCCCTTCGTCACCGCCGCCCGGGTGTGGGCCGACCTGGAGGAGCTGCGCAAGGAGGGCTTCCCCGAGGAGTACATAGCCCAGGTCCGCACGACGCTGGACGATTTGATGTGCCGACATCGCCGGGTGCTCGTTAAGCAGTACATGCTGTCCCCCCTCCCGGCCCATCAGGACCCTCCGGCACTGTCCCGGCGACTGGGCCTGTCCCATTGGGAGGACGGGGAGCGGCTGGCGGCCAACGACCCTGACAGGAGAAGCACATGACCGATACGAAGGCGCTGATCACTCCCGTGGAACGGGTGGATGCCGAGCTGAAGGAAGGCCTCACGGACGTGTTGAGCGATCTGGCCCAGGCCACTGTCCTCAGCGAGGAGGAGTGGGCGGAGCTGAACGGCAACCTGGTGAAGGTGGTCGAGGCGGCACAGGCCGTGATCATCGCCCGGCTCAAGACCCGGGCGTACGCGGTGAGCGAGAGCTACCGCAACTCCGGCGCCGACGACACCCCGGACCAGGACGCCTGGGAGGACGCCGTGCAGGTGGCCGACCCCGCAGCTTACGACCCCATGTGGGTGCGGGGGTGGGGTCGGTGAGCGAGCCGGATCCCGGGCCCCCGCTGGTGCTGCCACCGGAGCAGCAGGACCTGTACGACCATCTGGTGCGGGTGCTGGAGATGTACCAGTCGTATCTGCGGAGGAATGTGCCGACCGGTGATCTGGTGGAGGAGGCCGGTCAGGCGTTTCTCGCACTGGACGAGCTGGTGGCGCCGCTGAGGATGCCGGAGTTCGACACGGACACGGCGCAGGGTCGGCTGATGGCTGCGGTGGCCCGGATCAACCGGGAGATGCCGGGGGTGGCGCTGCGGACCCTGTGGAGGGTGCACGAGTATCTGAGCACCAGTGACGACGACGGCGTGGTGACCCGGGAGCGGGCGCTGGGCATCATTCAGGATCTGGGGCTGAAGGGGGACGGGGTGTCGTCCACCCGGCTGCCGGTGTTCCCTCCGCTGCCGTAGGTGCCGTAGGTGTATGCCCCCTTGTGAATTGACTCCCCAGGAATCCTTTGAGTAGGGTCTTGATGGAGTCAATGGCATGGGGCGTGTCCCGTGTTCCGTCCCCATTAATCCCTCCGAGAGGAGTCCGGATGGCCGAGGAGAAGAAGCCCCCGCCCGTACCGCCCAAGAGCCCCACCAAGTGCTCGTGCACGCTCAAGGGCCAGTCGTGCCCTGCCTGCACCCCCTGACCAGCACCACACACAACCCTGTGAGACCGAGGAGAGACCCGTGGCCCTGAGAGGCGACGAGCACGAGCCCGTACTGGACGACCAGAGCAGTGACGAGGACGCGTCGGCCGGTACCCAGCCCGACCATCAGGACCCTGCCCCGTCCACGGATGAGACCCCGAGGCGGCACTGATGACCCAGGAGCCCGAGCCGGAGCACGGTGAGACGGATGACCAGGCTCCGCCCCAGTGGGACGCTGAGCCCCATCGGGAGGGATCTCACGGCTAGTTGAGCTGCTGCTCACACCGAGCCCTCTGTACGACGTGAATGCCCCGGCCCTCGGTAGGGTCGGGGCATTCTCCTTGACACTCCAACAATCCTATGAGTAGTCTTGACTCTGTCAGGACGAACCGACCCCTGGAGGCCCACATGGCGGAAGAGATCAGCGACAAGGACCGCATGGAGAAGGGCTACGACGAGCTGCGGGCGCAGGCGGTAGAGAGCCCGACCGAGGCGCGGAACCCGGTCGAGGAGTACCAGGCCAACCTGGAGCGCCGGGAGACCCAGGCCATGGACCTCACGTTCCGCATGAAGGCCCTGGAGGCCGCCGCGCACTTCGCCACCAACCCCACCTGGACGGGCGCCATGCACGGCAAGGTGGACCACCTGGACGCCCTCAACGTGATCGCCATGGCCGACGTCTTCGAGGACTACCTCCGCAACGGCCGGAAGGGGCCCAACCCCCTGGAGGCCGCAGCCCGCAAGCGTCAGCCGTCGCTGTTCCAGGAACTCTGAGGAGACCGAGATGAACAAGACCGCACTGACCATTGCCGCCACCCTGGCGTCCACGCTGGGCGGCATAGCTCTGGCGCCCCAGGCGCACGCCATGACCACCACGCTGGAGTCCAGGGCTTTCGGCGTGGCCCTGAGCAAACAGGGCGACCCGTACGTCTACGGGGCTGCGGGACCCAACGCCTTCGACTGCTCGGGCCTGACCTCGTACTCCTACAAGCGGGCGGGCAAGGCCATCCTGCGTACGGCGCAGGCCCAGTTCAACCACGTGCGGCACATCTTCTACAACCAGATGCGGCCGGGGGACCTGGTGTTCTTCGGGGGCGTGCGCTCGATATACCACGTGGGCCTCTACGCGGGCGGTGGCAAGATCATCAACGCCAACACCGGCCACTACCGGGGGCGCAGGGTCGTGATCGCCCCCATCTCCGAGTACACCGGCACCCGCCACTACGGCCGGGTCTGACAAGAAGGACGGTCCTGCCAGATGAATCAGAAGAAGACGAGTGCGGCGGAGCAACTCGCCAAGCTCTTCCACGACTCCTACGAGGAGCTGGCGCCCTCCCACGGTTACGAGACCCGCGAGGCGTCCCGCAAGCCGTGGGAGGGCGTCCCCGAGAACAACAGGTCCCTGATGGTCGCGGTGGCCCAGAAGATCCTGGACTCCCAGGAGGACTCCGAGGACCTCCGCAAGCTCCGGGCCCTGGAGACCGCCGGGGTGGACAACTGGGACGGCTACGCGTACGCCATGTCGATCATGGACGGGGATGACGAGTTCTGATGGCGACGCCCAACATGCCCGCCGAGGAGTGGCCCGACCTGTCCGGCGACGAGCTGCGGCAGGTCGGGGAGGTCCTGAGGGGCGCCGACTACATGCAGGCCCACGAGGACGACGGGACGCCGGTCCCCGATCCCCCCCAAGTAGCCCACAACCCGCCAGAGATCACCCGGGAGGGTGCCGTATGACGATCATGGACAAGTTCGTGGAGCTGAACTCCGCCACCAAGTACCCGAGCATCGAGACGTACCACGTGCTGGGGGAGCGGGGCGCCCTGACCGAGGACGTGGGCCCGTTCGCCGGATACGAGGGCGATGCGCTCTTCACCGAGAAGGTGAACGGCACCAACGGCCGCATAGTCCTCTTCCCCGACGGTGATTTCCTCATCGGCTCCCGCGAGGAGCTGTGGTACGCCGACGGCGACCGGATCATCAATCCCTCGTTCCGTCTCGTGGAGACGCTCAAGCCGGTGGCCGAGGGTCTGACGGGTGACGGCACTCAGCACATCTCCGTGTTCTTCTTCGAGGTCTACGGCCACCAGATCGGCTCGGCCGCCAAGCAGTACACGGGCGAGGGCAACGTGGGCTACCGCCTGTTCGACCTGGCGTACGTGCCCCTGGAGGTCCTGGAGCTGGACCGCGCGAGGATCGCCTCATGGCGGCAGCACGGCGGTCAGCAGTGGGCCACGGAGCCGGTGCTCCAGCGGGTGGTCCAGGCGGAGGGCCTGACCCTTGCGCCGCGTCTGGGGACTGTACAGGCCGATTCCCTGCCGACCTCCGTGGCGGGCATGTCCAAGTGGCTGGAGCAGGTGTCCCAGTCCCTGGTGGGCCTGGACGCCAAGGCGAAGGGTCGTTCGGAGGGCGTGGTGCTGCGGTCCCCGCAGCGCACGGTCATCGCCAAGGCCCGCTTCGAGGACTACGAGCGCACCCTGAACCCCCAGCCGCAGCGCAAGCAGCGGTAGCCGTCCCCGCCCCACAGAGCCCCCAAGGGATTTTTAAATCCTTGGGGGCTCTGGTCTTGCGCTCCAACAATCCTGTGAGTAGTGTTGACTCTGTCAGCACGGCAACGACTCCCCCGGAGGCCACCATGGCGATTGAACTCGCGCACAAGCCCGAGAACTCCAACCCCCAGAACCCGTACATCGTGATCAAGCACGTGGGGTCGGAGCTTCCCGAGTACATCGCGAGGGCGCCGTACGGCATCTGGATCCGCACCGGCCGGGAGACCGCTCGTCCCCTCGGCTCCGGCCGGGGCATTGCGGACCTGGAGAGCGCCATCCGTGACGCCCAGTACCGCAACGCGAACTTCAACGCCCCCTCGGAGTCCGGCCAGATGTACGCCTGATCCTCCCGAGCCCCCGGCGAACAACCGGGGGCCGCTCCTGCTCCGCCCAACTGACTCCCCAGGAGGCCCACATGGCCGGTACCGCTCGCTCCACGGTCAAGTCCCAGCGCGGCAAGCTCGCCCGCTTCTCCGCCAACAAGGTCTTCATGTCGGCCAAGCCGTCCAGCAAGAAGATCTACATGCCGCCGCCGTCGGCCAGGGTGAGCGTCTTCCCCAGTGGCGTCGTGCGTGCCGGATCCTGCCTGGTGAACCGATGACCGTCTACCGCGTCGTCCTGACGGCCATAACGGCCGCTGGCCGCCCTCTGCCGGACGAGTACCCCTTCGAGGTGGAAGTCGAGCAGTCCCCGCGACACTGGCGCGAGGGGGACATGGTGACCGAGGCCATCACCCAGGCCGACAAGCTCTTCTACGCCCGTACCTCGTTCGTGTGCGGCGTGAAGCTGGGCGTGCGCCGGGTGGAGCGCCAGTGGGAGTCCGGCAAGGGCTGGACCGAGCTGGTCACCGCCTACCGGGCCACGCCGGGCACCTGGATCAAGCTGGAGTCCGTCTACGACGGCCAGCCCTGGTGGGGATGGCGCTGTGTGGCCCGCTGGGAGCCCACGGGCGACGGCACGTGCCGTCTGATCACCACCCACGCCAGGAACCCGCAGGGGGGCGTCTACGGGCGTGACGACGTTTTCGAGAAGAGGAGGGTCTGACCATGGTGGACACGATGTGGCTGGGCAACGCCGACGGTGAATACGTCGGCGTCGGCGAAGACCTGGACACGGTGATGGACGTGCTCAAGGCGGCCTTCGCCGAGGAGAAGGAGATGACGGACGAGGAGGCCGAGAAGCGCCTGGGCCAGGACCTGAAGCTCCAGGACTATTTCGTCACCCTGGACGGGGTCCGGCAGCGCGACTACAGCGCAATTCGGGTGAACGTGCTGGGGAGTTGACACTTCAAGGATTGGAGAATGCAGTGAAGAAGCCCAAGCATGCGGCCGACCGCTGCTACCGCATCTACGACCGCGACAATTCCGCGCCCCAGCACTGCTCCGAGCCCGAGGGCCATGACGGCCTGTGCGGGACCAACTGGGAGTGGTGCGACCGGTACAACGACGGTTCGTGTTTGCTGTAGGGGGTTGACGCTCCAACAATCCTTGTAGTAGTCTTGACCCTGTCAGCACCGAACGACTCCCCTGGAGGCCCATATGGCGCTCAAGCCCCTCTCCCGCAAGCTCGCCGAGCAGGCCCTCACCGCCGTCAAGGGCCAGTACAAGAGCTACATGGCGGACGGCGAGGAGTACGGCCCGAAGCTGGTCGAGGCGTGGGACGGCACCCACTGGGCGATCTGCTGGGACGAGGGCCCGTTCGAGTGGACGCTCAGCAGCCCCGAGGGCGGCATCGACAAGGACCTGTCGGCGATGATGGACCAGCTCGTGGAGACCCCCGCCGCTGAGGGCTTCCCCGAGGAGGTCTTCGCGGAGCCCTACTGTGGCTCGGTGCTGTGCCTGTACCCCAGCTCCTGAGCACCACAGCCCGCCGGAGCTGCGATCCCGGCACCCAATTCCCGGTCGTCTACTTGGTGAAGACGCTCCGTCGGGCCGCACCCGGGGGAGGGACGCTGGTTCGACTCCGGCACGGGAAGCGCCAGAGAACACCCGAGCACAGGGAGCCCATATGCCCATGTTCAAGATCCAGCCCGCCTCGCGGATCGACAACCTCACGGCCCACGGCGATGTGGGGCTCCAGCGTCCGTACCCCGTCTACGCCGACAACAAGGGCAACGTGGAGTTCCAGCGCTCCTTCCGGGGCCGGGTGACCCGCGTCGTGGGCTTCCAGAAGGACCTGGCCGTCCAGCAGATCGACCTGTCGTGGAGCGAGGCCCAGAAGAACCCGGACAAGGTCGTGGGCATGTACCTGGTCACGGCCGACAGCAAGGGTGACCTCGGCGTGCACGACACCGCCGTGGAGACCTTCGAGGAGGTGGTGCTGTGAGCATCGACAGAGTCCAGGTCGGCCGGATCTTCCGGCACAAGGCGGACGGCCGCCGCTACGTGCGAATCGACCGCCTCTTCGATTCGCTCGATCAGCCGCCGGTCCCGGGCGTCTCGTTCGCCATCTGGGATCTCCGGGAGGGGGTGAGAGCGAAGTGGGAGGAGTTCTCCGTCCTGCCGGTTGCCATGTTCAATGAGCAGTACCGGTACGCGGCGCAGTTCTTCGAGAACCAGCAGGCCGAGATGGCCGAGGCCACCGCGATGCGCGAGAAGCTCCAGGCGGACATCGAAGCCGCCCTGGAGGCCGTCGGAGCCCAGGACCCGGCCGCCGTGGCCGGGCTGTTCGTCCGCCTGGTGCAGAACGAGTGCGCCCACCGTATCTACACCCACGACGGGTTCAAGGAGGGGTGTGCCGCAGGCTGCTGCGACTCCACCACGGACGACGCGGCCGAAGTGATCGAGGTGGAGATCACCGACGCGGAGCGCGAGGAGCTGCTCGGGGAGAGCGCTTGACGCTCCAACAATCCTTGTAGTAGTCTTGACTCTGTCAGCACGACGACGACTCCTCAGGAGGCCCACATGGCCCGTACCCGCGAAGACCTCATCGCCCAGGTGCTCAAGCTCAACGAGATGGCCAACCGCTCCAGCGAGGCCGACGATGCCGACGACGACAACGGTGTGGCCCACGCCGAGATCGTGGACAACGCGACCCGCAAGGCGGCCAAGATCATGCGGCGCCACCAGATCACCGAGGCCGAGATCGGCCAGGCGCAGGCCGCCAAGGACGAGGAGTTCGTCCACTTCACGTTCTCGGTGCGCAACACCTACGGGCTGGGCAAGGAGCGCTCCACCGCCCTCCACCACGCCGTGATCGTCCCCTTCGGCGGCAACTCGATGCGGACCGTCTACAAGTCGGCCAAGTCCGACACGGAGATGACCGTTTTCGCCCCGGCCAGCATCGCCGAGATGCTCAAGTCGCTGCTGTACAGCATCTCCCTCCAGATGGAGGAGGGCCTGAGGTCGGCGAGCAAGGGCGAGCGCCAGCGGATCGACGAGTCGGTCTTCTCCTGGACCCAGGCGGAGATCAACAAGCAGGTCCTGCTCTTCCGCCGGGGCTACCTGCGGGGCTTCGCCTCCACGGTGGGCTCGCGCATCAAGGCCGCCCAGGACGAGGCCATGGAGGAGATCAAGCGGGAGCTGGAGGCCGAGGGCCGCTCGGTGTCGGCGGGCACGGAGATCGCCCTGTACGACTCCAGCAGGAAGGCGGGCGACTTCATGAACGCCTGGTACACCGGTACCAGCGGCGGCGGGAAGCTCCGCAAGACGTCCAACCGCGCCCGGTCGTCGAGCAAGGGCATCGAGGCCGGGGCGCGGGACGGCCGCCGGGCCGACATCACCCCGCCCAGGACCGACCCGAACCGCCGCTCGTTGGTCTGATGGAGGACGGCCCGCCGGGAGCCGTAATCCCGGCACCATGCCCCTGTAGCTCAATAGGCAGAGCGACCGACGCCCTCGGGCAGTCGGGACGATGCGGGTTCGAGTCCCGTCGAGGGCACGCCAGAGAATCAACCCGAGGAGGACCGTATGGGACGGATCAAGCCGAGCAGGTCCAGGCGCATTCGCCCGCAGGACGTCGAGACGGTGGAGGATCTGTACGCGGGGCTCAACCAGGTCGCGGAACAGGCCCTGGACAAGCTCTCCGGGCGCCTGCTGGCCGCCGGGGCGTCCCCGGAGGACGTGGCGGCCCACTACGACGCCGTGAGGGCGCAGGCGGCCATGTACGTGCTCCAGATGGACCTGATGTCGTTCATCGACACGCGGCCCGACGCCGGGATCCAGCAGATCATCTTCGACGAGCTGATGAAGGACATCAATCCGGTGGAGGCGCTGGCCATCGGTCTGCCGGACGCCGAGGACAACCCGACGGAAGAGGTCTGACATGGGTGCATGGGGTACCGCCGTCTTCGACAACGACAACGCCGCCGACTTTGCGGGGTCCCTGGAGTACTGCTCCACGACCGAAGCCCGCACCGACCTGCTGACCGCAACGCTGCGGGCGCTCATCGAGCTGGAGGACACGGAGCGCTGGCTCATGGCCGGGGACTTCGAGTTCCCCTACGAGATCGAGCACGCGCTGGCCGCTGCGGCCTTTGTGGCCGACCGCAAGAACGGCCGGGAGGAGTTCATCAACGTCTCCTACGCGCAGGGCCACGACAGGGAGACGGACACCTGGTACACCATCCCCCTGGACGAGCCCACCCCGACCCTGATCAACGACGCCCTGACCGCCGTGGAGAAGATCCTGCGGCAGATGGAGGCCGACAAGGTCGAGGACGAGTGGCAGGCGAGCGCCCGTAAGATCTTCGCGGCTCTCCTCGCATAACCCCTTGACACTCCAACAATCCTTGGGGTAGTGTTGACCTTGTCAAGACGACGCGGTAGCGTCACTCAGCTCGTCCGAGAGACATCCGTGAACGAGCGGGGCGGAGGACGGGAGTGGGGGGACTGATCATCCCCCGATCCCTCTTCGCGGCCCTAGTACGGTCCTCCATAGCTCAGTTGGCCAGAGCAGTGCACTGTTAATGCACGGGTCGCAGGTTCGAGTCCTGCTGGAGGAGCGGGGTACTGCGCAGTAACCGGCTGCTGGCCGGAAGTACCTTAGCCGGGTCTGTCCGTCATCCCGGGTGCACGAAAGACGGATGCACGATGGTCCTCCGTAGCTCAGTGGCCAGAGCGGGCCCGAAGGGGATGCGCGCGGGTTCAACTCCCGCCGGAGGATCTTGCACGGCCCTGGGTAGGGGCTACCGAACCGGTTTGACCCACCGTACGTGCGAAACGGGTCGCTGCCCCTGTAGCTCAGTTTGGCAAGAGCGCTCGTCTGAAACACGAGAGGTCGCTGGTTCGATTCCAGCCGGGGGCACGCTAGGGACCCACCAGCTTGGTTATCGGATGGGCGCAGATAGAGAGTTGCCGTCAGATGAAGGTCGGCATCCACTCGCTGCCCGATGTGGGAGCAGAACGGCTAATCACCGTGGACAAGACCAAGCACATGCCCCCGTAGCCCAACGGCTGAGGCCCCGGCTTCAAACACCGGAAGATGTGGGTTCGAATCCCACCGGGGGTACGCAAGTTCGAGGACTGAGTGGTGAGCGTAGGCCGGTTCAACTCCGGCCGTCCCGAGGGCTCGGGTGTGGGGTTCGATTCCCCTTGACCATGGTGGCGAACAGGGATCGCGGCGTCAGTGCCGTGCCCGCGCAGAGGGGTTCGACTCCCTTCCGGTCCACGGCGGTGCCAGTGGAGACGACAGCCGACTCCACACGGGTACGGAGAGGCCAACTGGGGTGATCCGCGTGGCGGCGCTCCCCCAGCAAGATCTCCGTGCGGACGAGGCCATACGTCCCCCGCACCTTTTTAAAATCTCGACTCCCCAGGAGGCGCCATGGTTGTACCGACCCCCGAACGCGGCGAGTACACGGAGCTGGCCGAACGGCTCATCGAGGAGATCGAGATGGCGACCGTCGCCGAGGTGGTGCTGCTCCGCAAGCGCATCGACGGAGCCCTGGCCTACCTGGACGAGGTGGTCACGCCCAACCAGATCACGCTGCGGCACATTCGTCGGCACCTGGACGGCGGCTACGACGGGATGCCGGGCTGATACCCCGCCACAACCCCACCGCCTTCTGGATTCTGCTGGCGGTGGGGCTCGACATCATGCTGGCCCTGCTGATCTGGGAGATCGTGCGATGACCACTGAATTACCTGAGCCCACCGACCCCGATGAGGGCATTTCGACCACCTGGGACCACCACCCGGTCACCGGGTGGGAGCAGGTCGGCACCTTCGACCCCGACGAGGAGACCGATGGTGGGACGCCGTAGGCGCATATATCTGCGGGTGCTGCGGGTGATCCGCAAGCCCTTCTGGTACCCGCGCTGCCTCCACCTGTCCCACCGGCTGCTTCTGCCGTGCTGGCGTGCGCAGATCTGGGATTCCTACTGCCCCCACCACAACGACACCTGCTGGGGGAGATGCTGATGAAGACCGCCGTCGTCAAGGACCACTGGTTCCGCGCCGAATACGCGGATGACCCGTGCGGGTACAGCGGCTGCGGACGGCCCCAGGCCGAACACGTGGAGTCGGTAGGGGAGTGGATGGAGGCGCGGCACCTGTTCCTGCCGTCCCTGCCCTCCATCCGGTGCGTGCGCTGCGCGCGGTACTGGTCGCACTCCACCCACCACGGCAGCCGGAAGAACCGTCGGCTGTACTGGCGCGACTGGTTCTTCCTGTTGCGGCAGCGGCTGCTGCACCGTAACGACTTGTGCTGGCACCTGTCGCACCGGCTCAAACTGCCGTGCTGGCGCCGCGTGGACTCCACGTGCTCCATGCTCTGCGGACGCCACTACGACTCCTGCCGGGAGGGATGCTGATGATCGTGATCACCACCAGCAAGTTGGTCCGGGACAAGATCCATGACCTGTATCCGGAGTACGGCTACCACACAGCGGCTCCGGAGCAGCGTCTGGATCTGCTGCAAGCCAAGCTCTTCGAGGAGAGCGCCGAGGTGTCGGTCGCCCGTGACGGCTTCGAGGCGCTCCAGGAGCTGGCCGACCTGGAGGAGATCGTCCGGGCCTACACCAGGGCCCTGGGGTACTCCCTGGAGGATCTGGAGGCCCAGCGGCTGCGGAAGTTCAGGGAGCGCGGCGGCTTCGAGGAGGGCTGGGTGCTGACCCGGCAGATGCCCTGAGAGGAGGGGACTGATGATCAAGCGGGGGGATCTGCCCAACCATCCGGTGTCGGCGCTGGACTACCTGTTCCAGCGCGGCTGGATACCCCGTCCGGTGTGTGTGGGGCAGCCCCTGAGATCCACCGGTCAGGAATACGCTCTGGTGCTCGAAGTGGAAGGCTACGGTTTCGAGGCCGTCGCCGGGGCGACCAAGAACGAGGCCAAGCGCGAAGCCGCAGAGGCGCTCCTGGGGCGCGTGCTGGCCATGATGTGCCCGCACCCCACCAAGATGCGTTACGCGACCGACGAGGTGGCGTACGGGACGGCGGAGCGCCATCAGAACATCGGGAAGACCGGGATTCGGCGTGCGTACCTGTGCCGGTGCGGCTGGTGGCATATGACCAGCCAGCCGGACAACAACGTGAGGAGCGTGTCGTGAGCGTTCGCTGGTGGACCTCTACGGACCTACCTCGGCCCCAGGGCGGGGCGAGGTCCGAAAGGGGCCCAGATGGTCAAGCAGAGCCCGCACACCCGCTGGAGGGGGTGCTGCCTCATGTGCTCCAGCGGTGGAGGGTGGGGAGCCGCCCACAACGCGGTGCACAAGCAGAAGGGCGACGGGGAGCGCACGCCGTTCTCGGCGCTCCGCAAGATCGGTGTGAAGCGCCGGTACAGCAGGAACCGGGCATACGGCGACGACTGACACCAGCTACGAATCGAAGGCCAGACTCCCAGTCTGGCCTTCGATTGTTGAAAATCTTCCAGAGCCCAGACACCCACATTCGAAGGTTGGATCACCGTGGAGGGCTAGTCCTTTCCCAGATGGTCGCGGCGTGGTCGACGTTCCCGGGGCAGTCGATGTTGGTGCACTCGGCGGACTGGTCGGGGTATACGGTGTGGAGCCCGGCGCAGGAGAACATGGGGTCGTTCCCGGTCTCCTGCGCCCACCGCTCGTCGTACGCCCGCACGCTGGCCATGCAGGCGGGCCGCATGTGGAACAGGGCGCTGTCGTCCCCCAGGTCGGGCCGGAGCAGGTTGGGCCCGGGGAAGACCACCGACGCCTGCCGCAGGGAGACGGGCCTGCGGCAGGCGTGGCACACCCCGGGGCCGATGCGGCGTCTGGTGGGCCACCAGTCCTCGTACCGGATGCGGATGAGCATCTACCCTCCTCGGCATGATGACTTTCAGTGAGGCCATGGAGCGGGTCAAAATACGCGGTACCCGGATCAGTCGGGACGGATGGAACGGCCCGGGACAATACGTGGTGTACCAGCGGGGGTACCCGAACGGCATCGCGATCAACGCCAACACCGCCGAGGCCACGGGCATCCCAGAGGGCACGCTCATGGCCTTCAAGCCCTATCTGATGCTCTGCACGGTCGACGGGGAGTTCGTTCCGTGGGTCATCACCCAAACGGATGCCCTCTCGGACGACTGGACTGTCGTACACATGAGCTAAGCCCTGATAGAGTCAGGACTGCGTGGCTCGGCATGGCATGGTAAGGCTAGGCGGGGCCTGGCAAGGCGCGGCAGGGCAGGGGAACGGCCCCAATTCCTACGGGAGTTGGGGCCTTCATCTTGCCACTCCAAGGATTCCTGGGGTAGGGTGAGGTTCCGCCAGAGATACCGAACTCCCAGGAGGCCCCGTGGTTTTCCATACGCTCGCGTTCGCGTTGCAGGTGGCGGCTCTCGCCCTCATGCTCACCGCGCTGGCGCTGCGCATCTCCAAGATCATGCACACCGATTGCACGATCCTGTCGGTGGCCTTCGGCTTCGTCCTGCTGAGCTGCTCGGCCATCGTCACCCGTCAGATCACGGCCGCCGGGCTGCTCTTCACCCTCTTCGTGGGCAACACGATGATCTTCCACGGTGTCCGCCACGACCTGCGTCCGGCGCGGGCCTACCACAGGATGCGGGGGCGCTCCTGATGGCGGAACTCCTGTACTGGGGCGGCTGGGGACTGTGGATCTGCTCCTTCGGATTCTTCATCCTCCGCAAGGTCGACGGTCGGCGGCACGATCTGCTGATGGCGATCTCCTGGCTGCTGATCTGTGCCGGTGAGGCCATCCGCCACCGCCAGGGATCGGCCTCCATCGACGCCGCGTTCGCGGGGTTCTACCTCTGGCACTGGTGGACCAACGGCGGGGACGACGACACCAAGAGGCGCCTGCGCAAGCTGGCCAAGAAGTTCCAGGGGCGCCGCCGTACGGCCCCCGCGACCGCCTAGGAGGCGACGGATGGACGAGCAGATCGAGAATCCGCATGTGGTGCTGTACGTGGACCAGGAGGGCGACGAGCAGATCACCCCGGTCATGTCGGAGGCTGCGGCCAAACAGCGCGCCTGGTCCATGCAGGCAACCGGCATCAACGTGCTGAGCGTGGTGTCGGAGGCGTACGGCAAGGAGTACACCGGCTCGTTCTTCGTGCGCTACACGGACGGCTTCCAGCAGCAGCAGGAGACCGGGATCTTCCCCTCCCGCGAACGCGCCGTCCGGGAATGCGACGAGATCACGGAGGACACCAACAACAGCAACATCGAGATCCTCCCGGCCAAGATGCACTCCTCGCGCACCACCGAGGAGCAGGTGCAGAAGACGCCGGAAATTCCCTCCGAACCGACGCAGTGGGAGGCCGAATCGACATGGTGGGAGGTGGTGTACCGCAATCCCAACCTTCCCGACCCGGCGTTCACGGCGCAGTCCACGCTGCCCATGACGGCCGATGAGGCGTCGGCGGCGATGCATCGCCTGATCCAGCGGGGCATGACGGAGTGCTCCCTCCGGCGGGTGCCGCGTGACGAGCTGAGCCAGGTCCTCTATCTCGTCCGTTCCGACGACTGGCGGGACAAGAGCACCGACGTGGAGCGGTACACCGCGCCGGAGCCCCCGCACCTGGCCAAGGATCGTGCCGCCGAGATGAAAGAGCAGGACTACCGGGTCATAGCCATCCTCACCGTCAAGGCCGTCGATCAGCGCAGGACCGCCTCCCGGGACGTGGAGGCCGAGACCAACGAGATTCTCGACGTCCAGACGTGGCCGGAATACAAGGACTTCCAGGAGCCCACCGAGGAGCAGTACGCGGAGGTGGAGCAGGCCCCGCACCAGGATGAGGCCAATGCCGCTCTGCGGGATGCGGCCTCGCGGGCCAAGGGCCTGATCTCCCGGGACCCGGGGCATCGGGATCTGCGGGACCGGGACCGCGCCCTGAAGCTGGCCCTGAAGTTGGCCAAGATCGGACGACCCAGCAAGATCTCGGCTGCCACCCTTGTCGCCCACGCCGAGACGATCTTGAAGTTCCTGTACCCCGAGGAGAAGTAGAGAGATCCCCATGGACGACAAGACCCTGGAACTGCCGGTCGTGCCCGATCCCGACACGGTGGCGACGCAGGAGATCCGGGTCGTCCCCGAGCATCTGGTCGGCGACCCGATACTCACCATGGATGCTCCCCGCCTGCGCTTCTTCTCGCTGTTCGACTACTACTACGGAGACCGGCCGGTCTTCGTGCCGCCACCTCCCAGACAGGTGCATCACAGAGTGCCGAAGACTCATGACCGGGTGTTGATAGGACTGGCCGCCACGCTGGCGGCCCTGACCGTGCTGACGTACGTGGAGGTCGCGTCGGGCTGGCATTCGGGAGCGTCCCGGATGCAGCCCCCGGTGGTCGCCAGCAGCCCGCTGGCCGTCCCGAGTGTGCTGCCGGGCACCAGCGTCCCCGTGCCTTCCCCCGAGCCCGCCAGGACCGCTCAGGTGCTGGCGGACGTCCAGACGTCGCCCTCCCGCATTCCGGCCGCCGTACGCCCCCGCCGGACCGTGGTGGTGCCCGTGACGCCTTCTGTGCCGCCGCCGGTCACCGTGAGCCCCATGCCGTCACCGAGTCCGTCGCCCAGCCCCACCGCGCCGTCTCTCTCTCCGTCGCCCCCGCTGATCGTTGTACCGGTCGGGTCGCCGTCGGCCCCGGTGGATCCGGGCAGTAGTACATCGTCGACCCCCACCATCACGAGGAGCAGTCCATGACGCAGATGACACCCGAGCAGCGCGAAGAGCGCCTCATCCAGACCCTGATGACCACCTGGGCCCGTGACCGGCAGCATGCCGAGGGCATCCTGGCCGGGTACGTGGCCAACGAACTGGCCAAGGCATCCAAGGAGTTCGATGACCTGGAAAACCCCTACCGCCGCAACAGCTCCCGCCTGAAGTGGAGCACGGGGGTGGTGATGGTGACCTCGATGCTGTTCCGGCGGGAGATGCGGCTGTGGGCCAAGATGTCCCGGGCGGACGCCGGGCACCCGGAGCGCACGGCCCCGCGTACCTGACAAGTCCCGGGGTATACGGGGGACATGAATCCGTTGTATTTGGTGCTGTACGTGGTCGCGGCGCTGCTGTTCTTCGCCGCTGGTGCCCTCGGGTGGGGATGGGGTGCCCCCGGGGCTGCTCCCCGGTACGCGGGCTGGAGCAACCTGGTGGCGTTCGGACTTCTGTTCTGGGTGCTGGTGCCGCTCATCGCGCTGGCCCGCACCATGTAGGGTCTTCCTGTCACGCGCTCCACGCCTGAGGCCCCTCCCCACCATTCCGGGGGAGGGGCTTCGGAATTTTAAAATCCCTCCTTGACACTCCAAGGATTGTTGGAGAGGATGGGGTCAACGCCAGAGACCCCGAGGAGGCCCACATGGGCACACCCGAGATTCCGTCCCTGAAGGACGGCGAGTACCTCCACTTCGAGTACGTGCAGGGCCAGCGCGACGACGAGGACGGCCCGGTCACCTACTTCTCCAACATGGTCGACCTCGCCAACACCCGCGAGAAGGCCATCCGGGACGTCACCGAGCTGATCGCCAACGAGGACGTGTGGGCGATCCACGTGCGCCGGGTCGAGCAGCCCGAGCAGGGCGTCCACCTGTACGACGAGTCGCAGCCCCTGGCCGTGGCCCAGAGCGAGGCCCACCAGTACCGGACGGCCTACGAGGAGCTGGCCCAGGGGTTCATGAAGCTGGAGGACGCCAAGACCTCCATGCAGGCCGAGTACGAGCGGCAGGCCGACCACTGGCAGATCGGTCTCAGGGCGCAGGCCGCCGTGATCGAGATGCTCAAGGCCAAGTTGGTGCTGATTCAGGGCCGTGCCCAGCGTGCTCAGCGGGACGCCTATCTGATGGAGCCCCAGGACGTCTTCCAGGACGCCAAGGTCGACGTGCAGGCGGAGCTGGAGAGCGCCAAGCGCAAGGCCAAGGCGCACCAGGAGGACCGCAAGACACAGGAACTGGCCGAGCGTACGGGCCTGGTGCGCCTGACCGAGGACGGCACGGGCCTGTCCGAGGACCGGTGCGTCTGCGGTCACCCCCGCCACGTGCACCGCAAGGGGGACTGCGAGATGTGCCCCAGTGGCAAGGAGCGTTCCTGGCGCCACGAGTTCAACCCGGAGGTGAATTGATGGAGGGCTCCCGTCCGGAGTACTTCATCCTCGACGAGGTCGGGGGTACCGCCGAGGCGATCGACAACACTGCCGACACCGTGCAGGCGGAGGACTGCTGCACGGTGCCCGGCTGCGGGCACTGGGAGTCCCAGCACGAGCGCAACCACTGCCGGGTGTGCCACACCGAGGACACCGGGCTGGGGCGCCCCGAGGACCGCAAGTGCCAGCACTACTTCTTCCCGCCGCTGGGAAAGGACAAGGACTGATGGCCGAGAAGAAGCGCCGCTGCGGGGCCAGCCTGCCGGACCGGGACGCCGAGGAGAACCAGCACTACTGCTACCACCCGGCCGGTCACGCGGGGTGGCACGAGGACGACGTGTGCATATGGAAGGACGGGGACACGGTGAGCGTCCACACCGTGGAGGAGCTGCCCGCCGTGTCCCACCACACCCACGACTTCGTGGGCGACGAGGACACCTGCGTGAGCGTTGTGGCCTGCCCGCTCACCTGGGGGCAGTTCACGGCGCAGCAGCGCGAGTGGGAGGCCGAGCAGGCCGACACCTGCTCGTTCTGCGGCCACGCCGAGCACTGCCACACCTTCGAGGCGCGGGACGAGGGCGGCAGGGACTACCGCACCGAGTGCGGGGGCGCCAAGGAGTTCCACTCCTTCAACGAGGAGCCCAAGGCCGTCGTCCCGAGCCGTGAGCGCCTCCTGGAGTTCGTGCGGAGCATGCTGGGGCCCGATGCCTCCCCCGAGCACGTAGAGCGCGTTGCGCACCGCGTACAGCTCGTCGTGGGGCCCCTCGCCACGGAGTCCGCCCCTGCGGCCCAGCCCGCTCTCCGTGGCCCGCGCGGTCCCGGCAGCGGCCCGGTGATCATGGACGAGGTTGCCCAGGTGCAGGACGCGTTGAAGGAGACCAGAACTGATGGCTGAGCTGAGCAGCCGGGGCTTCGAGCAGTACGGCGAGATCGAGACCACGTACGGGCACACGGTGCGCGTGTACGAGTCGTCGGCCGCCAGTGGCCCGCACCTGTGGCTGAAGACCAAGCTCGTCGCCGAGCGGTCGACGCACGCCCTTCCGCCGGAGGAGGCCACGGCACACCTGGATCTGCTCCAGGCCATAACGGTGCGTGCCCTCCTGGACGAGTTCATTGAGGGTGTGCCCGAGCGATGGGCGAATGGCACCTCTCTGCTCCTCAAGGCCGACAAGGCGTGGCGGGAGGCCAATCCGGAGTTGGTGCTGGAGCAGACCCGCAGGAACTGCCAGTGCTGCGCGTCCGGCAACCACGACTTCCGGTGCACCTGCGACGGTGAGGGGTGCTGCCACCCGGGTCACCACGCGCCCGCCCAGGACGTCCCGGATCAGCCGGAGCCCGAGGCCCCTGAGATCCAGGCCCTGAAGCCCCCGGTGGGCTCGTACGTGGCGACGGTGTTCCGAGTGGACGGGTACGACCCGGACTGCGGGGAGACCCCGGAGACGGCCAGCATGGCCCGCCTGAGCGCCGTGGACGTGGATGGCGAGATCATGGGGTGGACGCAGAACTGCATCGGTCTGTACAACACGACCGACAAGGTGATCGACCATCCCGGGGACGTGCTGGGGTGAGCGGGGGTTGACCCTGACTCTGTCCTTCGGCTAGCGTGAGCAGCCGCGCGGTGGAGCAGCTCGGTAGCTCGTTGGGCTCATAACCCAGAGGTCGCAGGTTCAAATCCTGTCTGCGCTACAACACGGAAGGCCCGGGACCTCGGTTCCGGGCCTTCTTCGTATGTGAGATGAGCAACAGACCGGGTTTGTAGGCCAGTTGAGTGGCGCTCCGGCAATGCTTGGAGTACTCTGGTGCTTCGCCAGAGATTCCGAGACCGTGGAGGTCCCCATGAACAAGGCTCGCTTGATCGAAAAGGTGTCCGAGACCCTGGGCAGTCGTGCCCTGGCCGTGGAGGCCGTGGAACTCGTGCTCGACACGATGGTGCGGGAGATCGCCAGTGGCGGCCGGGTGGCCATCACCGGCTTCGGCACGCTGGACAGCGTGGCCGTCAGTGCCCGTCAGGCGCGCAACCCCGCGACGGGGGAGACGGTGCAGCTCGCCGCCACGCGTCGGGTGCGCTTCCGTGCGGGCCGCAACCTCGCCGACCTGGTGACCGGCGCCAAGAAGCTGCCGACGGACGTGAGCGCGATCAAGAAGGCGCCCAAGGGTTCGGTCGGCAAGGGCGCCAGCCAGGGCTGATCCCCGTACGAGGCCCCCGTCGTCCCTGCGGATGGCGGGGGCCTAGTCTTGCCTCCGTCAACCCCGTCATCCCTCTTGACACTCCAACAATCCTTGGGGTAGTCTTGACATTGTCAAGGAGCGCACCACCGTGAACCACCCGCCCGCCCTGCGACTCCGCAGGGACCGGCAGCCCCGCCTGATCGGCAACGTCCTGGCCATCGCGATCTTCGCGACGATAGCCGCGACCGTCCTCGCCAGGGGTGTCATGCCAGGGCCGACCGACCTACCGCAGGCGCCCGGGGTTGCCGTAGTCAACCCCGGGCCGTGCACCCCTGACCCCGTCCTGCCTGATCCGTCCTGCTGAGGAGACCACATGGAAAGCGACGAGTTCCCCTGGCTGTCCAGCCTGCCCGAGAACGAGGCCCACAACTTCGTCCTGAAGCTGGGCAGCGCTCTGCACCAAGGCGACTACGTCTACGAGGACGAGGAGGTCGAGCGCTCCTGGGAGGACGTCCTGGCCGACGTGGACAAGGTGATCCGCACCTACCGGAACCTCGTCCTGGAGGTCGACGACGTCACCGAGGGCGAGCCCGTGCCGGTGCTGCGGTACACCCTGGAAGAGCGCTCCCAGTGCAAGTTCGTCTACAACCTGGAACAGGCTCCGGAGTCCATCGCCAACCCCAACTTTCCCGGCCTGACCGTCCAGCCCAAGACCCTGCTGATCCTTCTCGCGCCCGGCGAGGACGGGAACTGGGAGGCCGGTCTCGTGAGCGTGAGCGGCCCGTTCTTCCTGAAGGATGACCGGCCGGGCAGGCGCGTCGAGAGCGTCCCCTTCACGAACCCCATGGACGAGGACAGCGGGGCGCCGGAGTGGGTGCGCCTGATCGTCCAGGACCACCTGGACACCCTCAACCACGAGTACTCCCACCGCACGACTATGCAGAGCCGGAGCCTGGTCGCCCACAGCGAGACGATCCCGGAGGGATGACCATGGAGGCCCCCGCGTTCCCCCGGGTCGGGGACCTGCCCGAGAGCGAGCAGCGCTCCTTCTGGAACGGGCTGTGCGTCGCCCTGCACAACACCAAAGCCTCCCTGTCGAAGCCCACCGCGCACGACTTCGAGGCGGAGAGTGCGCCCGTCATCGCCATGTGGAAGGAAAGGGCGCAGATGTACGCGGCCATGTCCCTGGAGGAGCGCCAGCAGGAGGCCGCGCGCACGACGGCTCGGGAGCTGTTCACCGTGCTGATGCCGGGTAACACCGGGATCAGCACGGCCGACGAGGTGGCGGACACGATCCTCGCCGCGATCCGAAAGGTGGTCTGACCATGGACAGCATCGCGTTCCCCTGGCTCAAGCATCTGCCCGACGACGAACAGGTCGAGTGCCTGCGCGAGCTGAAGAAGATCCTGTCCCAGGGCAGCGGCTCCTGGGAGTTCCGCCTGAACTCCCTGGACGAAGCTCTGATCTCGTGGAAGTCCACGGCCGAGGTGTATGCCGATTCGGAGACGCTGGCGGCCCTCACCGCCAAGGTTCGTCAGGACGTGCTGACCGCCTTCGAGGTGGACGAGAACTACGCCTCCACGAGGTCGACGGCCCTCACCCCGTCCGAGGAGGCGCAGACCAAGACGGAGATCACCGAATACCTGGAGCGCATGTACGGCGTCGGCGAGATGCCGCTCACCGTGGGTCCCGCGCCCCGGTTGCTCGACTGCGGCCTGTGCTACGAGGAGGACGGCGAGGAGGTCCACCCGCATCCGGAGTGCACCTGGGAGATCCCCTGTCCCCGCTGCGGCAAGCGCGTGGAAACGTGGTTCGACCGCTCGCTGTGCCCCGAGCCCTGCGGCTCGATGCACAACCGGTGCACCGACTGCGGCAACATCGTGGACCACTGCCCCATCGAGAGCGCCAGGGCGCAGGCCCGCTACAAGCCCGGCTCCGTCATCACCCAGGGCATCGGGCCCGGTTCGTGGCGCTGGGAAGTCGTCGATGTGCTCAACACCTGCTACCGGGTGCGTACGCTGACGGGTTCGACCTCGGGCTCGCCCACCTACTCCACCTGGGAGTTCGGCCTGTGCGAGGACGCCACCGTGCTGGAGTGGCAGAAGGACGGCCGTGAGGGCGTCATCGACGCCGAGGGCAACTCCAGCATCCCGGAGGAGGCGAAGACCGATGGCGACTGAGGACAAGGCCGTGACGCCCTACGAACGGGTGCGGCTGTACACGGAGCTACACACGGGTTGCAGTCTGGGCGACGAGATCCTCTTCGACAGGCGCTTCAAGACCGCGCCGTGGCCCCGGACGGGGTACGCCCTGGAGCAGGCCGACGTGGTCGCGGTCCTGGACGAGCTGGTCCTGCTGCGGGAGGAGCTGGCCAGGGCCAAGGAGGTGAGTGCGGAGGTCGGGGAGAAGGTGCAGCGCATGGTGGCGTTGCACAACGAGTACGTGGCCACCGCTGAGCGGGAGATCGAGGGCCTCGAAGCGCAGGTACGAGAAGGAGGTGGCCTCAATGACGACTGAGCGGACCCCGTACGGACGGCTGAGCGCCTACCTGGACGTCCTGCCCCAGGGGACGATGTGCGCCGGGGATCCGATCATCGTGGGCGGCGACTCGATGAATCCCCTGCGGGTCTACCGGGGTGACCTGGCGAGTGTGCTGTACGAACTGAACACGCTGCGGCAGGACCACAAGGACCCGGCGCTGGGCTGGGAGACGGCTGCGATAGAGGCGCAACTGTATGAGCAGGCCAACGACAAGCTCTGGGCTCTGGAGGACCTGGTCAAGAAGCTGGGCTCCGAGAAGCTGCGCGACAAGGTGGAGGAGCTGCTGGAGACGCCTCCGGCCGACGGCCCCACCAAGCGTGAGGGCGTCGTGGAGGAGCTGCGCAAGGCCCTGGAGGAGCTGGCCGTCCAGCGTCAGGACATCGAGGACCTCACCAACGAGCGGGACGATCTCAAAGACGAGGTCGAGTACCTGAGGGGGACGGAGGCGGTGTCCGTGGAGAAGGCCGTGGAGGCCGTCAGGCTCCGCCTGGAGGCGTTCTTGCAGGACGGCACGCTGATGGGTGGCCTGGCGGCCCGCAACGCCGCCCTGGACCTGCTGAGGGGCCTGCCGGGCATCCCCGAGTCCAGGGGCTGAACGGATGAGATGGACCATGCGTATCTGGGCGCGTGCCGGGTGCGGTCGGCATCATGCGCCGTGGTGGAGGACTGTTCCTCCGCCGTCCTGCGGGAGGAGGTGATTTTCATGTCCTGCGCCAACCCTGACTGTCGTCGTGGCGGCTGTACCACCGGCCCCAAGCCATCGGAGGGCTCCGGCCCCAAGCGCTAACCTATGGCGCGAGCCCCCCTTCCTCGGGAGGGGGGCTTTCCCCTTGACTCCCCAACAATCCTTGTAGTAGTCTCAGACCCATCAACCCGCCAGAGAATCCCGGGAGTTACCTATGACCAAGACCGTGCGCGCCCTCACCCTCACCGCCGCCACCGGCATGCTCGCCCTCACCGCCGCCTGCGGCTCGCACCACACCCACACCCACGGGGTCCCGGTGGTCGCGGTGCACCACTACTCCAGCCACCCGGCCCCCACCACCCACGTGATCGTGCACCACGTGCACCACGTCGTCGTGCACCCGGCGGCCCCCAAGACCTCCTCCAAGTTCCGCAAGCACTAGTCCCGTCCCCGGCGGCCCGGTCTCCTCTCCCCAGGGGGCCGGGCCTTCGCCGTATCGAGAGGAGCCCTGTGGCCCAGACCCGAGAACGACGTATGTATCTGTACTGGAAGGCACTCAAGAAGGATCGGGAGTACCAGCGCGGGTACCGCCGTGAGGGCTGTTATCCCAAGCCGCTGATGATGGTCGCCATCAAGTTCAGCACCCCCATCCGCGAGGTCCGCGAAATCCTCGACATGCAGAAGGGAGAGCCCCGATGACGACTGATCCCCTCCTGGAGTATGTGGCGCGGGCTCTTGCCCGGCACGACATGGTGAACCTGGTCGGCCTGGAGCCGCACCAGGAGCTGCCCGAGCCCGACCACGAGTTCTGGGCCGTGTGGCGGGCCACGGCCCGTGTGGCCATCCGCGCCGTACGCGAGGCCGACGGTACGCGGACGATGGCGCTGGGCCCGGACCTGTCGGACTGGGACAGTGCGGAGGATTCCGTCCACGACGAGCACGGCATGGAACCGGTCGACGAGGCGCCCCACCGCTGCCCGTTCTGTAGCACCGAGACCGTGTACCAGACGTTCTCCGGCGGCAAGGAGTGGTACTGCCCGGGGTGCGACGCCAGCGACTCGTACGAGAGCGGTCAGGCTCCTCGCCGTGTCGCGATGCTGACCACCCCCGAGGGCAGGACAGCCTTGCGCAAGGAGATGCGCGAGCACCTCGCCCCCGAGGATCCGGCCCCCGTGGACGCCGTCCCGCCCAACCCCTGCACCGCCACCTTCCCGGCCGTCAATCTCCGGGGGGAGGAGATAGGGATGATCCGGTGCGCCCTGGTCGCCGGGCACTATGACCGGTCTGTGATACCCGGAGCGGAGGATCCCGGCGGCTGGCACGAGGGTTCGGGCGTGCGGGTGCGCTCCGTCGTCTGGAGCGACGACGCCCGGGGTGCGGTGCCGCACGACGGCCGCTCGTACGAGGAGAAGATCAGCGCGCCCATGTCCCCGGCGAGCATCCAGGCACTGGCCAAAAAGCTCGCCGACGGCACTGTCGCCCGCCGCAAGATCAAGATGCCCAAGGAGCCGGAGTGACCGACGAAGAGCGCGACGACACGGCCCGGCTGGCGTTCGTCCAGCGCGTCATGGAGATCTTCTGGCATGCCGACGTCTGCACCGAACTGATGTGGTACGTCGAGGACGGAGTGCTGTGCCTGTCGGCGGACGTCTCCGACATCTTCGCGTGGGGCAGCGCCGACTCCGAGGAGATCACCCCGCAGACCCTGCCGGTCCTGGAGGAGGCGTTCAGGGAACTGAAGGCCCTCGGCTCGCCGCCGTGGGGCCGCGCCGAGTGGCTGCCGGAGCTGTACGCGGCCCGTGTGCGCGGCATGAGGCCCCAGGGCGCCGCGTACCCCGAGGGGGCTGCCGACGGCGCTGTGGCGGCTCTCCTGGATGCCTGCGGGCCCGCGCGGGAGACCGGCCTCGGCAACCCCAAGAAGCGCCCGGTGTACGAAGGAGAGTCGTGAACGACCTGTACTTCTGCCCGACGGCGGGGGAGATCGAGTCGGCCGGGCACGGCGGTTTCAAGAACGGCGTGTGCTGCAAGCACCCGTGGCTGCACGTGCCGGTGGAGGACTCCCCGGCGGTCCAGAAGATATCCCTGTACCTCAGCGACATGCGCCGGGAGTGGTACGCCGAGGAGAAGGTGGGTGAGATCTTCCGGCGGCGGCTGACCGAGTACGTCAGGGAGCTGGAGGGGAGGAGCGACCGGATCAGCACGGTAAAGGTCCGGCAGCGGCTGACCCTGATCCTGGCCATGTCGGGGACGCCGGACCCCTCGGAGCACCAGGACCGGGTGCTGAACGACCCGGAGGGTCTGTGGGGGTCCACGCCGGGCTGGCGGTGCTGGGTGGGCCGCCATGCCCAGTGCGAGCCGCTGGGGGCCGACGAGCACTGCACGTGCGCGTGCGGGCTGGGGGAGCGGGGTCACGGCCTGGAGCAGAACGGCGTGAAGACCCCGGGCTGCGACTGCGGCCATGAGGGCATGGGCATCACCTGGCATGCCCAGACGTGTGCGTGGAGGGAGAGCCGTCGTGGATGACATGTTCAATCGGGAGCAGATCGGCAAGTTCCGGCTGTATCCGCCGGACAGGCCCGGCGGCGGCTGGCAGATCTCGTACGACGAGGTGTGGCTGCCGGTGAGCCTGGCCGACCGGGACTCCTGCCTGGTCATTGCGGGCATGGTTCTCGCCGGGGTGGACGACGGGGTGCTGGAGGCGATGCAGGACCGCGTCAACCGTGCGCAGTCGTCGCGGAACGTCACCCACGATGTGATCGAAGACCTCATGCGGAAGATGCCCTGACATAGTCAGCCCCTTGTGTAGTACAGTCCCGACCTATCCCGCCAGAAACCGAGGAGCTGCCCGTGAAAGACGAGTTCGGCACCCGCATGAAGCTGTACGAGAAGGTCACCCGGATGGTGCTGCCGCCGCGCACCTTCACGATTATCCGGGTGGACGGCAGGACCTTCCACACGTACCTGAAGAAGGCCGACAAGCCCTTCGACCAGAAGGTGGTCTTCGGCATGGACTACGCGGCGAGGCGGCTGTGCGAGGAGATATCCGGCGCGGTCTTCGCCTACGCCCAGTCCGACGAGATCAGCATCCTGCTGACCGACCTGGGCCCCAGGACCGAGCCGTGGTTCGGCGGCTCGGTGCAGAAGATGGCCTCGGTGGCCGCTTCGATCGCTACGGCCGCCTTCAACGAGGTCTACCTGCCCAGTCCCGAGGAGGACCAGGAGCGCAGGCCGGGCAGCGCCACCTTCGACGCCCGGGTGTACACGATCCCCTCCCGCATCGAGGTGGCCAACTACTTTCTGTGGCGGCAGAAGGACGCGATCCGCAACGCGGTGAGCATGGCGGCGCACGCGAACTTCGAAAACTACGAACTGGGCGGTCTGAACCTGGCCCGGCAACAGGAGCTGCTGTTCCGGAAGCGGGGGATCAACTTCAAGACCGCGTACACCGACCGGGACCGGCGCGGGGGAGTGGTGGTCTACGAGAGTTACATGCTCCACCGCGCCAGCACCCAGCACCTCCTCCCGGACCGCGCCGTCCGGGAGGGACCCAAGCTGTCCCCCGTGGAGCGCCACCAGTGGACCGCCAGGGCCGCCCCGGACTTCACCCTGGACAACGGGGGCTTCCTGGCCCTCCAGATCCCGCAGGAGCCCTCCGACGCCCTCCAGCCGATGGTCCCCGAGTGCATCCACGAGGCGTGGGAGGAGGGGCACGGGGGTACCCCCTATCAGTGCACCGACTGCGACCACGTCTTCACTCCGGCAGAGATCGACGCACGCAAGTGGAACACCAGGGACGGGGTCTGACGATGGCTGAGCAGCAGACGATGGAGGAATTGCTGAGCGACCGCCTGGCCGCCCTCATCAAGCCCCGGGAGGCGGCCACGGTCCGGGAGGTCTTCCGGATCCTCGGTGACGACGACATAGCCAGGGCCTGGATCATCGGCATGAACTCCTTCCTGGACGACGAGTCCCCGCTGGTGTGCATCATCCGGGGCGAGAGCGAGAAGGTCCTGCGGGCCGCCCGCGCCCAGGACGAGGGCACGGTGAGCGCGTGACCAGTCTGGGCGACCAACTCGCCAAGAGCCGCAAGAGGTTCGAGACCGAGATCCGTGGTCACACGATGGAGGTGCTCAGGAACGACGACGTCTACCGGCACCTGCGGTTCCGGAACCGCAAGGACAGCGCCTACTGGTTCGAGATCCACACCGGCCCCAACTTCCTGCTGTTCCGGGGCGACGGCGACTCCTATGTCTTCTCCAACGGCGACAGCGACATGTTCCGGTCCTTCCGGCACAGCATCTACAAGGACGGGTCCCTGCACCCGGATCCCGGGTACTGGACGCAGAAGCTGTCCTCCTCCGAGCAGGCCGAGAAGTGGGACACCGACGTCTTCCAGGAGGACCTGGAGAAGCAGATCGCCGACCTGGTCGAGCAGGAGATCCTCCCCGAGCGGCACGAGAAGCGCTTCCGTGAGGACGTGGAGGCGCACCTGATGTACGAGGACCTGTACTCCGCCGACCTGGTCATCAAGTGCCTGATGGAGTTCGACTTCTACTTCGACAAGGCTGACCGCTTCGACCCCAAGCACGAGCCGGACCTGGACTTCGACGAGTGCTGGGAATGGGTCACCAAGTGCACCGAGTACGACTGGTGGTACCTGTGGGCGCTGCACGGCATCTGCTGGGGTGTCCACCAGTTCGACAAGAAGTTCGGCCGCCCCGGGGTCGCGGTGGACCTGGCCATGGCCGGAGCTGAGGTCGGATGATCGAGTACGAGCCGAGGGACACCGACCGGGAGTGGCCGGTGGCGCTGCTCCCGGGCGCGGCGGTGCGGCAGCTCAACTGGATGGTGCATGAAGGCCATATCGGTGAGGAGGCGGCTCAGAAGGTGTGGGACATGCTGGTGGCGCCGCTGTACGACACCCGGCAGGCTGGCCGTGACTGGCCGCGCCAGCAATGCCGGGTGTGCCAGGCCCTGCACCCGTCCCACCGGGACTACGAGCGGTCCGTCTACCGGCGGGCCCATCAGATGCGTTGCCCCAAGTACGTCGGTCCGCTGGAGCACCGACGCAACCGTTCCGACGTGATGTTCATGGGACACATCAACATCGAATGCACGTGCGGGACGCGTTACAACGAGCTGGACACCGAGGACAGTCCGCAGAACTGTCCGGACGCGGCTGTCGACTGGCGGGGTCCGCGCCCCGTACAGTGAGCACGCCACTTGTTGTTGCTCCACTACACCCCCTTCCGGCCTCGCCGTGAGGGGGTGTAGTGCTTTACCCTGCACTTTGGCCGCACCTGAGGAGATCAGTGGACGACGAGATAGAGTCTGCGCTTGTGGAGGGGTGGGACGAGAGCATTCACGAGGCCCAACTTCGTCTCGCGTCGCTGGATCAGGCGTTCCGCATTGTCCGGGAGCATCCGCACCAGAACGAGGTCTTGCTCCGTGCCGACATGTGGCGGCTCGCGGGCGAGATCGTGGCGTGGGCCTCCCGGCGCACCCCGGCTCATATCAGGATCGTCACCATCGGTGACGTCACGACGCAACAGGAGAAGGCACCGATGCAGATCCATGACAACGAGCAGTTCACCGTGACCATCGAGGTCGACGATGCCAAGGGTGCCCCGATCACGGGTGACGCGGTCACCGTGACCAGCGCCGACACCACCGTGGCCACCGTCGTGGCCGAGGCCGACGGCGTGACCTACACGGTCGTGGCGGGCCTGCCGGGCTCCACCGTCGTGACCTTCGACGCGGGCCTCGACGCCAACGGCAACGCGGTCACCGCGACCGAGGCCGTGGACGTCGTCGCGGGCGGTGTCGCCACCGTCAAGATCACCGAGGGTGCCGTCGTCCCGCAGCCCCCGGCCACTCCGGCCGCCTGACGCTCCTGGCAGACGCACGAAGGCCCCCACCCGATATGGGTGGGGGCCTTCGTGTTGTTCCCCTGCCGTGCCCTGCCATGCCCAGCCTTGCCGCGCCGTGCCGAGGACTTGACTGTATCAGGGGCAGAGGGGATTTGCTGGCGCTTCCGGCCCAACTGCCTGACCCGGATGGGGTATTCCTTCCCAAAAGTCTTGTCCTACCAAGAATAGTTGGAGTAGGGTCAGGGGATCCCGCCATCCCGGAGGTACCGATGGACACTGACGTCCCGCTGAGCGCCCTCCTCCAGAAGATCGATGCCGTTCTGCTCTCCCAGGGCACCGACCCCGCGTCCATCTCCGACACCGACAAAATCATGCTCGCCGTGCAGTACGTGGAGATCGCCTTCTCCCGGGGACTCACCGTCGCGGCCCACCTGGAGATGTACCGCCTATGATCTGCGAATCCGTACACCCGCTCCGTCCGGACATGTTCTGCGACAAGGAGACCCCCTGCACCGGCTACCACGCCAACGCCGGGCACGGCCTGGTGTGGCCCCACGAAAAGGGCCTGCCGTCGGTCTCCCCGCCGCCGCAGAAGAAGGGGGCGGCCACCCGCAAGGTGCAGCTCGTCCAGATCGCCCGGCGCGCCCAGCGCTGAACTCCCGCCAGAGAGGTTTTTAAAATGCTCGCAGACTTCCAGATACGCAAAGCCGTCGAAGACTGCTGGATCAGCGTCAAGCCCTTCCGCGAGGAGCACCTCAACCCCGTCTCGCTCGACCTGACCCTCGGCAATACCGTCCGGACCGTCCGGCGCGATGTCCAGATCATCGACACCGCGATGGCCGACGTCGAGCCCAACACCACCTACTACGGATGCGTCCCCTCCTGGCACCCCCACACCGACGAGGGGGTCATCCACGCCGACGGCTACCACCTGCGCCCCCGCGAGTTCATCCTGGCCAGCACCGCCGAGCGCATCGAGCTGTCCTCGTTCATCGCCGCCCGGGTGGAGGGCAAGTCCTCCCTGGGCCGCCTGGGACTGCTGGTGCACGTGACCGCCGGATTCGTCGACCCCGGCTTCGAGGGCGAACTGACCCTGGAGATCGCCAATCTCTCCGACGTCACGCTTGTCCTGTACGCGGGCATGCGGGTCTGCCAGCTCACGTTCGAGACCGTCGAACCGCCCGAGCAGGACTACCGGCACACGGGCCGCTACCAGGGCCAGACCGGACCCACCGAGTCCCGGTACCGCCACATTCGCTGAACGCACGACGTCCTGCGCCGAGCGCACACGACGAAGCCCCCTCCGGTGATCCGGAGGGGGCTTCTCCCTGCCATGCCCTGCGCTGCCATGCCGCGCCTCGCCATGCCGTGCAAGACCTGACTTTATCAGTCCCATGGTTCTCCGATCGCCGCCGAATGCTGTCCTCCGGCACCCTCGGCCCCGGAAGAGGTGGAGGACACACGTGGACGAGGACGACGAGGGCTTCGAGCTGTGGCCGCAGGGCTGGCAGCCCGACACCCCTGTCCGCGAAACCATGCGGGAGCACCAGAAGGTGCACCGCAGTCCTTCACCGAGTGACCTCAAAGTCCGGCGGCGCAACCGCCGGACGACTGCTGGAGGAGACGTGCAGACACGCGCCCAACTCGTCCGCGCTCTGGGCAAGGCCGCGAGCCTGGCCGAGCAGGCGCGAATCGCCGACGAGATTGCCAAGATCGACAACGGCCTGCGCACCCAGGCCGCCCAGGACCGGGACCTGGATCTCGCCGACACCGTGGTCCGCGACACCCTCACCCCCGTGCGGGTCCACGAGCACCACACCGCCGCCACCGACTGGATGGGTGACGAGACCGCCCCCGACCCCCAGTGGCAGGCCAAGGTCGTCGCCGAGGCCGCCCTCTGGTACGGCCGCGTCCCCGACATGGTCAAGGAGGACCCGGAGGAGTACGCCATCCAGGCGCAGGGCATGGCCCGCCGCGTCGCCGGACCCTACGGCCTCCAGGCCGAGGCCGCCAAGACCGCGTTCTTGAGCTACGCCGCGTTCCTCCACCAGGGCGCCTCCGGCCTGGACCAGATCCAGCAGACCGTCGACCCCAGCAACGCACCGAAGACCACCCCGCTGCCGCCCGAGGTCTTCGACAATTTTGCCCCCGAGGTCGACCCGATCAACGCGGGCGTCTCCGGCACCGAGACCTCCGAGCGCAACCCTCTCCTCCAGGAGATCGTCAACGGCGGCTCCGGCATGGACGGCGGCGCCCCCGAAAAGCCCGGCGGCCACTCCGAGGGCAACGAGCTGTCCTGGAACCCCCCGTCCGGCATGCAGGCCGACACCGCCCCCGGCTGGTCCGACGGCGACCCCGGCGCCCCCGAGCAGGGCGGCAACCGCCCCGACTACACCAAGGCCGCCTCGCTCCGCTTCGTCCCCGGCATGGCCATCCAGCACACGATGACCATGGACCAGTACCTCGCCGAACAGGCCAGCACCGCCCGCACTGCGAGCAAGGCCGCCAGCCTGGGAAAATGCGTCGGCTGCGGGACTGACCTGTCGGTCGGGAACGCGGCCGACCGCGAGGGCAAGGTCTGCAAGGGTTGCGCCAAGACCGCCTCCAGGCGGCAGGCGGCCTCCGGGCTGCCGCAGATCCAGCAGACCGTGGACGCCGACAACCAGCCCTCCACCACCCCGCTGCCCCCGGAGGTCGCCTTCCCGCTGGACGACACCATGCAGCAGGAGTGGACCACCAACGGCACCGGCAACGCGGCGCCCGGCGCCCCGCAGACCGCGCCCAAGGCCGCCAGGCGCAAGCAGGCCGACATGTGGGGCAACTCCGACGCCCCGCACGCCGTGGTCCAGCCCGACGTGGCCAACAACCCCACCACCACCCCGCCGACGGCCGCAGGCGCCGGGGGAGCGGCAGCGGGGAAGGCCGACGCCAACAGCGGGCAGGCCCCCACCTTTGCCGACAACTCCTCCTCCATCCCGGCCCCGGCCCAGCAGTACGCCGAGGGCTTCAGCGGCGTCGACCAGACCGCCAAAGCCCCCGCCGCCGACGTCCCCGCCTCCATGGCCGGACCCGGCAACGGCGTCACCCACGCGGGCACCAAGGTCTCCTCCCTGATCACCACCGCCGCCGAACGCGCCAACACCGACTTCAAGAAGGGCTACGGCTACGCCTCCCGGTGGACCCCGGGCACCCGCCTGGTCTCCACCGGCTCCAGCGAATTCGAAGCCGGACTGTACGCGGGCATCTCTGATAACCCCGGTTATCAGAAGGCGTTCGTGGAAGCCCACCGCGACGCGTCCACCGCCTTCCCCAAGATCGCCGCCCGCGTCGACCAGCACAAGCGCGTCACCGCCCGCGTCGTGGCCAACAACGAGGTCCCCTCCAACGGCCTCTATCTGCTGGCGTCCACCTCCATGGACCTCAACACCACCGCGCCCAACACCACCCCGGCCGCCGACGGCTCCACCCCCATCAACGGCCCCGGCCAGCCCGGCCCGCTCGCGGGGGAGCAGAACGCCGCAGCCCCCGGCGGACCGGCCCCCTACAACGGCGCCGAGCCCTACGGCACGCCGGTCGTCCCCGGCGCAGGACAGGCCCCTCAGGCGCCCAACCCGGCCGACGCCCTGGTCGGCGGTGGGGGAATGTCCACCGAGCAGCAGGTGATGGCGTCCCAGACCCTGGCCTTCCGCAAGCGCGTGCAGGCAACCCTGCTGGCCGAACGCCAGGGGAAGTGAGGATTTCAAAATGAGTGATCTGTGGACCGAGGCGTCCTACGACGCCGAGGCCGAATACCGGACCCGGAACCTGGAGATGGCCAAGCAGGCCAGCACCGGCATCTGGTCCTTCCTTGCCCTCGCCCAGTCCCCGCAGGAGTACGACGACCGGGTGGCCCTGGCCACCGACTCCATCACCGTGGCCGCCCACGCCTTCCAGGTCCCCGCCGACGACCTCCTGACGGTCTTCGCCCAGCGCTACGCCCTGCTGATGGAGGCCAAGGACAACCCCTTCGCCAACGATTCTCAGGACGACTCCGGGGACGACTCCAAAGAATCCAAGGGCGACTCCCATGACGAGGACGACTCCCATGACGACTCTCATGACGACTCTCATGACGACTCCGATGACGACGAGAACGGCGACGACACCGGAGACGGCGACGACGAAGACGACGACAAGGGCAACAAGGGCGACGGCGCCGACGACGTAGACGACCAGACCGACCCCGACGACGACGGCGACCAGGACAACGCCGACAACGACGACAAGGGCCAGTCCCAGGACCCCGACCAGGACGACGACGAGGCCAAGGGCACCACCCAGGGCATCTCCCCCTGGGGGAGCCGCTACGCCGCCCTGGCCCAGCGCATCGCAGCGGGCGAAAACCCGCTGGAATGGGGTGGTACCCCTTTCGTCGGTAGCCCCGCCCGCAAGCACGCGGCGGACGGGGCACCCGACACCCAGGCAGGCCCCGAAGGCCCCGCCGGACCCAACGAGCCCGCCCCGCCCGGAGAGCCCGGAACGGAACCCCCCACCGCCCCCGGCGGACCCGTCACGCCCCCGCAGGAGCCCCTCGTCCCCGGCATGAACGGCGGCATCGCCGAGACCACCAAACCCCGCCAGCTCCCCGCAGACGGCGGCATGGACCCCACCACGGGCCCCGGCATGGGCATGGACGGCATCCCCGGCGAATTCAACCCCACCATGAACGGCGGCGACATCGAACAGGGAGCCGACAGCGGCCCCACCGCACCCGACGAAGCCCGCACCGCCAAACTCCGCACCATCACCGCCGAGGTCAAGCACTACAACCCCGCCCTCACCCCGGCCCAGTGCCACAACGTCGCCGTACGCGTCTACGAGCGGTACCTCCACAAGCACGCCGAGGACGTCAACCCGCTCCTGTACGGAGACCGGGGCCCCGTACCCGACGGGCCCCTCACCGACGCCGTCAAAAAGTGGTCCCCCACCGACATGAAACCCCCCAAGACCACCCCCGGCATGCCCGGCGCAGCCCCCGGCGGATCAAGCACCCCCGGACTGCCCTCCGGAGGCGCGGGCGGAGGAGCAGGCGAACTGGCCGCCGGGGAAGGCACCGCCGCCGAACTCCTCCCCCTCCTGGCCCTGTAGAGCCGTGATCAACGACGGCTCCCGGGTCCGCTACACCGGCCACGAGGACGGCCCCCTGATTCGTGGGGACCAGGGCTCCGTCCTCGTGGCCTCCGGCCACGCCGCCCACGTCCAGTGGCGCACAGGAGCCCTCGCCGGACAGGTCACCCTCCACGACACCGACACCGACGACATCGAACCCCTCACCCCCCGCCAGGGCGCCGTGGAAGACGCCCTCGACGACTCCCTGGACGTCGAGGGCCTCGGCACCTTCACCGCCCGCCAGATCTACGACGAAGGCGGCTCAGAAGCCCTCCTCAACGCCATGGCCGACGCCGGACGCCTCGCCGCCTTCCAGGAAATAGCCGAAGACGCCCTCGCCCTGGTCGCCGAACGCATACGCACCTCCGCCGCCTTCACCACCGTGGCCGTCCACCTGGACGAAGACGAAGCCGACGAGATGGTCCGCCTGGCCGCCGCAGCCCTCATCCGGGACGCCTACCACACCCCCTGATGTCCACCACGCCCGATCTCCGCCGAAAGGTTGGAGGTGGACAGTGGCCAAGATCAGACTGTGTGACCGCTGCGGAGGAAGATCATCCCCGCACATTCCCCGGGAGCGCGTGGGCGACCAGATGCTCTGCCAGGGCTGCGCACACGCCGTCGCCCGCCAGCGCACCGCCACCACCCCCACCACCGACTTCTGGCCCGGCGAACACACCCCCGAGGGAACCCACCCCCTCCTCGCCCCGCTGCCCCCCTCCGTCTGGCGCCGCTACCACAGCACCCAGCACACCGCAGCCCCCGACGCCCCCGGCTACCCCAACCCGCACCACCAGGAGATGCACGGCCCCGACAGCCCAGCCGCCCACGAGTGGTACCACGGCACCAGCACGTCCTTCGAAGGACCCCCCAAAAGCGCCACCGAACTCATGAACGACCACCAGTACTGGGGCAACTTCGGAGCAGGCGACTGGAACAACCACATCGGCTCCCACTGGACGTCCCTCCACGGCATGGCCAAGGGCTTCCTCGCCGCCAGCAGCGCAGGCAACCGCGTCATCCACGCCAAGCTCCACATGAAAAACCCCGTCAAATACAACTCCCTGGACCACATGACGCACGACGCCTACGAGCGCCTGTCCGCCTCCGGGGACATGCAAGACGGCGGAGAACACGTCGGCAAACACCAGGACGACGCAGGAGACCACTCCTGCTGCTCCGGAGCCCTCCTGCGCTACGCCAAGGGCGAGCACCGCTCAGACGGCAAATACGGCCTGGAACGCTACCGCGACTCCCTGCGCGCCTCCGGCCACGACGGCATCCTCATGCGCAACAACACCGACGACCCGATCGGCCACTGGAACGCCATCCCCCTGTCCGCCGACCACATACAGATCACCAACAGCGGCTGCAACCGCCCCCACCACGACCCCCGCGACCACGACGACACCGAATTCGAAGACCACCGCAGCAAGCTCCTCGGGAACTGGCAGGAAGAAAAGCCCTACCACCCCGCCCAGTACACCCACGGCAAGCCCCTGCCCGGCCCCGGAACCGTCGACCACGCACACACGCAGAAGAAGGCCGACACCTTCCCCCACCTCCAGCCCCACCAGAACCGTCCAGACGCCGACCCCCACACCCACGGCGAAAACCTGGACGAACTGCACGAGGAGAACGAACCCTCCTTCGGCGGCGAATACTGCGCGCACTGCGACGACCTCACCGACCACACCACCGAGCAGCACGGCAAAGAACACGACCTACGGCACCTGGAAACCGAACACGGCTACGGACCCGACCACTACCTGCACCACGCACTCCAGGAAATGAGCCCGCAGGAAGTGGCCGACCACCACGAACACGAACACACCACCGACTTCCCCAGCGGCGACTTCCCCACCCATACGCACTTCCCGAAGGAGGCCCGTATGGCCGGGGCCATGAACAAAACCGCCCACGACAGCGGCGACGGCGCCACCATCTTCCACTGCCCCTTCTGCGGCTCCGGCCAGGTCATCGCCCGCAGCGACCGCACCACCGAGTGCGAGTACTGCCACGCCTGCTTCACCGTCCAGGTCCAGCCCCAATTCCCCGCATTCCCCCAGACCATCGACGGAATGCCCATGCAGGTCCCCGGCATGCCCGGCCAGATCGGCGGACCCCCCGCAGCACCCCCCGGCGCCGACGGCACCATGCCCCCCGGCCAGGACCCCATGGCCGACCCCATGAACGGCGGCATGCCCGGCGAAGAAGACCCCGCAGCCCAGGACGAGCAGGACCCCGCCGCCGAAGAAGACAGCGCACCCCCCTTCGCCAAGGGCTCCATGCTCCGCACCGCCAGCGGCACCCCCCTGGACTGGGACAACTACCTCCGCCACCTCGCCATCAGGCACGCCGACAACGACCAGCGAGACGCCGTGATCGAACGCGTCCGGGGAGAACGACGATGACCGACACCCGCACCCTCTACGTCCTCGTGAACTACACCGACCACGCCGCCACCCACCAGCGCGGCGAATCCGTCCAGTTCACCACCGACGACCGCGAAGCCGACGAACTCCTGCGACGCGGCGTCCTCACCACCCACCCCGTACGCCGCCAAGCCGGAGAAAACTCCGCCCGCACCGAGCCGAAGGCCGACCAGACATGATCGCCAGGGAGGTCCTCGCCCTGATCGAGGGCACTCCCTCGATCACCCTGCCCGGCATCCCCGCCAACGGCATCAACTGCCAGGGATCCAGATTCCACTCCCCGCGCCCCATGCTCCTCCACCGCGTGGAACTGCCCCACAACCCCGGACAGCCCATCTACCTCTGCGGCACCTGCGCAGACAACTACCACCTCCTGCACGCCCTGGAACAGCCCCGAAAGGTGCCCTGGCCCGTCCGACGGTGCTTCGGAAACATGATCCGGGCCCTCGTGCCCCCCAACACCCAGGAGCACGACCGTGCCTGAGACGCCCCCCACCCCGGACGAATGGAAGCAGGCCGTCTTCCAGCGCCTCGGCAAGGCCATGATCCGAGGAGGAGCAGCCCGGACCGACGGCACCCCCGAAGCCGCCCAGATGAAGGCCAACCGCCGCGTCGCCATGAAGAAGACCGGCGCCGCCACCCCCGCGACCGCCTTCGCCACCGGCCGCCCCCGCGACCCCCTCTTCTACTGGAAGCAGAACAACCTCCCCTACGAGGTCGACGACGAAACCCAGCTCCGGCAGCTCCGCATGTACTGCCGCCTCCTCTACCAGACCCACCCCGTCATCGCCTCATGCATCGACATCTACACCAAATACCCCCTCCTCGGCATGGAACTGCGCTGCAAAGACGAGCAGATAACCCAGTTCTACGAAGACCTCTTCTTCACCGAGGACGGCCTCAACTACGACGAATTCCTCCTCGACGTCGGCCGTGAATACTGGACCGTCGGCGAAGCATGGCCCTTCGCCACCTTCAATGAATCCCTCGGCATCTGGGACGACGAAGAACTCCTCAACCCCGACGACGTCTCCGTACAACGCTCTGCATTCCTCAAAGAACCCCGCTTCCTCATCCGCCTCCCCGAAACCATCCGCGAAATCATGCAGAAGCGCTCCCCCGCCTGGGAGTACGAGAAGCTCATGCAGGTCTACCCCGAACTGTCCCAGTACGGCGGCGCCGACGACATGATGCCCGTCTCCAACATTCTGCTCCGCCAGATGAAATTCAAAGCCGACACCTTCTCCAAACGCGGCATCCCCATCCTCATGCGCGCCATGCGAGCCGTCATGCAGGAAGAAATGCTCAACGCCGCCCAGGACGCCATTGCCGACCGCCTCTACACCCCCCTCGTCCTGGTCAAACTCGGCGCCAGCGCCACCGACCTGGGCACCGAAGTCCCCTGGATCCCCACCCCGGACGACCTCGAAGAGTTCATGGAGTCCCTGGACGCCGCCCTCGCCGCCGACTTCCGCGCCCTGGTGCACAACTTCGCCGTCACCATGGAACCCGTCTTCGGCCGCGAAAACATGCCCGACATGACCCCCGACTTCGAACGCCTGGAAGACCGCATACTCCAGTCCTTCGGCATGTCCAAAACCATGCTCAACGGCGCCTCCTCCGGCGAGACCTACGCCGCCGACGCCCTCAACCGCGACCTCGTCTCGCAGCTCCTCACCACCTATCAGGACATGATCAAGCGCCACTTCCACCAGCGCGCCCTCGTCGTCGCGGAGGCCCAGGAGCACTACGACTACGACGAGCGCAACGGCAAGCGCTTCGTCAAAATGGAAGAAATCCTGGAAATCGACGAGGAAACCGGCGAAGAACGCATCGTCGAACAACCCAAACTCCTCGTCCCCGAACTGGTCATGCAGACCATGTCCCTCAGCGACGAATCCGCCGAACGCGAATTCTTCGAAGCCCTCCGCGCCGCCGGAGTCCCCATCTCGATGAAGACCCGCCTCATGGCCTCCGGCATCGACTTCGAAGACGAGGTGGAGCGCACCCAGGACGAGCAGGTCCAGCTCGCCATCGCCGAGCAGGAGACCCGCAAGAAGATCTACCAGGGCCTGAAGGACAAGGGCCTCCCCATCCCGGCGGACATGAAGATCGACTTCCAGCCCGCCGCCGAGCAGGCCCAGCCCCCGGCCATGCCCATGCCACCCATGCGCGCACCCATGCTCGGCACCGACGACATCACCCCCACCCCCAATCTGGCCCCCACCCAGATGGACCTCATGGCCGACGAGCCCGCCGGAGGCGTCCCCATGCCCGGCATGGACGCCCAACCCGTGGATGGCTCGGAGACCGGCGGCGAAGCCCCCGCCGAAGGCGCCCAGCGCCCGCCCGAGAGCGACGAGCAGCGCGGCGGCATGCCCAAGCCCGCCGCCCTCTTCCGGCAGTCCGAGCGCACCCGCAAGCTCGCCCGGGAGCTGTACCGGCCCCGCGAGAAGCCCGACGACGTACCGCTCAGCGAATGGGACCCCATCGGCAAGTTCAGCCAGCCCAAGGTGGTCGGCGTCCGTCGCCACATCGAGGTCGACCCGAAGACGTTCTACGAGGAGGCAGTAAATGCCTAAGCACCTGACGGTCAACGACGAGTCCGCATTTATCACCGCTGGCCAGATCGGCGTGGCCAATGGGGTCGCGGGGCTGGGGTCGGACGGGAAGGTGCCGACGGCTCAGCTCCCCACGTCGGTGACCGGCTCGGTCATCTCTGTCGACGGCCTGATCGGCAACGTCGACCTGACCAGTCGGTATGCGCTGCTGAGCACCTCCTCGCGGGTGGACTGGATCAGTCCGCTGAACTACGAGGCGGTGGCCGACGGCACGACCGATGATCATGTCGCGATCCAGGCCGCGCTGAACGCGGCTCCGGCGGGTGGCGTGGTGTTCCTGGGCTCGCGGAAGTACGGGCTCGGCGCGAAGATCACGGTGCCGCCGTACGTGACGCTGCTGGGCGGTTTCGCCGACCGGGACGGTGCGGGAGACCCTGAGGCGGCTCTGATTCCGCTGCCCGGGTTTTCCAGCCCGATGGTGGTTGAGCTGGTCGATCAGGTGACCGGTGCGTACGGCACGGTGAGCCGGGATGCGGTGCTGGCGAACTTCACCATTGACGGGCGGCTGCTGACGACGGAGTCCGTCAATGGTGTCCAGGCCAGTGGCCTTGTGCACGGCGTGCAGATGCAGAATGTGTCGGTTCACAAGGTGCGCGGGCACGCGGTGAGCCTGGTGAGCAACAGCAGCGGCAATCCGTACTCCTGGCACCTGAGCAACGTGCAGGTCTCCGGCAGCGGGTCGGTGACGACCTGGGACGGGTTCCACTTCATCGGTACGGATCACGTGTTCGTGGACTGCCGTACGGAGGGGGTGCGGGGCAACGGTTTCTACCTCCAGGGGTGCCCGAACTCGTCGCTGACGGGGTGCCGTGCCGAGTGGTCGGCCCTCAACGGTTTCTACATCACCGGCTCGTACGGATCGGTGCAGGGCTCGGGCAGCATCCTGCTGTCCGGCTGCTCCACCGACCGCAGCTCACAGTACGGCGTGCTGATCGACTCCACCGGTACCGGGCACGTCATCCTCAGCGGCCTGATGGCCCGCAGGGACGGCCGCAACGGTTTCCCGGGTACGGGCGGCGGCGGGTACGCGGCGGTGCGGGTGAGCAGCGCCACCACGCCGGTCCTGGTGACGGGTCTGTCGTGCTTCCCCGGGGTCGGCGACGACGGCCTGGGGGTGAACAGTCCCGAGCGCGGAATCAGCGTGGCCAACAGCACGTACTGCATGGTGACGGGCTCCTACCTGCACGCGGATCTCACTCCGTATCACGACGGTGGCGGAAACGGGCAGTTCTACCGGGGACCGAACGTGGCCACGGCCACGGGGATCACCAGCGCGCCCGTCCGCTCGACGACGGAGCCCGCTGCCCTGTCCGGGCCGCTGACCCTCACGCAGGGCGGCTTCCTCGGCGTGCGGGGGGCGAGCGGCAATACGCTGCTGAACGGGCAGGTCACCGGGGACACCAACAACCGGGTGAACATCTCGGCTGGCGGAACGGTGACGTGGGGGTCGGGCGGTGCGGCCCCGGATACGACGCTGGCCCGGTCGGGGGTCAACCGGCTCGCGCTGTCCGGGGACGTGAGCCTGTTCGGGGTGGCCACCACCCCGCTGGGGTGGCTGAACGTCAAGGGCCCGGCGTACGGGGCGCTGGGTGACGGGACCACCGACGACACGGTGGCCATCCAGGCCGCCATCGACGCGGCTGCGGCTGCCGGTGGCGGCACGGTGTACTTCCCCTACGGCGTCTACCGGACCTCGAACGCCCTGGTCCTCAAGACCGGCGTGACCCTGCGGGGGGTCCACTCCACGGCGTGGGCCAACCGCTTCACCACGGCGCTGTGCTCGCTGAAGGCGACGGCGTCGTTTGCGGGCGAATGCCTGATTTCGATGCTGGGGTCGGACATCACCGGGTCCGGGCACAACGAGGGCAATTGTCGGATCTTCGACCTGGAGCTGGACGGCTCCGCCATGAGTACCGGGTCGGTGTCCGGGATCCATGCGCAGGGTGAGGTGCTGGACGTGATGCTCCAGCGCGTGATGGTCCGGAACATGACGCACAACGGTATCCATACGAATGTGGGGACGGGTACGAAAGCTCCGCACGACTGGAGCTTTGACAGCGTCGTCGCCTACCAGAACGCCCAGTTCGGCTTCTCCATGTCCATGACGGACGGCTACGTGCGCAACTGCGTGGCCACCACCAACGGCAGCGACGGGTGGTTCCTCGGGCCGTTCGGGAGTCTCACCATGGACTCCTGCCAGGCGTTGTGGAACACCAACCACGGTCTGACCATCGGGGGCGGCAGCCAGGTCGGCAACCTGACCGTCAACAGCTTCCTGACCGACCGCAATGGTCACGACGGGATCCACCTGGGGCCGAGTTCCGGTTCGGGTTCTCCGCCGTTCGTGCTGACCGGCATAACGCTGAACCGGGACGGCCGGAACAGCAAGGCCGGTGGCGCCGGGTACGCGGGCCTGCGGATCGACGGGTGCGCCAACCCGGTGATCATCAACGGGCTCAACGTCAACACGGGCGTGGACGACGACGCGACGGGCGTCAACAGCCCGCAGTACGGGATCCGGCTCACCGCCACCAACGCCTACGTGCAGGTCAACGGCGGTTATGTGCACGGGGACACGCTGGGCTGGAACGACGACGGGACCAGCACCATCGTCCGTCGCTTCAACGTGGACGAGGCCACCGGGCTCAGGACCGCTCCGGTCTTCGCCTACGGCAACAGCGTCTCCACGTACGGCAGCTCCCTCGATGTCCCCGGTCACGCGATGGGGCTGCCGAGCCCCCGGGAGCACGGCGCCATCGCCTGGTCGGTCAACCCCCGGTCGGTCCGGTCCGACAAGCTCACTACCAGCGGCACCCTCTACCTGGCTGCACTGTACGTTCCGCGCCCGGCGACGGCCGTGAAGCTCTTCTGGGGCATCAACACGGCCGGGGTGACCCCCACGGCCGGGCAGAACTTCGTCGGGCTCTACAGCGCCGCCGGGACGCAGCTCGCCAGCGTCGGCGTGGACGCCCGGGTGACCACGACCGGTCCGTTCCCCGAGGCCATCAGCACCGCGCTGGTGCCCGGCATGTACTGGGCGGCCTTCCTCTTCAACGCGGCCACCCCGCCGCGCCTGTATGTCGGCAGTGACCTCAACCCGCTGCTGATCAATTTCAACCTCGCCGGGGCCACGCTGGCCTTCGCCACCAACGGCACCGGCTTGACGGCCCTCCCCGCCTCCTTCTCCCCGTCCAGCAACGTCAGCTCCCAGTTCTGCCTTTTCTCCGCGCTCGCCTGACCGTTCGAGCATCTGCTGTCACCCCTTCCGCCAGCGCGCGGAAGGGGTGAAAGCACAGGAGGACGCATGGGGCTGGGACGCCGCGAGGCCGCACACGACACCGCGCTGTCGCGCAAGCAGGCCGGGGACTATCCCACCGACTACTCGGTGGGCCAGAAGGTCATGACGGTCGACGGCATCCCGGGCCGTGTGGAGGAGGTCATCTTCTCCCCGGCCATGGGGGAGGAGTACGACGTCGTCCTGGACGATGGGGCCGGGCGCGGGACGTATGCGCCCTCCCAGCTCTCCCCGTACGCCACCAGCACCCACCAGGCCACCGGGACGCACCTGGCCTCGGACGACTACGAAGAACTTACGGACGTCTTGCGCGACAGGCCCGACATCGCCGTGCCGGTGCGGTTGGGGTCCCTCCAGGTGCAGGCGTCCACGGAGCCCCTGCCGGGATACGGCACGCCGGGGCCGCGTCCCGAGCCGGAGCAGCCGGATGACGACGAGCACTACGACCCGCCGTGCGCCTACCCGCACGAGGGGCCGTGCCCGGTGTGGCCCGAACCCCACGACCACCACACGTCGTCCGTGCACCTCGCGATGCCCCCCAAGTCGGGGAAGCCCCCCGTGGGCGAGTACTCGTACAAGGTGCATCCCTCCAGCGGCCTGTTGACCGGCTACATCAACGGCGAAGAAGCCGGGTACATCAACCACACCCCGTACCGGAACGAGGACGAGTACGGCCACTACGAGGACTACGGCGACGGGGACGACAACCACGAGCACCACCCGTTCAGTGCCGGTCACAAGGCGGGCGCCGTCAAGGTCCACATGCTGCACACCAACCCCGCGCACCGGGGATCCGGTGTCGCCTCGGCGATGATGGACTCGCTCTACCACCACTACCCGAACGCCTGGATCAACCACGGCTACCGGACGGACAATGGGTCGACGTGGTGGAACAAGTACGACGAACCGGACCCCGGTCGCAACGTCCACAACGTGAGCCCCGACGACCACTCGCACCGGCTGAAGAAGCACTGGACGAGCCACTTCGATGTCGACGACGTGGTCAGCGACATGGACTCCCTCTCCCGCACCAACGAGGAGCAGGGTCACGAGGGCAACGCGCACCGGCAGTGGGATCAGACCGAGCACGGCGGGACCGGCGCCAGTCCTTCCTGTGAAGACTGTGACTCCGACAGGGACCACTACTGCCACGACTGCGAAAAGTACTACCCGCACCGGTACGAGGGCGACACACACGGCGATGATTGCCCGAAGCGGTGCGAGGAGTGCGACTCCGACGGCGAGCACGAGTGCCCCACGTGCAAAGAGTGGGTCCATCACGACGACCTGGAGCAGCACGAGCAGGACCACCAGGACGAGCATGCGGCCGACGACGAGCACGACCCCGTCCAGGTCGGCCTGCACAACTCCGTCACGGTCCCCCTCACCCGCAAAGAGCACGACTTCGTGCACAATCCGGCCATCCCGGCGGACAAGCGGGCCCACCACCTGCTGAACCGGATCGGGCGGGGCGCCATGCCCAGCCACGACTGGGACGTCGACCCCAAGACCTCGCACGAGATCGAGCACGACTCCCACGAGCAGACCCCCTACTCTCGGGGCCTGCACACGACGGTGACCCTGCATGCCCACCCGCTGAACGAGCACGAGGCCCAGGACGGTTTCGGCAACGACAGCTACACCCGTGAAGGCGAGCGGTCGCACTTCGACGCCGTCCCCACCAAGTTTCGGCTGAAGGGCATGTCCTGGGGTGACGGCCCCCGGGAGGCGGAACATCACCACGAGTTCCCCGGCCACGGCCAGCGGGTGGCCACCGCGCCCAGCACGTACAACAGCCAGCCCGGGAACTACCCCCGCAGCCTCAAGCCCCTCCTGCGCCAGCCGGGCCACGAGCGCCCGGCCCCCGAGGTCCACCCCGAGCAGGGCAAACTCTTCGCCCGGAAGACGGCCGCGACCCGTGCCGACTTCCAGTTCGAGCACGAGGACACCGACATCCGTGGCATCAAGCACGGCTACAAGAACCACCTGCGGGCCATCCACCCGGAGACGGGGGAGCACGCCGGGACGCTGACATACTTCGCGCCCACGCGTAAGGGTGCCCCGGTGATCGTGGACGATCTGACGACGTCGCACCCGGGCGCGGGCTCCGCGCTGATGGACGAGGTGGAATCCCGGCACCCGGGCAGCCGGATTCAGCACGGCGTGGACAAGCCCATGAGCAAGGGCAAGCCGCACTACGACCACTCGGACTATGGCAAGGCCACCGACTGGTCCGCCCACTACCCGAACCTGCCGGAGCAGGTCCACCGGGGCCTGAACGTGCGCCTGGAGGGTTCCGACGCCCGAGCGGTGACGCGCGGGGAGGGGTCGGCCGCCGACCATGCCCAGATCCTGCACAGCGCCTTGCGCGATGGCGGACCTCTCGGCATGCACTGGTCGTCGGACGAGGAGACCAGCCGGAACTTCGCACACCGCAACATTCGGGACCCCCGTAAGGACGTGCCGGTAATCCTGCACGCCGACCGGCCCGCCCAGAAAGACCTCGAAACCCGGCCGAACGTGCTCAAGAACAACGGGGTGTGGATGCACGACTACGAGCACGGCGACGCCGAGGTGCCGGTGCGCCGGGGCCGGTCGGTGAACCTCCGGGGGATCTCCTGGAAGCCGGACGCCCCGCACTCGGAGGCCGACGCCAGCGGCTGGGTGCACCACACCTTCGGCGAGGGCAGTCAGCACACTGCCGCTCTGTACGCGGCCGTCGGGGGCGAACCGGTCTACCGGGGCTTGAACCTCGGGCTGGCGAGCGACGAGGACGTGGAGCATCTGCACCGGGACCCGGTGGGGTACCTGAACCAGAAGGGCTTCCGGCCCCACGAGGCGGGCATCCACTGGTCCACTGACCCGTACACCGCGCACAACTTCGCCCTGGCCCACGATGAGGACGACGACGACGCCACTCCGCACACCCACGGGGTGATCCTGCACGGCCGGGCCGAGCCTCAGCACGTTGTGCAGCACGGTACCCCGGAGTGGGACGACTACGCCGATCAGTACGAGATCCACGGGGAGAACAGTCCCGAGCAGGAGCGCACCGTACGCACGGGTGCCCCCGTGCAGATCACCCACGCCACGGCGGTCTCCAAGCCGGTATGGGGCGACGAGGGCCGTGAGACCGAGGTGCCCTGGGGGAGCCAGGTCACCGCCAACCAGCAGGACGGCTTCCTCGCCGACACCGCCGACGAGGCCCCCGAGGAGGAGATCGTCTCCCAGGGCGCCTTCGACCCGTACGCCATCCTCACCACCGCTGCCGCCGATCCGGAATTCCGCTTCCACGTCACGGCCGCCTGGGCCGACGTCCGCCGCAAGGCGAAGCGGATCCGCTCCGAGGGCGGCGTACGCATCACCCTGGCCACCGACGGCGTGGTCTTCGGCGAGGTCAAGGGCGACCACCACGTCTACGAGACCGGCGTACAGCGCTTCCCCGGCACCAAGCACTCCGTGGCCACCTACACCTGCGGCTGCAAGTGGGGCGCCTACCACTGGGGCGCCCCTGACGACTTCAGCCACTTCGCCGGACGTATGTGCTCCCACGCCCTCGCCCTCCAGTACGAGGCCCAGTCCCGGGGCATGTTCGGCCGGGACGTGGAGGTCGACTCCACCAAGCCCGAGTGGGTCCCGAAGAAGGTCGTCCTCCGCTACGACATCGACGACGGCACCAACCGGATGGTGCGCTCCAGCACGAAGACGGCAGCAGCAGAGCCCAATCCGCACGGTCTGTACCTGCGTTTCGGCAGGTGGCCCCACGACGAGCGCTCCACCAACAACATCACGGGTGCGAAGGAAGACGGGGTCAGCGTCTACGACCTCGATCATCACGGCCGCCCCATGGACCCGGACCCGGACGACAGTCGGACCAACATCGACGACGGGGACCGCAACTGGCCCAAGGAGGAGATGCACGGCCGGGTGGGCAAGGCCGAGCGCGACCGCAAGTGGGGCAATGACCATCCTGACCGTCAGGCCCACATCGTGAGGGGCGACATCGCAGGCTTCGGTCACGACAATGAGCCGCTGCTCAACAACGTCGAGCGGATCGGCGACTGGATCGATCACCGGCATCTGTTCTTCAGCGGCAAGCCGCATCCCCTCGCCCGCAGTGAGGACCACGACGACTATGAGCCGCCGGAGGAGGAGCCCCAGCACCGTACGGCTGCCCTGGAGGTCACCCCGCTGGTGGCCCTCGCGCAGTGGTCCCGTGCGCAGGGCGACGACCCGGAGGAGTTCGCGTTCCTCCTGGGCATGCACGGCCTGACGGCCGCGATCAGCTCCCCCTGGGGCGAGCCGCAGGCCCCGGCCGCCAACTACACCCCGGGACCGACCAAGCCCCGCAACCCCGCCGAAAACCCCGGATCCACCGGCTGGGCCACCCAGTCCGACCCCGACAACTGGGATTCGATCAACCCCAACGACCTGGGGGACCGCGTCGCGGCCCTGGACGAGTTCCTGTTCGAGGGTGCCATCCCGCAGGAGATCGCCCAGTCCGACGACCCGATGGCCTCCTCCCCGGGCACTGAGGACACCCCCCTGGAGAACGGCGTGACGGCGTACTGGCGGCACATGGAGGACGTGGCGATGACCACGGAGGCCATCTCGATGCTGGGGGAGCAGGACGGCCCCCTCTGGCCGTCCGGGCCCAAGGGCGGCCGGGGCGGTCCGATGCCGCCGGGACACGCGCAGATGCCGGAGCACGAGGAGCTGACCCCCGGAGCCGAGGCGGATCTGCATGTGCAGCCGGAGGGGGCGCTTCCGTACACCGACGGCGACGGCCCGGACCTGACCGACGACGAGTCCCTCACCCCGTCCCGGACCGCCTCCCTGGGCAGCAGCATCCTGGAACAGTTCCAGGCCACCGCCTCCCACTTGGCCCCCGGCGGCTCCACCAGACCCTCCGGACGCGGGGGTGTCGCGGCGGAGATCGCCGCCCAGGCCCGGGAAACCCTCAGCAAGATCGCGCTGAAGGACTACAGCCCCGCAGAGCAGGCTGCGATCATCAATGAGGGTGTCAACGTCAGGGCCTCCAACCTGGACCGCCTGGACGTGACCGGCACGCACTACGAGTCTCAAGAAGACGAGGACGGGATATGGCCGTAACCACCGCCAAGGACGAGCCGGAGGACGGCGTCCCGCAGGGGATGCTCACGCCGCCCGAGGAGGGCACCGTCCCCTACGGCGGCAAGGGCCTCACCCTGAATGCAACCGGGGACGTCCACCCCTACCAGCTCATCGAAGAGATCTACCAGCGCCTGGGCGAGCGCGGCGACTACGAAGTGGTCGTCACCGAGTCCCACGACGGCAAACAGCGCTCCGTGCACGTCCTGGGCGATGCCGACCGGGCCGTCGTGCAGGGCGTCATCGACTCCCACGACCCCGACCCCGACTACGGCCTCAGCGCCGAGGAGCGCCGCATCCAGGACCTGAAGCACCAGTTGAAGAGCGGCGCCGACCTGTCCCCCCAGGACTTGAACACCCTGATGCGCGCCATGCTCTGACGACGAAGGGGGCGGCCGGAGCCGCCCCCTTCTCCCTGCCATGCCCAGCCATGCCGCGCCATGCCTCACCTTGCCGTGCCAGGCCATGCCCCGAGGACTTGACTATATCAGGTCTTGCTCTCCAACAATCCTTGGAGTACTCTGGGGGCAGTAACCGACTCCTCTGGAGGCCAATGTGGCATTCTTCCTCGACCCCGAACTGGCCCGTCTCGTCGAGGGCAGTTCCTCCGGCGCCCCCGCGAAGACCGCTCCGGCCAGCGGGACCCGTCGGCCCAACAAGTTCGGGAAGAAGTGCCACGGCTGCGGGACCTGGGTCAAGCCCCAGGAGGGCTATCTCGGCAAGGACGGGGGAGCCTGGGTCGTGTACTGCACCACGTGCCCCTAGGAGGACCCATGGTCACCGGACCGATCGACAACCACCTGTCCCGCAACATTCCGCACGTCCACTCCGACGCCGAGCCGGAGGTGGTGCCGGACGAACTGCGCTCCCACCTGATCAAGTACCACGGGTGGGCCCTGTGGATGCTCCGCAAGCGCGGCGGCGACACCCCGGAGGGGACGGCCTATATCCGTTCGTGGCACGGGGGCGCCCACAAGGGCATTCAGGACGCCTCCGGGCACACCGCCGTGGAGTGGTGATGGCCACCTGGGTCGTCCGCGAGGACAAGGGCAAGTGGCGAGTGAGCTGCGGCCGGATATCCAAAGAGTTCGGCACGGAGGCCGACGCCATCCAGTACCTCCGCCAGGAACGCACCTGGAGCGACAAGATCGTCCTGGAGGAGGCCGACGGCTACCGGACCCCGGTGACCAGGCGGTATACCCGGCGGCGGCACTGGCGCGGTTGAATCAGGGACCAACGATTCCCCGAGTAACTCCACCACAGGATTTTAAAATCCCGCCGCCTCCACGGAGGGGGACACCGACTCACAACGCGTCACACGGGTAACACTCCGCCCGGGGAGTCGCTTGGTGACGCTGGCCCCATCGCCCTCGGATTCCTTGCCAGGGCCCCGGGTACCGGGGCTACAGTGGCAGCAGCTCCGGTGATCTCTGGCAGGACACCGCACAGACGAGGCCCCCGCACTGCAAGGTGCGGGGGCCTCGTTGTGCTGTCGGGCGGGATTCCAGGGCCCAGAAGGGGTGAGGGGCCACCGTTTAGACCGATGGGGAGGGGCACCGTGTCGACAGATCCGTTGAACAAAGACGACTTCAACCGATACGTCGATCGCCACGACACCCAGCATTCCAATCTGGACGGACGCCTCGCGCGGGACATGGTCCCCACAGCGCTCTACATGGCCGACCAGCGGGCCAACGAGAGGCGTCTGACCGAGCTGGAGCGGGACCTCGCCGACAAGGCCACCAAAGCTGAACACAACACCCTGGCGGGCCGTATGACCTCGCTGGAAGGCCGTCCGGCCAACATGCGGAACTATCTGATCGCCCTGGCTGGACTGGGACTGACTCTTCTGGGCATCGTCGTGTCCGCCTACTTCTCTTCCAAGGGCGGTACATGAGATGCACAAGGCGGGATGGTTCGACCGAAACCAGATGAAGGTGCTGAAGGCCAGCATCCTGCTGGTTTTTGCGATATTGCTGCTGGGCGGCGTCTACATCTCGCACGAGATCCGGGCCGCCACCCAGCGGGCCGATGTCGCCACCCAGCGGGCCAACAACAGCGCCCGACAGGCCAATGACAGCGCCCGAGCGGTCGTCTCGTTGTCGAAGAACCTGGAAACCTCGCGCAAGCAGCTCACCGATCACGGCATCAAACCCTCCGCGCCGTCGGCCAAGACCGTGATCGAACAGGTCGGCGGGATCCCGGGCGCCGCCGGATCCCCGGGCCGCAACGGCGCTACCGGCAGTTCCGGCCCGTCAGGTCCCCCCGGACCCACGGGGCCCGCAGGAGTGCAAGGACCCCTCGGCCCGCTGGGACATACCGGTCTCCCCGGACCCACGGGCATACCGGGGATCAACGGGACCAACGGCAGCAACGGAACAGACGGCAAGCCCGGAGAGCCGGGCATTGTCGGCCCCACCGGACCGGCGGGAGCCGCTGGAGCACAGGGGCCGCAGGGCGACCCGGGGCCCGCTGGACCGACGGGGCCTGCGGGGCCTTCAGGGCCGACATGCCCCACCGGGTATTCGATGCAGACCTCGCCCACCGACCCGTATGCGCAGGTGTGCCGACAGGACGGGGCGCCCTCCCCGAGCCCGACCCCCAGTCCTTCACCGACCACCGCAGCATCTTCAACACAGTCCCGGCTCCTCTCCGAGGGACCCGCATCCCCCCGCCAGGAGGCACCCGTTCTGATGGCGGGAATGTATGCGATCGTCTCCGAGAGAAAACGCCTGTAGGCAGGGGGCCAACATGGCCGCACCACCCGCCCGCCCGTCGCAGAACACCGGCCTGATCGTCCTGGTCGTCGGCATCTTCATGATCATCATTGCGTTCGGCGCGGTGACGTACCTCAACGGGAACGTCAACACCGTCAAACAGAATCAGACCAAGAACTCCCAAGTGGGCCAGACCGAACGCACCGCCCTGACCGCTATCACCTGCGCCCTGTGGCATTCCGTCGGCACCCCCACCAGGATCGACACCACCCTGCGCGCCTCCGTGGAAGCCGTCTGCGGCAAGCCCTAGTCCTGTCGCAGACAGCCCGAGCCCTTTAAAGGGGTGAGGACGACCCCTAGGAGGGCGCATGACCGTCAACGGAATCGACGTCTCCGCGTACCAGAACAGCACCTACTCCACTGCGGGCCTCGGCTTCGTCATCGTCAAGGCCACCGAGGGCACCAGCTATGTGAACCCCGCGCACGCCGCGCAGATCCAGCACGGCCGCGACGCCCACCTGGTTCCCGGCCACTACCACTTCGTCCGGCCGGGCGACATGAAGGCCCAGGCCGACTTCTTCCTCCAGCACGCCGCCCCCGGGCCCGGTGACGTCCTCGCCTTCGACTGGGAGGACAAGGCCGTCTCCGGCGGCGACAAGGACGTCTGGCTCAAGTACGTGCAGGCCAAGGCGCCCACGCACCGCGTGCTGCTGTACTGCGACCTGGACTTCTGGACCAACCGCGACCACACCGGTTTCACCGCCGACGGCCTGTGGATCGCCGATCCCAGCTCCCCGGCCGGGCACCCCGCCGTCAAGCACGCCTGGGTGATGCACCAGTACAGCTCCAGCGGCGGCATCGACCACAACGTGGCCGCGTTCGCCGACACCGCAGCCCTGCGCACCTGGGCCGCCAAGGGCACCCCCGCCGTCCAGCCGCACCCGCAGCAGCACCAGCCCTTCCCGGGCGCCTCGTGGTTCACCACGGGCCGCAGGAGCCCGATCGTGGCCGCCATGCACGACCGCCTGGTGGCCGTCGGCTGCAACCACTACACGAGCAACGCCAACAAGGACGTCATCGGCTCCGGCGACGTGGCCTCCTACCAAGCCTGGCAGCACAAGCTGGGCTACACCGGCCCGGCAGCCGTCTGGCCGCCCGGCCAGACGAGCTGGGACAAACTCCAGATCCCGAAGGTGGCGCGATGACGATCCCGACCCCGGTCCCGGCTCCCGACCACCGCGCGTCCACCGCGTGGAAAATCGAGGCGAAGGTCATCGCCTCCACGACGGCCACCTTCGCCGTCTCCCTCGTCCTGGCCGTCCTCAACGCCGTCCAGGGCAACCACGACCTGCTCGGCTCGATGCCCACCGCCCTCCAGACGGTCATCCTGCTCATCGTCCCCACCGCCATCACCTTTCTGGGTGGATACCTAGCTCGTCATACGCCCCGGGCACCCGCCGGAAGCTAGCGTTCAACACGAAGGACCCCGGGATCCCCCACGTTCCCCGGGGTCCTTTGCTGTCTGCCCCCCGGCCAGTACCGGGAAGGGGTGGAGGTGGCGAATGCTCAAGTACGCGAGCGCCCAGATCATGACGGCCGTGATGGCCCCGCAGGACGCGGGCCGCCGTGAGCTGCGCCGGTTCAGCCACCGGCACCACTTTTCGTATGAGGTGCGACCCGGGTACCTGTACGTGCGCTCTCGCGCCATCTCCAGCCGCTGCAACGACAACTTCGACGAATTCCCCGCCGAAGAACTCGAAAAGGGATACCGGACTTTCATCGGCAAGCCGGTCTTCGTCAATCATTCGAACGAGGACCACCGCCGGGCCCGGGGTGTGATTATCGACGCGGTCCTGCACAAGGACAGCAACCGCGACGGAACGAAAGACTGGTGGGTCGAAGTCCTCCAGGAGGTCGACGCCCTGCGCTTCCCCCGCCTGGCCGCCGAGATCCTCAACGGCAACATCGCGCGGACTTCGATGGGCACCGACGTGTCCCACAGCATCTGCTCCGCCTGCGGCAACCGGGCCACCACTCCCGCCGAATACTGCACGCACATTCCGGCATCAAAAGGAATGATGCTCTACCGGACCACCGCGTCCGGCCAGAAGGTCGGCGAAGTCATCCGCGAGACCTGCTACGGCCTGAAGTTCTTCGAGAACTCGCTGCTCGTGGAGCCCCCGGCGGATCCGACGGCGTATTTCACCGGGGTGGACGACCGGGGCCTGAAGGGCACCGCCATCCAGCGCGACCAGGCATCCCGCGCCGCCGACCCCTTCTTCTATGCCTCCACCCAGAAGACCGCCGCGCAGGTCCCGGGGCTGTCCTGGGACGAGGTCGGTGAGCGGCACCCCGAGATCTACGGCGACTCGGAGATCCACGGGGAGCGCGCCGAGGGCGCTGACGGGGAGATGATCGGCTCGGCGGCCAACGACCTGGCCCACTCCACGCCGGACGACCCCGACGCCGAGGCGCACTCGATCCACGACCTGACCTTCCACCGCGCGATGATCGACCCGCACGCCATCGACCACAAGCGGAACGGCATCAGCGACGGCCGGGTGGCCTCCGCCATCCAGGGCTACAGGGAGCACCCGGAGCAGATGCCGCCGGTCGTGCTCGTGCACCGGCACGGCGTCTTCCAGGTCGCCGACGGCCACCACCGCACCGAGGCCGCCAAGGCTGTGGGAATGAGCAAGATCCCCGCCTACGTGACCAAGTCGCCCTACCCCCGCACGCCCAGCGGCTGGGATGCCAAGGGCCCCTACCACGGGGCGGAGACGACCCGCTGGAGCCCGCCGCAGGTCCGGCCCAGGAAGGACCCGGGGCAGACTCCCGAAAGTTCCGGGTACACCCAGGACCGCATGTTCGAGGCCGCGAAGAAGGACCCCCGCTTCGCCGAAGTCGGCCTGAAGCAGGACGACAAGGGCCACTACGTGACGACGCACCGTGCGCGCTCCGACTCCTACCCGACCCCCGAAGCCATCCCCCAATCGGTCGTGGACAAGATCGCCGCCACTGGCTCCCGCACCACCCTGGACGAGCTGATGACCGAGGGCACCAAGCAGGCCGCCCAGCAGTACCCCAACCCAGCGGACCACCCGTGGTTCAAGGAGGCCGGGCTCAGTCACGAAAACGTCATCCACCACTGGGACCTGGCCTCCCCCGAGGAGAAGGCACAGGGCAAGCGCTGGTACCCCGACGCGCACCTGGTGGCTCGATCCATTGCCCGACTGGACACCCGCATCAAGACCGACAAGGAGGCCGCCCACAAGGGCGGCGGGGTCCTGAGCGCGTACAGCCCGCAGCAGAACTGGTGGGCCAACCAGCACAACGCGGCGCGGTCCTTCCACGAGCAGCGGGCCCTGGGCAAGGGCGAAGGCATCATGATCATGGCCAGCCACGCCAAGGCGGCCCAGCGGATCATGGACGGCGAAGACAGCCAGAAGGTGCTGAAGGGGCCGAAGACCTCCGACTTCGCATCCCTGATCGAGCACGGCGGCAACGACGAGCACGGCAACCCCTCGCAGAAAGTCGTCGTCGACCGGCACGCCCTTTCGGTGGCCGCCGGACGCCGCCTGAAGGCCGACGACGTCAACGGCTTCCCCTCCCAGAGTCGGCACTACTACGAGCACGCCGCCGAGCACTACCGCCGCGCGGCAGCCGTCATCTCCGACCGGGAGGGACGCACCGTGCCCCCGCACGAGGTCCAGGCCACCACGTGGCTGGTGCGCCAGCGCCTCAACGCCGAACAGGACAGCTCCCCCGGCCAGAAGGGGCGCGACTCCCTCCAGCGCAAGCACAAGGACGAGTGGCAGGGCCTGACCCATGAGCACGCCCCGGAACTGCACGAGCCGCCCACGAACTCTCATGTGGCCGGGGCCAACGGGGACCTTCCGGAGGGTCTGCACTTCACTTACCACGGTGGACCGGACTACAAGTACCACGTACTGCGCGCCCACACTCCTGATTACAAGCAGGCCGGGAAGTTGGAATGGACGAAGAAGCGTGAAGAGTACTGGGACGAGAAGGGGCCCGCCGACTTCCAGCCCGACAAGCAGTGCGACCACTGCAACATGAACGGTCACGGCGATTCCTGGCACGTCAAGCCCGCCGGTCACATCAATTGGATCGGCGTGGTCCCTGAATATCAGCGTCGGGGGGTGGCTTCGGCCATGCTGGATCACGCTGCGGCCAATTACGACCCGGCTCCGGTGCACACTGCGCACACCACCGACAGCGGCAAGGGCCTCCAGCAGAGCCGAAGTGCCGTCCTGCCGAACGACTCCCAGCGCCTGCTGGGCCGCAAGCTGGCCTACGGCGAGCAGCGGGCCCCCGAAGACGTCGACACCCTGCGTGAGGACGCCTGCCCGGTGTGCGGCGACCGTGACGCCTTCAACGGCGCCACATGCCAGGTGTGCGGCTACGTCGCGCCCCCGAAAATGTTCCAGGACCCGGACTTGGAGAAGGCCCGGCAGATGGACCTGCGGAAGGACATCGCAGAGTTCAACGATCCGGCCAGCCCCGACCAGCTCGGACCCGACGGCCAGCCCGTCGCCAACCCGATGGACCCGGCAGCCCTGGACGAGAACGGCAACCCGGTCAACCCCGACGCTGCGGACCAGCAGGCGCAGCCCGGCACGCTCCCCGGTGAGGTACAGGCCGAGGTGCAGCCGGGCGGTGACCCGATGGGCGGAGGATCGCCCATGGACCCCGACGCGCTCGGGCAGGACGGCCAGATCCCCGAGGAAATGGGTGCGCCGGTCGATCCGGCCATGCTCGGGCCCGACGGCCAGCCGCTGCAACAGCCCGGCCAGCAGCAGATGGTCGGACCGGACGGGATGCCCATCGGTCCGCAGGCGCTGCCGCCTGACGCGACCACCAGTGAAGGCCAGCCGTTCACCCCGGGGCCCGACATGCCCCAGGGACCGGGCCAACCGGCAGGACCCCAAGGCCCGGCCGGGCCCGAGGACCTGGACCAGGACGGACAGATCCCCAACCCGGACGCGGGCCAGGGAGTCCCCGGAACCCCCGGGGACGGTGTACCGGATCTCCAGTGCCCGGCGTGCGGCTTCACCGTGGACGCCACCGCGCCGGTCTCGGTGGACATGGACACCTCGATCATGCCGCCGAGCGGACAGGCCACCCCCGACGGCGTCCAGGCGGGCGACGTCTGCCCCAACTGCGGTACCGCACAGCTCATCAGCCCCGCCGAGGGGCAGGGCGAAGTACCGCCTCCGATGCCCGCACAGATATGAGGAGAGGCATGCCCAGGCCGATCGACGCAGAGCTGAACAGCTCACCGTTCCGCATCAACTTCGAGGTCACCCTCGCCGACGGCACCAGCGTGGCGTCCCGGGGCTTCATCCCGGAGGAGAGCTGGAACGCCCTGAACGACGAGCAGCGTCTCGCCGAGGTGAGGGCCGGTCTGGAGGCCACCACGGCGGCCATCTTCGCTCTGGTCGAGAAGCACGGCTTCCCGGACGTGACCGTCGGATGAGCGGCGACATGGCGACCACGGCCGTGATTACGGTCGAAGGCATCGAGTACTACCCGTGGGACGTCTGCGGTGCCCCCGACGGCTGCGTGATGGGCCGCGAGCGGGGCTACGTCAAGAACGGCGTGATTCACGTGCGGGCGGACATTCAGCCGCCCGCCGAAGGCTGGGGCGAGCACATCTGTTCGGGCACCTGCTCTCGTCCTGTCCTGGTGTGACCCAGGCCCCGTAAGGGGTGAAGACCACCGCCCACGGCCTCCGTGAGCCCGCATCCGAGGAAGTACATCTCATGGCATCTGGTAACCGCCCGCTCATGCAGGCCATGGCGTCCCAGCAGAAGACGCTGGAGGCCACCCGCCAGCACATGGCCAGGGTCACTGCCCGCAACGCCGAACTGGAGCGTCAGTTCGCCATCCAGGGCCTCCAGCTCGCGTACGTGGCGCGGCTGGCGGGGGTGACGAAGGAGGTCGAGGCGATCAAGCGCCAGGCCGACATCGACAACCCGGCGCAGCCCGTGCCCAACCCGCCCTCGGAGGCCCCGGTGGAGACCACCGAGCAGGCCGCCACCCCGGAGGCGTACGACAACCCCAACCAGATCGGGCAGACCCCCGGAGCCAACCAGGGCGTCGCGGCCGAGACCACCGCCACGCCGATGGACCCGGGCGTGACCCTGCCGACCGCGCCGTACAACCAGCTCCTCAACGTCTCCGCCCCGGTGGCCGGAACCGAGACCCACACCCCGCCGGACACCACGCGCATCGAGACCGACGTCCGCGTGGGCGACCCGATGAACCCGGAGACGGCCTACCCGCTCAACCCGGCGTTCGGGCCGTCCGCGCAGCAGGGCACCACCCCGCCGCGTGACGGGGAGATGAGCCAGACCGGTTCCCGCAACCGGACCCTGGCCTCCATGCGCCTGGCCCGTCACCGGATCACCGCCGGTCTGGTCCGGGGTGACGAGTTCGCGGTGGCCGCCTCCATCGAGGGCGACCAGAACCTGAGCGACGCGATGATCCGCCACGAGATCGCCACCCTGTCGCAGGTGACCAAGGCCGCCGCGCGGCAGGCCCGGCCGCAGGGCCTGGTGCCGCGCTCGGCTTCCGGTGTGCAGCGCACCACGCCGTCCCTGGTGACGCAGCCCGCCCCCATCACGTCGGTGGCGGGGTCCGTGGGCGCCTACGACGAGGACGCCGAGAGCCTTTTCGACTAGGGTCTCTCCTCGGATCGCAGCCCCCTCACAGCGCTATGGGAGGGGGCTGCGGCATGTTTTCAGGCCCTTGATCCTGTCTTCCCCGGCCCGAGCCCTCGAAAGGGGTGAGAAGGGCCTGTCTCGTATCGGACATCGAGCAGACGGCCCATATGTCCGAATAGACGAGATGGGAGGGAAAGCATGCTCCGTACCCGTATGGCGACTTCGTACATCAAGCGTACGATTCGACCGCTTTATGGTTGGACGCAGGCGACGCCCGCTTCCTGCTTCCTGGACGCAGCTTGGGACCGTTCCGTCCCGATCTGGCCTGGAATGGTGTTCATGAAGACCGCCGGGGAGAACGTGTCCCTGATAGGCGCGACCAGCAGCATCCCCTACGGCCTGGGCGCCCTGTACGTCGGCGGCGACGGCATCGACGAGCCGCTGGACTCGGGCATCAACACCTTCTCGGTGTGGAAGCTCGCCCCCGACGCCGAGTTCGAGATCCTCGCCCCCGCCTTCGACACCACTCAGGCGTGGGTCGAGCCGGGCGACGGCACCGAACAGCTCATCTACGGTGCCGCCACCGGCACCGGTCGTGGCAAGCTCGCGCTCGCCACCAACGGGTCGGTCGTGACTGCGCTCACCGTGCAGCCGGTCGCCCGCCTCCTGAAGGTCAACTCCGCGACGAAGATCACCATCGGTGGACTTCGTCAGAAGTACTAGGAGCTGACTGACGATGACGACTCAGACTCTCGCCGCCACCTCGTCCCTGCGCGGCCGTATCGCGCGCAAGTCCGACGACTACGCCAACGCCATCATGGAGCGCCGCAAGAGCAACGCGCCGCTCACCCATGAGGCCAAGGTCAAGAAGATGGCGTTGATCCTCTCCGACGAGACCAGCGGCATCCGCCGCCTGGGCGTCGGGATGGTCGGCCCCATCCAGCTCAAGCTGCGCTACCAGGGCATCACCAGGAACGTGCTGGTGGAGGACCCGGTTACCCCGGGTACCCCCGTCGAGTACGACGTCTGGGATGATCTTGGTCAGGCGTACATCATGTCCGGCACCGAGGGCGAAGTCCGTGTGACTCCGTTCGAGGGCAAGCGCGTTCCGGTGCGGTTCTTCCGTATCGCCTCGCGCCCGGCCATCCGCAAGGAGGACCTGTTCTACCTGCGTATCAACGCAGTTGAGCAGGCCCAGGACGAGACCAAGCAGGCCATCCTCAAGCAGGAGGACACCCGCCTGCTCGTCCTGCTCCAGGCGGCGCTGACCGACTACGCCACCCGGCCGGACCACACGGTCACCCCGAACCACAACATCACCGAGGCGTCGGGCTACCTGACGCCGGGCTCGCTGTACTCGGCCGTCGCCATGACGGACATGCACGAGTTGCAGAGTGCCAGGATCTTGATCAACCCGTTCGACTTCCGGGACCTCTACCGCTGGGACATCAACCAGACCGGCTGGGCGTTCAAGGACCGGGTCGTCGCGGGCGAGACGATCACCTCGTTCGGCGAGTTCCAGATCCAGCGGTCGATCATCGTGCCGCAGGGCAAGGTCTTCCTCACCCCGGAGCCCAACTTCTTGGGCGTTTTCCCCGTTTTGTACTCCTTGGACGTCGAGGAGAACCACATGGTGGAGGCGTTCTGGAAGGGCTGGGTGTTCGACGAGATGGTGAACATGACCATTTTGAACGCAAGGGGAATTGCCACGATTACCAAGGCTTAGTCCCTGGTGTCCGGTTTAGCCCAAGTGGCCCCACCGGGCACCAGTGACGAGTCGGGAGATCGCGCCCTGGCCAACCCCGTAGACGGCGGCGAGAGCCCTCTGGCTTTCGCCGCCGTCGGCGTATCTGCGGCGTATCTCCAGAACCTGCCACTCCTCCAGCTTGGCGGCAGCGTTGCCTGACCCTCGTGAAGAGGTGCCGTGCAGGATCTTGTCAGCTTCGTTCTCCCCAGAAGTGCCCCAGACGAGGTTCTCCTGCCGGTTGTCCGTAGAGTCACCGTTCAGGTGGCGCCCCTCCTGGCCCGGCTCCGGAAGACCCACAAAGGCCCCCAGGACGAGCTGGTGGACCAGGCGCTGGGCTCGGACACCGTCGATCGACATCATGATGTTCAGGTAGCCCCCGCCGTGACGGCCGGGCTTGAGTATGCGGCCCTGGACGTAGTGCCGCCGGGTCTGGCGCGACAGACTGCGCACGCGGCCAAGCGACGACACCTCGTAGAACTCATCGAACTCCGGTATGGGGACCGGCTTCCACTCTTCAGTCATGCGAGGCATCTTGTAGTACAGGACTTGACATCGTCAACTCCAAACGAAGGCCCCCGGATTTAAAAATCCGGGGGCCGTTCCCCTGCCCAGCCATGCCACGCCCAGCCAAACCCCACCGTGCCGGGCCATACCATGAGGCCCTGACTCTATCATCTCCAACGACTGAGGGGCTCCCCGTAGGAAGCCCCTCCCATGCCTTGCCACGCCGAACCGGGCCCTGCCTTGCCCTGCCAGGGCATGCCAGGGCCTTGACCCTGTCATCTCCAATGGCACCTGTCAAACGACTGAGGGCGCCACCCCGAAGGATGACGCCCTCCCATGCCCCGCCTGGCCCTGCCAGACCTCGCCACGCCGAGCCTCGCCCAGCCCCGCAAGACCTGACTCTGTCATCCCTGCCCGCATCTGTCAAAGCTGAGGGCGATCACCCGTAGATGATCGCCCTCCCATGCCCTGCCCGGCCAAGCCGAGCCGCGCCATGCCTAGCCCTGCAAGACCTGACTCTATCAGCCCCAATGACGAAGGGGCCCGAAGGACCCCTTCTCCCTGCCCTGCCCGGCCTAGCCCCACCGCGCCAGACCTTGCCCAGCCGTGCCTAGCCACGCGGCCCTGACTCTATCAGGACTTCTCCGGCGTCGGCTTGGGCGTGTGGATGCCGGTCTTCCGGACCCACCCGGCCTCGAAATCCTCCACCTGGTCCTTCGTCCACATGCGGCCCATGCGCAGCACCCGCCAGGGCTGGCCCAGGCGCCCGGTGGCCAGCTCGTCGGCCCGCTGCTTGGTCACGCCCCAGCGGTCGGCCAGCTCGGCGAGCCCGAAGACCTGCATGTCCTCCAGGAGTTCCGCCACCCGCTGGAGGACCACGTCCTCGGCCTGCTCGCTCAGGTGGTCGTCGAAGGTGGGGGTACCCGGGAGTTCACGCTGATCGTTCATACGTCCAGTGGAACACATACGCCTTGACATCGTCTACCCCATCGTGCCACGCTCCATCTGCACGAGAGGGCCTTGCTCCGCCCCCACGGACCCCGGTCCGTGGCCCCTCGTCGCCGAAAGACCCCGGCTCGGACCCCCTGGCCGGGGTCTTTCCTGTTGGACCGGCAGCGACTCCGCGTAAGGGACGAGAACCCCTCACGAACGGAGACCCCCATGCCTGTCGGCGGAACGATCGTCGCGCGCAACCGGATGGACAGCATCACCGTCCTCGCCTCGGACATCAAGGGCACCCACTCGGTGGAGTGGGCCGCCTACAAGGACCCTTCCGGAGATGACATTCAGTTCATCCCCGAGGAGGTCCTGGCCTCCGTCGCCTTCAAGAAGGCCCTCGCCAGGGGCGTCGTGGAGCTGCTGGAGGACGAGTCCGACCCCGAGGTGGTGCTGGCCCTGGGCAAGCAGGTCGACGCGTTCAAGCGCCGCCAGGAGGGCGCCAAGGAGACCGCCGAGGCGCTGATCGAGAAGCCGACCACCCGGGACACCGTCCGCGCCTTCTGCGTCGGACCGGACACCCGGGGCACCGGTACCTGCGAGGAGGCGGTGGCCATCTCGGAGAAGCTCCTCAAGGACGTGCCGCCCCTCTGCACCCGTCACCAGAACCTCGCGCACCAGTACGTGCCCGAGGTCGACACCAAGGGCGACGAGACCAAGACGAAGTGGGTCCGGGTCATCATCGGGTCCCGCGAGCGTGACTGAGAAGGGCGGACAGATGACCGAGCAGGAGACCGGCCAGGTCCCCGAAGCCGTGGAGGACGACACCCCCGTGGCCTCCACGCACGTCCCGGACCCGACCGCCATGTCCGGCACCCTGGAGACCTCCGGGACCGGTGGGGGCCGCAACGAGCGCATCACCGGCACCACCAACATCTTCGGCCGGATCGAGCGGGACATCGTCGCGGTGCGCAACGTCGTCCTCAAGGACGGCGAACGCGTCGTGGAGACGGTCGAGCACGTCCTGCGCAAGGAGCCCGACCCGCAGGAGGACGCCGGGAAGGCGACGGCGGCCGACGGCAAGCAGGCCGGGAAGACCACCCCGGCCGCCAAGAAGAAGTAGCCGAGCAGAGAGAGAGCAGCACCCATGACGACACCGCCCGGATACTCGGGGCAGGAGATCGACACCGAGGGCGTATACGGCAACGCGGGTGCTGCTCCTCGGGGTACCCAGAACCTGGTCTCCAACACGGAGACCGCCACCCCGGCCGGTGCCGCATACGGTGGCGGCGCCAACGTCGTGACCGGCGGCACCCTCACCGGCACCCCGGACACCGAGGGGATCGGCACGGGCGCCAACGGCCCGTACGTGCCCAACCCGCCGCCGCTGCTCACCGGCACCCTGGACACCCAGACCCTGGGCTGGCCGCTGACCTCCGGGGTCACCCAGGCGTACCGGGCCCCCAACACCACCATCGGCCTGGTCGGTGCGGCCGGTGCGTTCGACACCACCCGCACCGACACCCCGATCACCGACGGCTCGATCCGCAACGACTACCAGCAGAACCTGAGCGGCACCCTGGAGTCGGGCAACATCGGCGCCATCGGCCCCGTCAGTGCCCTCGTGCCGGTCGCCCCCTCCGGCACCCCCACGGTGGCCGCAGGCGCCCGTACCGCGACCGTGACGTGGTCCACGGTGGCCGACCCGGACGCCACGGCGCCCGTGCTCGGATACGTGATCATCGGCTCCACGGGCGGCACCACGTACACGGGCCGGGGCGTCACCACCGCCGTGGTGACCAACCTGGTCCCCGACCTGCCGTACTCGTTCCAGGTGCTGGCCCGGAACCGCAACGGCAACGGCCCGCTGGGCACCGCCTCCGCCACGGTGACGCCGTACAACCCGGACGAGCCGGACGTCGGCAAGCCCGGCGGCCTGGACCCGTACTGGGCCCAGAACCCGATCTACGGCCCCGACGGCACCGTGAAGGCGGGCTCGGGCCTCGCGGGACGCCCCGCCGCGCCCACGAGCGTCGTCCTGACCGGCAATGGCACCGTGGGCGGCGTGGTGGCCACCTGGGTTGCCCCGGCGACCGGCGGCACCGTGAGCAGCTACACCGTCACCCTGTCCTCGGGACAGACCAAGTCGGTGTCGGCCAGCACCCTGACGACCACCTTCACCGGGGTCGCCAACGCCACCGCGATCACCGCGACGGTCACCTCGGTGGGTTCGGTGGCCAACGCCACCTCCACGGCTTCGGCTGTCTTCGGCAAGCCCACGGCCCCGGCGGCTCCCACCGCCACCAGCCCGTCGGCGGGCACCATCCACGTGGTGTGGACCGCCCCGACTTCGGGCGCCCCGATCAACTACATCGTCACCCTCGCCGGTCAGGACACCACCTCCCACACGGTGGCGGGCACCATCTTGACCAACGACTTCACCGCCCTGACCACCGGCCACGTCGACACCGTCACGGTGGGGGCGCAGGGGTCGGTGTCCACCACCACCTCGGCCGCCTCCGGCAACGTCACCGTCACCTGATCCGGCCGCGAGGAGCCCCGTACACCGCGTACGGGGCTCCTCGTACCGCTGCCGGTCGTCGCATCATGCGGTCCTGTCGGGCGCCCCCGGTCCCCCCGGAAGGGTTGAAGGCCACCACCCAGCGGATCGGGAGCGGAATGTCCACCACCAGCCAGCACGTGGGATACAAGATCCCGGATGGGTCGGACCCCTTCCTGCGGACCGACTTCGTCCAGAACCTCAACCTCCAGGACCAGTACACGGGCGACTGGATCTGCACGAGCACCACCCGACCGGCCTGGGGCAGCGGCCAGGCGGGCATGAAGATCGTCGAGACGGACACCCGCCGCACCCTGATGTGGACCGGCACCACGTTCCGGGAGATGCTCTACGGCCCCGCCGTCTGGTGGGGCTCCATCCGCCCCAACGCGACCATCTCCCACGGCACGGTGGTGTCCTACACCGTCGGCACGTTCACCGTGAACCGCCCCGGCACGCTGCTCGGGTTCGCCAACACCGAGTACGCGATGCCCAACACCGGCTACATCGGCGCCTCCACCCGCGTCACCATCGACGGCGCGGTGGCGAGCTGGGACACCTCCGGCGTCGACTTCATTGAGACCAACTTCCCCAGCGGCGGCACCGACTTCTGGGGCGTCACCATCCCGGCCATGGGCGTCCGCAACATATCCGCCGGAACCCACTCGGTCGGCATCCAGATCCTGGGCACCGTCACCGGCACCAACACCCTCAAGATCGTCTCCAACCGCACGCTGGCCATGTTCGTCAACGCGACCGACCGCTAGGACCGCCACATGGCGCTCTTCTGGAACGACCGGCAGTACGTCTCCCAGTACGCGGTGGACGTGGTGGGCATCCACCTGCTCCGCAACCAGGTCCCGGTGGACGCCGACTCCGGCGTCGCCCTCACCATGGTCTCGGAGAACACCGGCAGCGAGGTCTTCTCCCGCGCCGCCACCCACAACGCGACCGGCGACTACTCGGCGTCGTTCAACAGCGTGGAGACCTCTGTCCCCGGGTCCTACACGCTGGCGTGGACCTACGTCCTGACCGGGCAGCCGGAGTACCTGGAGTCCGGCATCGAGGTCGGCCCGGCTGCCCCCTCGTACGACAATCTCGCGCCGGGGATGAAGGACATCGTGGAGGGGGTCATGATCCGCATCGCGGACACCATCGACTCCCCGGGCGGTGGCCCGAATTTGTTGACATATGTCCAGAGCAAGTTCGGCCGGGGCCGGATCGCCGAGCTGATGCGGATCGCCCTGGGCCGCCTCAACACGGTCGCCCAGCCCCATCAGACCTACACCCTGGACGGCAATGGGGGCGCCACCTTCCCCTTCGCCCAGTGGGGTCCGCTGCTGGAGGCCGTGACCTGGGCGGAGACGCTCAAGCATCTGATCCGCAGCTACAACGAGCAGCCGAACTTCATCGGCTCCGGCAACATCTCCCGCCTGGACCGCCGGGACTACGTCCAGCGCTGGCGCGACTCCCTCATGGACGAGGAGGCCGCGATCAAGGGGCAGCTCGATGTCTTCAAGATCGCGTCCATGGGCCTGGGCCGACCGGCTGTGCTGATTTTCGGGGGCGTCTATGGTCGGTACGGGCCCACTCGCATGTCGGGTAGCGTGGCCGCGCGGCCCCGTTACTGGACGAGATTCTACTAAAACCGGACATTACGGCCATGATAGGGTCAGGTCCTGCAAGGCACGGCAGGGCTAGGCGAGGTCTGGCAGGGTACGGCTGGGCACGGCAGGGGGAGGGCGATCACCTACGGGTGGTCGCCCTCCGTTGTTGACAGATCCAGTAGGACATGACAGAGTCAAGTCGTCCTCATTCACCTGGGGCGGGCGTCGGTCGATCCGTGGTGCTCCCTTTCGCAACAAGGGCACGGATTGACCGACGTCTTTGTACTCCCGTCGGTAACCCTGATAGAGTCAAGTCCTCGGCACGGCTAGGTAGGGCAGGGTTTGGTAGGGCAGGGAGAAGGGGTCCTCTACGGAGGACCCCTTCGTTTTGCCCCCGCAGGCCCGGTAGAGTCCGGCCTCCACCGTCAGAGAGGACCCTCAATGCCCGACAGCGAGATCATCAGGGACTGGTACACCTCCAGCGCCTGCGGGGCGAACAACTCCTGCCTGGAGGCCCGCACTTACGCCGACGGGTCGGTCGAGATCCGCAACTCCCAGGACCCGAAGGGCACCCTCCTCCGGTTCACCGAGGACGAATGGTCCGCCTTCCTCGTGGGCGCCCGCGCCGGGGAGTTTTCCACCGGGGCATGACCTGATAGAGTCAAGTCCTCGGCTAGGCATGGCGGGGCTCGGCTTGGCACGGCAGGGAGAAGGGGTCCACTACGGTGGACCCCTTCGTCGTTGGGAGGACGGATGCGCATCGGTCAGGAGCCGCCCCGGCGGGAGAAGCTGCGGGGCTACGTGATCACCGGCTGCATCAAGTGCGGCGGCCGGTCCAAGTGGATCCGGCGTGGACCGCACGACTGCTGCTTGCGCAAGGACATGAGCCGGGCCCGGGAGAAGCAGGAATGGCGCCGGACCCTCAGGGATTGATAGAGTCAAGTCCCTGGCAAGGCTGGCCAAGGCCCGGTAGGGCACGGCTTGGCCCGGCAGGGCAGGGAGAAGAGCCCCACTACGGTGGGGCTCTTCGTCGTTGACGGACCCCGCAGTTCATGACAGAGTCAAGTCCTGCATGGCCGGGCGGGACGTGGCGCGGTGTGGCATGGCTAGGTAGGGCCGGGCAGGGCATGGGCTGTGGAGATGGGGCCTCTTTCGGGAGGCCCCATCGTCTTGATAGAGTCAAGTCCCTGGCTGGGCTTGGTATGGCTGGGCTTGGCGTGGTGAGGCATGGCAGGGGGAGAGGGCCCGGATTTTTAAATCCGGGCCCTCCGCCATATGGTTGACACTCCAGGAATCCTTGGAGTACAGTCACCTTCGCCAGAGAACGCCGAGCCCCAGGGAGGGCCCATGCAGGTCCGTTTGACTCTTACCGGAACCACATCGCTGCTCATGCACAACGCGCGGCTGTCCGACCCGTTGGACCCCTACACCAAGATGCTCAAGGCCATCTCCTCCAAGCGCACCAAGACGGAGGACGACCACGACGACATGGCGCGCGTCGAATTCCTCGGCGGCCTGTACTTCGACCCGGAGGCCGGGCCGTACGTTCCCGGCGTCAACGTCCACCGCTGCCTGGTGGAGGGCGCCAAGCTCAACAAGCTGGGCCGCCACGTGGAGCGCGGCATCATCGCCCTGGACGAGATCTGCCCGCTGGGCTACGCGGGGCCGCGCACGGAGGAGGCGCTGTGGAAGGACAAAAACTTCGTCTCCCGGCTGTCCGTCGGCGTCACCACCTCGCGCGTCATGCGCACGCGCCCCGAATTCCCGGTGTGGGGCCTGGAGGCCGACATGCTGGTGGACACCGGCCAGCTCGACCTGGAGCAGGTCCGCACCATCGCCGAGAAGTCCGGACAGATGATCGGTCTCGGCGACTACCGTCCCCGGTTCGGGCGATTCACCGTCGAGGTCGTCGAACTCCAGGGCTGATCCCGCCAGAATCTGTACCACCGAACAGAAGGAGGACGAATGGCCGCCAAGCCGTTCGAGCCCAAGGGCGATGTCGCCCGCTGGGTCCCCGTCTACGAGAATCTGCGCGACCTGGAGCCGGGGGTGCTGGTCACGTACGAGCAGCTCTCGGAGTGGGCCGGAGTCGATGTCCGGCGCGACCGCAGCCCCCTCGTGCAGGCCGAGGACAAGCTCCTGAAGGAGCACGGGCGCGGCGTCGCCAACGAGCGGGGCGTGGGGTACCGGATCATGCTGGCCTCCGAACACGGTGAGGCCGCCCGGCGCCAGACCCGGAAGGCCGACCGCCGGATCAGGAAGGCCATAACCCTTCTGACCGTGGCCGACCGCAATCACCTGACCCCGCAGCAGCGGCAGAAGTACGAGAGTCAGGCCGGGGCTCTCCAGGCCGTCCGGGACATGACCAACCGCCTGGCGCGGCGGACGGCCGCGCTGGAGGAGGGTCTGAAAGCGGTCCGTCGGGAGACCAAGGAGACCACGGCCGGTCTGTCCGACCGCTTGGAGCGGCTGGAGGCCCGGTTCGCGAACGTTCCGGGCGATGCCCCGGCGGACAGCACCACGACCTGATAAGGTCACCCCCATCGGGATTTTAAAATCCCGCACAGACGACAGGCCCGTTCATGGGGAACGGGCCTGTCGTCATGTCCGGAGTCCTCCAAGCCCGGCGAAGAGGTGAAACCGCACCTCTGGAGGACGTCGTGCCGTACACCGTCACCCTCAACCCCGGGCTGGTCGATGTGGCGCTGCCCGGCGGCGTCCTGGCCCAGGGCAGCCACTCCTACACCTTGACGGACGAGCAGTTCCTGATGCTGAGCCCCACGGCCGCAGCAGTGCTGTTCTCCGCCTCCGGCCAGACCGGCGGGGGCTCGGCCTGGTCGATCGACCCCACCGCCTACGGCGCCAAGGGGGACGGCAAGATCGTCACCGACGGCGCCATGACCTCCGGGTCCGCTGTCCTGACTTGCGCCACGTCGACCCCTTTCGTCTCGGCGGATGCCACCGCAGGCAAGCTGGTCATGGTCAAGGGCGCCGGGCCCAACGGCGTGACCTGCCTGATCACCACGGTCAAGACCTTCACCGACTCCGGGCACGTGGTGCTCAACGCCAGCGCCGCCACCACGATCAGCAACGCCCTGGTCATGTGGGCCACGGACGACACGGTGGCCTTCCAGGCGGCCATCGACGCCGCCGTGGCGTACGGCCTGGCGCACAGCTACACCGCGACCATCAAGGTCCCGGCGGCCACCGGCCGGTTCTACGGCATCGGCGGGGCCCTGAAGACCGGCGGCGCCACCAAGGGCAACAGCCAGCTCACGCTGCCGGTGGTGCCCACCACCGGGGACAAGCTGACCATCGTCTTCGACGGTCCGGGGGACAGCTCCGCCGTGCAGCACTGGCAGCAGCTCGTCCCGCAGACCGGCGGCGCCACCCTGGTCAGCTTCTTCGTGCACGCCTCGTCGTCGGCGCAGATCACCAGCATCAACAACGGCGGCAACTCCGCTGTCATCGGCGGCCCGTCCCAGCCGGGCGGCTTCGGCGTCAACCCGGGCGTCTACACCAACGTCAACGCGGTCTTCCGCAACCTCTCGATCCTGACCAGCCACAGCGCCTTCGGCCTGACCCTGAGCGCGCTGGACCTGTCCGGCATCGCCAACGCCAGCCTGGAGAACTTCGCCTACGGCACCGCCGGATCGGTCACCGGCACCGACTACGTGAGTCCCGGGGTCTTCGCGACGGGCCTGTCCATCGGCCTGTTGATGCCCGCCTCCGGCAACAACGACAACTGCGTGGTCCGCAATGTGACCTGTCACGGCGGGTTCACGTACGGGTTTTTCGCCACCGAGCACTGCGACATCTCCGCGATGCGCATCCTGTACTGCTGGGCGGCCTTCTGCCCGGTCGGCACCTACTACAGCTCGGTCGGCTCCACGCACGCCATCGTCGCCACCAATCTGAGCATCGAGTCGTGCACCTACGTCCTCTACGTCATCGGCGCGGGCGGTGGCGGCCTGGGGCCCTTCCTGCACCTGAGGATCGACACGGAGACCTCCACCCCCCGGTTCGGCGACAACAACGGTGGTGTCGGCCTGGCCGCCGCACGCGGGGACGTCTACCTGAGCGGCCTCTACACGGCGGCGTCGCTGACCCTGGACAACCCGGTGGGCTTCGACATCATCGACGGCCAGCGGTCCTACCCGGTGATCTCGGTCGCGGCCAACTACGCCGTGCTGACCACCGACGAGGTGATCCAGGTGGACTGCACGGCAGCCGCCCGGACCGTCACGCTGCCGACGGCCGTGGGCCGCAACCGCCGGATCCTGATCACCAAGATCGACTCCAGTGCCAACGCGGTGGTCGTCGCCACCACGGGGGGACAGACCGTCAACGGTGCTGCCCCGGCGACCATCACCGGTCAGTGGACCTCGAAGGAGTACTTCCCCACCCCGGCCGGGGTATGGATCGCCCGATGACCTGATAGAGTCAGGGCCTCGGTATGGCTGGGCCGGGCTCGGCTGGTCGGGGCATGGCAGGGGAGGCCCCCACTTCGGTGGGGGCCTCAGCCGTGTCCGGGGTCCGGCGAGCCCGGTGAAGGGGTGAAGAGATCCCCTTGACCCGGAGGCCGACGTGGCGCGGTGGCTGTTCCCCTCTGACCGTCTGGTCTTCCGGTACGGCACGCCCGGAACTCCTCTGTACTCGCCTGCGGCCGAGAGGGTCGTCATCTGCACCGACTCGGCCGGAACGGCCCTCGCGGGCATCCAGGCGCCCGACGGGACCACGATCGACGCCACCTTGAGCATCGGCCAGGACTGCCTGATCCCCGAGTTCCTGGGCCCCGACGGCCTCACCACGCTGTACGCCAGGAACAGCGCCGGGATCGTCTCCAAGCTGTACGCACAGTCCGGCCAGTTCTTCGCGGGCTCCGCGATCAACCTGCCCAACGTCACCGCGCCCCCGGCCACCCCGACCGGCGGCGGTGTGCTCTTCGTCCAGGCGGGAGCACTGAAGTACAAGGGCAGCTCCGGCACGACCACCACCATCGCTCCGGCCTAGGAGACACCATGCCCCTGGGGATCCCGCAGCCGAGCGGCATGGTGCCGCACAGCCGCAGCACCATGCAGCCGTACTACATTCGCGAGCCCCAGCGGTGGGCCGTCGACCAGGAGCGCCAGCGGCACCTCCAGGCGCTGTACTCGGTCGGCGAGTGGACCATCTTCTGTCTCATGTGGCACCTGGAGGACTTCCAGAACGGCCTCGTGACGCGGTGCTCGGTCTGCTACAACCGCTTCTCCCAGGCGTACAAGCAGGGCGAGCGCAACAAGTGCCCGGACTGTTTCGGGACGACTTTCGAGGGCGGCTTCAAGGCGATCATCGTGCGCCCGGCGATCTTCGGCGACACCGACGAGGCCACCAAGTACCAGGCGCGTGGCGTCGTGGACTCCGACGACCTGGACATGGAGTCGACCCCCGACTTCCGTGTCCGGAGCGGGGACTACTGCTTCCGCTCCACGGGCCACAGGTTCTTCCTCCGGGTGCCGGAGCGCGTGACCCTGCGGACCGGCTTCGCCACCCCGTACCAGCGCTCCATGGCCGTCGGCTACAACCACGCGCGGGCCTCCCTTGAGGACCGCAGCGCGGTGGCCTACACCATCCCTCCCAACGAGGCCGACCTGATCCAGATCCTCAGCGTCGCGGTCACCGAGCCGGTGTCGTTCGGGGCTTTCGAAGTGATCAGAAGCCCCCTGATCCCCATCGACGACCTCGCGTAAGGATTTTAAAATGTCGCTGCTGTATGCCCGGGTACGCCGGGAGGCCATGGCCTGGCGCAATGAGAGTGGCGAGCACCACCCCGTGGTGCATCCCGTCAAGCACGTCGGGTTCGCCGGGCACGTGGGCCAGTCCCCCGAAGGCCGTGAGGAGTGGGGGATGGGGGACGAGGACGAAGACGAGGATGAGGGCGGCTTCGACGAAGACCTTCGCGACAGTGTGCGGCCCGAGCCGACGCCAGAGGAGGAGGAGCACAACGACCTCCACGGGGAGTACCCGGAAAGCTTCTACGACCGGCACGACGAGGCGTACGACCACGCCCTGGACCAGCGGCAGCGGAAGAACCATGAGGAGAACCGTCCTGACGATACGGACGACGAGCTGATGGACTTCATCGGCAATCACGGCACCGACAAAGAGTTCTGGCACAAGCACGCCACCCACGGACCCGTGGACATCAAGCAGCCGGTCTACGCCACCCAGTCCCACGTCTCCCAGACCCACCTGGACAAGTACCGCCACGCCCCGAATGCCCCCACCCACCGGGACAAGGGCGACGACAGCTACCTGGGCGACGAGTCCCCGCTGATGGTCACCCACCGAGGCGCCCTGCACACCATCGAAGGCCATCACCGGGTCGCTGCCGCTCTCCAGCGCGGCGACAGCCACATACCCGCCTGGCACTTCAATGCCGACGAGCACGGTGGCCTGCCGGACTCCGAGGGCCACATGCCGGACCACGAGGACTACGAGGAGCACTGGAGCGCATGAGCACCCTGTGGGCTCAGGCGGCCTGGGTCCAGGACGACGCCGAGGACGAGTCGACGCACCCCGAGGTGCGGCCGGTGGAGAAGGCCGGGTTCGCCGGGTGGGTGACCTCCCCCGGGATGGAGGAGGAGGGCGACCAGCCCCACCACCACAACGAGCCGCTCATGGACCACCTGCTCTCCCACGGCGGGGATGAACTGAGGGAGATGTCCCAGCACGGCCGGATCCCCCTCAACGAGCCCGTGTACGGCACCCAGAGCCACGTGACCGAGCGGGGCCTGGCCAAGCACGCCTTCCCCGCCAAGCACGTCCCCGCCGAGCAGAAGCCCCGCTTCATCCGGCACCAGGGGCGCCTGTACGTGGACGACGGCCACCACCGCGTGGGGGCGGCCCTCCTGCGCGGGGACCCTTCGATCGAGGGCTACTACTTCAACGCCGACAAGAAGGGCTTCCCGGAGCCCGAGAACAGGTGGTGGTGAGCATGAGCTTGCTGTGGAGAACTGCCATGGTCCGTACCGCCTCCTGGGAGCCCCAGGACTCCGAGGAGCATATCCACCCCGGGGACATGGAGGGCGACAAGATCCGGTACGAGCTGAACGACAAGCACATCGAGGACCTCGCGTCCTCGATCAAGCAGCACGGCTACAGCCCCGAGAGGCACGGCCAGCTCGGGATCAACGTCACCGACAACGGCGAGAACCTCTACACGCACTCGCGCGGGACCGAGGCCCACCCGGACCACCCGAACGACCACCACGAGCACCTGTTGCACGCCCTGCGCGACGCCGGGCACGGCGAGGTGCCGGTACACATCCACGACCAGTCCTCGAACGAGTCCGGCACGGCCCCGACGTACTACCACGGCACCACGGAGGAGGATCTGGATCAGGTCTATCCCAACCACGGCACCCGGGGCACCTTCGGTAACAACGGCGGCATTCATGAACCCGGCTACGCCTACGCCACCAGTCGGAAATGGGCCGAGCACTACGCCGACCGTGCAGCCGAAATGCGTGATGGCGTGCGCCCCCACGTCTACCAGGTCGAGCCCAAAGGGCCAGTGGAAGACGACCCTTCCCGCGACGTCCACGGCAACCTGCGAGGCAACTTCGCCGAGGACATGCGGTCCAAACACGGCTTCCAGGTTGTCGGCGAGGAGGACCTCGGCCATGACGACAACTACGAGGACGAGTGGGGCGAGCACGACCACGAGCATGAGGACTGATCGCATTGTTGCTCGAATCGGCCGAGATGAGGCTGTGCGAGACGCCGGACCGGATCATCATGGTGGTGGCCGGACTGACCCCGGGCCGTGCCCGCTCATGCGCTCTGGCGGCCGTACGCGAGTGCCGCAGGAAGATGCCCAAGATGAGCGGCGCCTCAGCGGCCCGGCTCCAGCCCCTGTACGGCAAGGGCTACTTCGGGATCTGGTGGGCGGACAGCTACGTGTTCTTCCAGGACCACGGCATCCGGCCTTTCACCATGCGGTCCCTGGCGGGCAAGATCATCCCCATGTGGATCGACGACCCCACCGGCAAGGAGCGGTCCAAAAACCCCAAGGCCAAGGTCCGCACCACGATGTCCGGCAAGATCCAGGTGCTGATCTTCCGCAAGGCGGCCAACATCGGCCAGCGGGTCACCAAGTACGGCCGGGACGCGGGAGGCAACCGTGTCGTCGTCTCCGACAAGCCCGCGTCCTATCCGGGTGCCCCGGGCCGGATCGGCGTGCGGGAGGCCGGGAGTCCCAACACCCGGGCGGGCAAAGCGGGCGGCCAGATCGCCAAGGGCAACGTCGGTGTGCGCTGGCGGCACCCGGGCACCGCACCCCGGCTGTTCCTCAACAACGCGCTGACGCTGGCGGCGCAGTGGAACGGCATCCTCCCCATCCGCGTATACCTGTGCGACCGCACCTGGCGGTTGCAGGTGAAGGTGAGCTGACCCCATGTACGTCGCCCCACTGAAGACGCTGCTGAACGAGGCGCTCAACCTGACCTTCGACGGTCAGTACCCGGTGCCGGAGTTCCGGGGCATCCACATCGGCCTGGAGTACCCGGTCGACCAGCAGATGTACCCCTCGGTGTGGATCGACTTCGAGGACACCCAGCCGCTGCTGCGGGCAGGCATCGGGCACCTGGAGTACGTCAACCCCAGCGACGGCGTGACCCCGGTGGCTCCCTTCACCCGCTGGCGTTTCACGGGGTATGTCTCCCTCACCGCCGTGGCCCTGACCTCCCTGGAGCGGGACCGGCTGTACGACGAGCTGGTCCGGGTGGTGGCCTTCAGCAATGAGGACGGCGTGGTCGGCCGCTTCAAGACCACCATCGCCAGCAACGACCTGATCGCCGCCACACTCAACACCGACAAGATCGAGGCCCGGGGCAACGCGGCGGCTCCCGGCACCCCCTGGGGCACCGACGAGATCATGTACGAGAAGTCCCTGAACCTGGAGCTGATCGGGGAGTTCGTGCCGGATCCGGCCACCGGGACCCTGGTCAGCCTCTCCCGGATCGTGATGATCCCGACCGAGGAACTGCCGGGCCACCTCACCTACGTCCCGGACAACGGCGTGGATCTCTCCTCCGGCCAGTTCTCCGAGTGGCACTGACCCTCCTGTCCTTCGGGACCCCGCTCCCCGGAAGAGGTGGAAGCACGATCTGACCACCGTTCCGGAGGGGTGGAACACCTTGCCCGACTTCACCAGTTACGTCCCACCGGGCGTATACGTCCAGGACACCTCGCAGCCGGTGGTGACGCCCACCACCGTTGCCACCAACGTCGTGACGGTGATCGGCCCGGCGCAGGGGTACCAGACCCAGACGGACGCGGTCCAGGTCTACTGGAACTCGAACACTCTGCTGACCCAGCGCGGGGCCTTCGTGACGGCGGTGACCGGTCCTCCGGTCATCGGTGCCCCGGTGGTCAAGAACGCGGCCGGGCTCGTCATGACCTACGCCATCGACTACACCTTCATCGTCGACTCCTCGGGCGGTGGGGGCGCCGCCAACGCGGTGACCTACATCAAGCGCCTGGGTACCAGCGGGAGTCCGTCGGCGACCTCCCCCAACGGCCTGGTGGACGGCGCTGTCGTCTTCGTCACCTACAGCTACGCGGACGCGGACTACTTCACTCCGCAGTCGTTCACCGACCCGAGTCAGATCTCTGCCACCTACGGGGCGGCTCTGACCAGCACGGCGCCCGCCAACCCGAACAGCTCCCAGGTCCTGTGCGCCCTGACCCTGGCCGCCCAGCTCGCCATGGCCAACGGGGCCAGCACGGTGCTCGCCCTGGCCACCAACCCGGCCGACGGCCCGATCCGGGACCAGTTCGTCGCGGCATATGCCAAGCTCCAGGCGAAATACCAGGCGTCCCTGCTCGTCCCGCTGTTCGTGGACGGCTCGCCGCAGGCCAGCGGGTCAGCAGACGCCCACAGCGCGGACGCGGTCCTCGCCCTCATCCAGGACGTCAACGCCCACTGCGTGAACGCGTCGGCCGACGGCTACGGCCGGATGGCCTTCGTCGGCGTGGAGACCAATTACGACGCCACCACGCGGCCGTTCAGCACGGTGGCCACCACCGTCTCCTCCAAGCGGACCGTGCTGGCCTACCCCAACCAGCTCAGCTTCTACAACTCGCTGCTGGCGCAGACCACCACGGTCTCCGGCTACTACCTGGCAGCGGCCATGGCCGGGCGTCTGGCCGGTGGCGATGTGGAGCGCGGCCTGACCAAGATCTCCGTCACCGGGTTCAACGGTCTGCCCGCCGTCCTGGCGCAGCAGCAGACCAAGGCGTTCAAGGACTCCCTGTCCAAGGCGGGCGTCTCTGTCCTGGAGCAGATCCAGTCCGGGGCCCTCCAGATCCGCCACGGCGTGACCACGGACATGTCGGGCCTGACCACCCGGGAGATCTCCCTGGTGCGTGTGGGCGACGTCCTGTTCGAGCTGGTGCAGACCGGCATGGACTCTGCGGGACTGATCGGGCAGCCGATCGACGCGGACATGACGACCAAGGTGAAGGGCGCCCTCACCGGGGTCCTGGAGACGGCCGTCAGCAACAACGTCATCGACTCGTACGGCAACGTCGTGGTGCGCCAGCAGCCACTGCCGAGCGGTGACCCCTCGATCATCGAGGCCCAGTTCGCCTACGCCCCGGCAATTCCCGCGAACTACATCACCGTCTCGTTCGCCATCGACCTGACGTCGGGCGCGTTCACCAACACCACCGACACGACGACCACCCCGACCTCCGGCTGATCTGAGGGGATTTTAAAATGCCGCAAACCAAGGTGAGGGTCGTCGGCTCGGGCTACACGACCTTCTTCTACAAGGGGAAGGCCATCGCCTTCTGCGAGGGCGTGGAGGACTCCGGCCAGCGGGCCTTCTCCGACCTCGGCCAGCCCTACCAGTTCATCCAGCCCCTGGGCGCCACGCATCCGGTGGAGATAGCCACCTCGCGTGTCCTCCAGGGCGGCACGCTGATGCTCACCATCCGCGAGCTGTGGAACACCCTCGTGTGGGAGCAGCTCTCCGGTCTGGCCGGGACCAAGAACATCGTCGACATCTTCGCGGTCCTGGCCAACGACCCGAACTACGTCACCTGCCAGTTGGTGATCAAGCCTCCGGGCACCCAGAACAACCCGGGCGCGTGGCGCGGCAAGAACTACCACAACTGCGTCGTCGTAGACATCAACGACGGCGACACCATCACGGTGGGGTCACTCGCTGTAACCAAGGGGATCACTGTGGCCTATACCCATACGAGTGCGCTCAACAAGTAGCGAAGCGGTCGGAGCTGAGTAGACCCCGGTTGCGCAGCTCCATGCAGGTGCGGCAGCGGCGGCTCCCGTCGGAACGGATCATGGTGTTGGAGGAGGTGAAGGCGTGGCCACGCAGACAGTGCGTCTTGCGCGCGTTGAGCGCGCACACGCCGTTGCCCCGTATGACGTTGACGGTCCCCGGCACGATCTCCATGTGGGCCGTGAAGTTGACGCAGTGCTTCATGGTGCAGCCCCAGGCCCGCACATGGTCGATCGTCATATGATCCGGGACGGCCTTGACGAAGTGGTGAAAGCCCCAGCGGTGGGCGGGCCAGATGCGGCCCTCCACCCGGAACTGGCCGTACCCCCACCGATCGGTGCCCGCCGTCCACGGCCAGCACTCGGTGCTTCCGCGCCGGTCCACATGGGACCAGAAGCGGGCTTCGTCGTCTCCTTTGATGAAGGCGCGCGAGAGCTTGGTCATAGTCGGATGGTTACCACATATATGCGGAGCGTGAGATGAATTCGGGACCCACGTCCTACGATCCGACGACACTGGGGGCCCAGTCGGAGGACGAGCCGGGCACGCTCCGGGATGATCAGGGCAACGTTCTGCCGACGTTCGACCCCAAGCATGCAGAGTCCTTCACCGGCTTGCTGTACCTGGGGGCCCTGTCGGACACCTTCGACTGGCTCGGGCACACCTTCAGCATCCGGACCCTGCGGGACGGCGAGAAGCTGGCCGTCGCCACGATCATCAAGCCGTACGTGGAGACGATGGGCGCCGACCGGGCCTACGCGGACGCCATGGTCGGCATGTGCGTCACAGGCGTGGACGGCGACGACCTCCCCGTCCCCATCGGCGAGACCAGGCGGGCCCACGAGTGGGGGTACCAGCGCTTCGAGTACGTCAAAGACAACTGGTTCTCGTACACCACCGACGTGGTCTTCAACCGGTATCTGATGCTCGAAGACCTGGCCCGTCAGGTTCTGGACGCCATGGGAAAAGCATCGGCCCCCGAGGACTCGAACCCTTCGTCGAACGGCATCTGAGACTCGCTCAGGCCCGGGGGCTCCTCAGCGGCGACAACTTGTCGGACGTCGCTCTGCTCGGGCTGGACTATCTCGCTTTCGCCGACGGCCTGGTGGCGGCCGACCTCCGGGCGCAGGCGGATGCGCGGCAAACGGCCCTCCTGAACACCATCGTGCGCGGGGCGCTGGTCGCCTCCGGCAACTACGAGGAGAAGGTCCTCTTCGAGGACTACTTCCCGGCGCCGGAGATCCCCGACGGCATCGCCACCACCAGCGATGCGGACGTGGATCTGGACTACAGCGGTGTCGACTTCGGGACCCCGGACGAGAGCGAGATGGAGATCCTCCAGCGCATGCTGGCCGACACCATGGTGACCGTCTCCGGAGTGGACGGGGCGGACGAGTCGGAAGCTCCCGCATCAGGTCTTCCGGCGCCGCGTGAGATCGCCCTCGCGGACATCGAGCAGGACAGGGAGTGGGTGTGATGGCGCAGGGCGAACCGGACAACGGCGTCAACGGCAATCTGGACCTGGGACGGCTCTTCGAGCTGATGATCCGCAGCCAGGAGGCCCAGACGCGGATCCTCAACGACATGCGGGACTCCGCCCAGCGCAACCTGCACATGGCCCAGACCTTCATGACGTCGCCGGGAGCCGCCCAGCAGGCCCAGCAGGCCCGTTACGGCATGAACGGCGACCCGCGTGCCGGGCAGACGACTGCCCCGGGCGGCAACAACCGCGTCTGGAACGTCACCTCCCAGGGGGAGGCCGCCCCGGGGCAGCCGCAGGGGCTGATCGGCACCCCCGTCCAGCCGCCGGGACCTCCGGTGGGGTCCACCACGACGGGGGGCGACGGGGAGGGCCTCACGATGGCGGGAGCGCCCGCGAGCTTCTCCACGATGAGGACCGAGACCTCCAAGCAGCTCCGCAACTCGGTCCGCAACGCCGCCTTCGGGGTGTGGTCCTCCTCGTGGCAGGCCGGAGGGGGACGCGGGAACGGCGGTGGCCAGGGCGGGGGAGGGGGCGGCGGTGGCGGCGGCCAGATGGGCCCCGGGCCCTACGGCATGGGTCCGCAGGGGCTGCCCCCCAACCCGATCTACATTGGCGGCCCCGGCTCCCCCCTGGGCCCCTACGGTCCGTACGGCCCCTACGGTCCTGCCGGACCCGGTGCGGGCGGCGGCCTCGGCGGTGGCGGCCATGGCGGCGGCCATGGCGGCGGTCACGGCGGTGTCGCGGCCGGAGGAACCTATGGCGGCCTCCAGAGCGGTGGTGGCGGAGGTGGCGGTGGTCAGGGTGGCCACGGCGGCGGTGGTGGCTCCGGCATCGGCGGCTGGCTGAGTAGGAACGTGCCCTTCGTGGGTCTCGTCACCTCGGGACTCGCCGAGATGAGGAGCCAGCGGGACAAGAACGCCTATTACCAGAACGTGGAAGGCGGCTCGAACTTCGCCGGTTTCGGCGAGCGTGCGCACGAGGAGGCGTACGCGGCGTCGACCGGTGCCGTCTTCAGCGGCGACGAGGCCCGGACCGCCTTCAAGGGCGTGACCCGGCTCGGCTTCAACGGCCGGGTCGACCCCGTCTTCTCCCGTCAGGGCGGCCGTCAGAATGCCCTGGATTTCGCGTATCACGCGAAGACGTCCTACGGCGCCTCGGTCAACGAGTCGCTGAGCACCTTGGAGAAGGTCTCCCAGAATTCGACGTTGAGCCTCAACGGCCTCAACAAGGCCCTCAAGGACATCTCCGACACGGCGGGCAAGGCGGGCGTCAACGCTCAGATGGCCCGTGCGCAGTACATGGCGCTGCTCCAGCAGGGGGTGCAGGCCGGATACGGCGCGGGCGCGGTCCCGACCGCCCAGAACATTCAGATGGGCAAGACCAGCCTGGGCCGGTCGTACCAGGACGTCGACCTCAGCGGCCAGATGTCCCAGCAGTACACGTACATGGCGTCCTCCAACATGGGGATGACCTACAACCAGTACACCGCCATGCAGACCACCAACCCGCTGGCGGCGGCGCAGGGCCGCGCCGGGGAGAACCTGGCGCTGCTGTCCCAGATCTTCTCCCAGGAGGAGATCAACTGGGTCAAGGACAAGGCCAACTCCCTCGGGGGCAAGCTCGATCCGGACTCCGCGCTGAGCATCGTGCCGGAGTTCCTCCAGAAGTTCCCGAACCACAACATCTCGGTCATCCAGCAGCAGCTCTCCGCCTTCGGGATCGTCACCACCAGCGACCCCCAGAAGGCCCTCGCGTACGCCTTCAACCTGATCGGCGGCAACAACGGGGACCTGGCCAACGCGCAGAAGACCAGCGCCAGCACGGCCCCCATGTCCGCCTCGGCCGCCAAGGCCGCATCGGCCAACTCCAGCAGCGGTCTGATCAAGGGCTTCAGCACCAAGATCGACAACGGCTCCAGCGTCGCGGCACAGATCGGCGGCACCCTCCTGGGCGTGGCCACGGGCGGCCTCGACCGCAGCGTGGGCAACGACAAGGGCGACAGCTCGGCCATGAAGAGCTACAAGGGCGTCGTCCAGGGCAACAAGGGGCAGCGCAACCCCGTCATCGAAAACCTGCTCCAGAGCGTCAAGGATCCCGACAAGGCCAAGGTCGTCGTGCACACAGGCGGCGGCCAACGGGTGATGAGCCTGTCCGACGCGATCAAGAGCCACTCCACGGAGCTGTCCTCCGGCTCGGTGTCCTTCGTCTCCGGCGACGAGACCGGCAAGTCCATCGCGGACATCGTCGGCACCGGCAACGTCAACACCTCGGCCGACTGGACCAGCGAGGCGTCGGGATCCTCCGGCAAGACCGGGCAGGCGCTGACCGACTGGCAGAAGACCCACAAGACCGACTCCACGGCCGGGACCGGCTCCGGTACCGGCGCCAACGGCCAGGTCGTGGTGGACCTGACCGACGCGGCCAAGCAGCTCCTGAAGATCAGCTCGGCCACCGGCATCGCCGGGGCCAACGGCGAGGGCGCCCCGCCGCTGAACTCCTACAACTGGAATGCGAGCCGCTGATGGGAGTCGCCTCGATCGGCTTCCCCCGGGGAGCGTCGCGCACGTTCCGGATCGACCCGGACTCGATCGACTACAACGTCACGGTGCACACGTCGGTGCAGCAGACGGTGGGCGGCCGGGTCATCCAGATCCTGGGCACCTCCATCTCCGACGTCATCGTGCGGGGCTCCATCGGTGAGTCGCACACCCTCGGCCGGGACACCGACGGCGAGCACAAGGGGACGTCCTGGAAGCTCGCCGTCGACTTCTTCCTGGCCATGCAGGGCTTGCAGCAGCTCCAGTCCAGCGGTTCGGCCACGCCCGGTCCCGCCACGAGGTCCGCCTTCCTCCAGCCCCTGACCTTCATCTACGCGCCGAAGAGCCTGCGCTTCCAGTGCTACATCAAGTCCATCGTGGACGCCGACGGCGACGGAACAGCCGGTGTGGTGCACAAGGTGGGAAGGGCCAACTACCGGTACACCCTGACCCTGTTCCCGGTGCAGGAGGGCTCCACCAACCTGGTGAAGGCGGGGACGTCCAACGGTGTCCTGGACAAGGCCCGAGCCGCTGCAATCGACGCGTATATCGGACGTATATCGCAGGGTATCGGCTGGAAGTTCACCGCCTACAACGGCGGTTCCACTCCCGATGCCTCGTGGAACTCCGACTTCCAGAAATCGAACACGACTGTCACTCCGAATTCGACATTGGGGGGGGCATGACCGAGCCCACGCACTGGGGCGCCGACGTACCGATCTCCCTGCCTCAGCCGCTGACCGCCGACAACCCGGGCATCATCCCCATGGACGGCTTCTGCTTCACCTCCAGCGGGCTGTTCTTCGACCTCTCGGACGCCGACTACCAGCGGATCGCGGTGCCCGCGTACGCCCCGGCGCAGCCCAAGCACCAGACCATCCGCTACGACGAGGGGCTGTAGGTGGTCCGGCTCGGGCTCAACACGAGCCTGACCTACCAGTACGGGGGCAAGAACTACGCCTTCAGCGTGCGCACCGCCGAGGTCGACTTCGGCTCCCAGATGGTCGCCGACGAGGCGCAGGCCCGCACCCGCAGGGCGTTCTACCCGCACACGGTCTCCGCCGTGCCCTTTTCCCTGGTGGTGATCATCAAGGGGTACCGGGAGCGTGTGCAGTTCAGCAACTTCCTCAACGACTTCGTCAGCCGGACCCTGGACCCGTCCCTGTCGGTGAGCAGCTTCCCGACCATGCGCGTGCAGGTGGCCAGCCGGAACTTCATCCGCTGGGGGATCCCGCTGAGCGGCCTGGAGTGGGGGGACCACATCGGCTCGATGGTCTGGACGCCCCGGGTGGTGTTCGAGACCCACGTGGACCAGAGCCTGGGGGAGACCGTCAAGGACTACAAGTGGGTCTCGTACTTCCAGCTCGACGCCTCAGCCGTGCAGGCGTCGCCGCAGATCAAGTACTTCTACCCGAGCGGAGTCCAGCTCTCGGGCAGTCAGGTGCCGGACGCGGGGGCCTTTGACAAGGTCACCTCGATCCAGGACATTCAGAACATCATCAACGGGGGTACCAGCGGCGGTTCCGACGTCGGGTCCGTGGACCCGGTTACCGGGGTCAATCCCATCAACAACGGAATGCCGAGGTAACCGGTGGCCTCCTTCCTGTACGCCCCACAATTGCAAGTCCTCATAGAGACCGGTGGCAACCTCAACCGGGGGAGCACCAAGACCACCGTGCTGGACGTCTCGGACGACCTGGTCGGCGGTCAGATGACGAGGCGGGTCGACGGCGTCTCCGACTTCTCTTTCACGCTGCTCAACCCCCGCAGGAAGTACGACGAGGTCTTCACGCCGAACGACCGGATCACCGTGCTGATGAAGCGCGTGACCTGGGTCCGGGTGTTCACCGGGTATCTCAACCGGGTCCCGCTGCTGACCGCGTGGCCGCGCAACGTCACGCTGACGGCCTCGTGCTCCCTCAAGCGTCTCCAGTACTGGTACTGGGACCCGGAGTCGGCGTTCACCCAGCAGATGATCATGAACGCTCTGTCGGCGGCCTCCGGGACCGGGCAGACGTCCGACGGCGGCATGACCAATGTCGTCCTGTCGATTCTGAAGAACGTCGTCGGCTGGCCCGAGTCGAAAGCCCACATCGCCAAGATCCCCGACGACTGGTTCAAGGTCGCCTACAAGATCGCCGAAGCGGTCAACAAGACGGCCGCCGAGAGCGACCAGCTCGCCCAGCAGTTCTTCCAGTCCCTGGGGGGCGCCGGGACGGTGGGAACCAACGGCGGCCAGTCCTCTTCGGGCTCTCTCACCGGCAACTACGGCGAATTCAACGGGGCCGACCAGAAGACCAACGCGGCCACCATCTACAACACCGGTCGCTCCATGGGCGCCACCGACCGGGACAACATCATCGCTCTGATGACGGCCATGCAGGAGTCCACCCTGCACAACCTGACCCACGGCGACCGGGACTCCATCGGCCTGTTCCAGCAGAGGCCCTCCCAGGGCTGGGGCACCGTGGCGCAGATCCTCGATCCCGTCTACGCCTCCAAGCGCTTCTTCACCGCGCTGTTCAACATCGGCAACCGCGATCAGATGACCACCTCCCAGGCGGCCCAGGCGGTGCAGCGCTCGGCCTTCCCTCAGGCATATGCCAAGTGGGAGGGTGTCGCGACCCAGATGGTTGCCGACCTGAAGAAGTCCGGCGGCATCAACCCGATCACCTCCTCCGGGGTCCCGGGCGCCAACGCCATCGGCACCACCTCCAACAAGCAGATCGTCCAGGTCGCCAAGGACCTGGTGACGACCTACCCGACCATCCCGTACACCGAGAAGTACGGCGGCACCCAGGTATCCATCATCAGCATGAATCCCCCGCCCGGCCTGGACTGCTCGTCCTTCCAGCAGGCGGTGGTCCTGCGGTCCCTGGGCGGCTTGTACGGCTTCCCCAGGACGTCGGAGACACAACTCCCCGCCTGCCGCGAGATACCCGTGGACGTGGCCCTCAAGACGCCGGGAGCGCTGCTCTTCAAGGGGTCTCCGCCGTTCCACGTGGAGATGTCCATCGGGGACGGCAAGAACGCGGTGGGGGCCCACCACACCGGGACGTTCGCCTCGATCGAGGCCACCTCGGCGGCCTACTGGGACCACGGCGGCCTGATCCCCCGGGTGGACTACGGGAAGCTGGGCCAGGGGGACGGATCGACGGGCGGCGGCCTGACCACCGGCACCCCTGGCTCCAGCGCGGCCAACAGTTCCAGCATCTACACCGATCAGTACAGCAACACGCCCGGCTACAACCCGAACGACCCCTTCGACCGTCTTTTCGGGGACACCGCCTGGGGAGCCCTGGCCGCCCAGAAGAGCGACCCGGCCTACATCATCAGCCAGTCCCTGACCGGCGTGAAGAGCCTGCTCAACGACCAGCCGCTGCTGCCCTACCTCAAAAACCTGTTCAGCTCCGGCATGCGGTCGTTCTCCTCGGCCCCCAACGGGGACCTCATCTCATGGTTCCCGGACTACTACGGCCTGTGGGGGACCGCCGCGACGATGACCCTCCAGCCGATCGAGATCAAGGACTTCTCCGTCGACTGGGACGACAGTTTCTTCGTCACCCACCAGTTCACCGCGACCACCCCGCAGGGCGGCGCCGGGCAGAACGTGCTGGACCTGTCCACCGGCCAGGTCTCCTCCCAGGCGAGCGCGGCCCTGGATCCGCTGGTGGTGGCCCAGAGCCTGAGCTACACCCGGGGCATCGCCTCGATCGACATACCGGCCCTGATGTACGCGCTTTTTAAAATCTCCCCGACGACGGCCCAGGCCGCCAACTTCGCCAAGTTCATCTACCAGCGCTTCGGGGCCCGCCCCGACTTCCAGAGCCTCCCCAACCTGGTGGGCCCCAGCGCCCAGTTCTTCGCCGCGATCTACTTCTTCATGCGGCAGTGGGCCTACCAGTACAACGCCGATATCCCGCTGACCTTCATGCCCGAGCTGTTCCCCGGCATGCTGGTCAAGATCCCGGCCTTCTCCTTCCAGGCGTACGTCAACCAGGTCACGCACACCTTCCAGATGGGCGACGGCGGCTACTTCAACACCACCATCAACATCTCGGCCCCGGCCAAGCTCAACGACACCGGGGCAGCGGCCAACGTCCTCATCGGCCTGCCCCGTGCGGGCGGACTGCTCGGCTGATCGGAGAAGGCATGTACCAGTCCGTTCTCGCCAAGCGACAGGGTTCCGGGTCCTCCGCCGTCGGTTTCGCCTTCACCCTGGTCGACGTCAGCGAGGTCCACCCGGACACGAACATCTGTCTGGTCTCGGACGTGCAGACCGGCGCCTTCACCCAGGTCGGCCTGGACAAGCGCGACTCCATCGCGTGGCCCCAGGTCGGCGACCGGTGGATCATCGACCGCTCCCTGGGTCACTGGGCGCTGCGCTGCAAAGTCACCGCGACAGCCCCTCCGGTCATCACCGGATCCCGGAACTCCATCGGCGCCTCGGCCCAGATGCTCCTGGACGCCCTGGAGGAGTTGGGCCTGGTCAACGACCAGACCACCCCGGCAACGCTGCCGGTCGGCGTCTGGCAGGTGGTGGGCTCCGGCGCTCCGGTGGCCCCCTTCACCGCCCCTTGGGCCAACTACGACGCGACGACCTACCAAGGGGCCCGCTACATGATCGAGACCAGCGGGATCGTCCGGGTCGAGGGACTGGCCAAGACCACCGCAGCCGTCAGCGGCGCCTCCGAGATCTTCGTGCTCCCCCCGGGGTTCCGGCCTCTGAAGCACCAGGAGTTCTGCGTCTTCCGCAACGGCGGCTTCGCCCACCAGTACGAGATCTTCAGCACGGGATCCGTCCAGCTCGCCAACGTGCCCTCCTCCACCACCGTGGGCTACGTGAACTTGAGCGCCGCGTTCTCCACTCTCTGATGTCACCGCCACCCCCTCCCCGCTGAAGGGGTGAGGAGGTGGCCGTGGAGACGTTGGCCCTGTCCGGTGGCGACCTGGTTGTGGGGCCCGGCGGATTGCAGATGCAGAACGGCACGGCGAAGATCCGCCAGGATCTCGCGCTTGCCCTGGGGGAGGACTACGGTGCCGACCCGTACCACTCCGGCTGGGGCTCCGTCCTGGGGCAGTATCTGGGGGAGCCGGTCACCACCGACACCCCCATGCTCGTCCAGGCCGAGGTCAACCGGATCCTTCAGCAGTACATGGGCGGGCAGCAGCAGCAGCTCGCGGCAGCAGCGGCGAACAACTACCAGCACACCATCAGCACGGCCGAGATCATCCAGACCGTCAACTCTGTGGACGTCTCCGTACTGTACGACTCTGTTCGGGTCGTCATCAGCCTGACGACCATGGCAGGCCAGAGCCTGAAGATCTCCCGGACGGTGAGCTGAGTGGCGACCACCCAAGCAGACATTTTCTCCCAGTTGAAGGCCGCCCTGGCGGCCTCGATGCCGGAGATGGACACCTCCATCGGCACGCCGATGGCCAAGATCATGGATTCGCTGGCGGCCACCATCGCCGATGCGTACGTGGAGAACCAGCTCCAGACCTACACCTACGACATCGACAGCAAGACCGGCGCGGATCTGGACGGCTTCTGCCAGCTCTTCGGCATCGCCCGGCTCCCGGCCAAGCGGTCCTCCGGCACCGTGACCTTCACCCGGGGCTCCAGCAACACCGACGCGATCGTGTTCATCCCGATCAACCTCCAGGTCACCAGCAGCACGGAGACCCCGATCATCTTCCAGACGGTGACCGGCGCGACCATGAACGTCGGGGTCCTCTCCACCACGGTGCCCATCCAGGCGGTCAACGCGGGCCCGGCGGGCAACATCGGGCCCAACCTGATCACCAACCTCTCCTCGCCCGTCCAGGGCGTAGCGGCGATCACCAACGTCTCGGCCACCTCGGGCGGCCTGGACCAGGAGACCGACACGGCCCTGCGGGCCCGCTGGAAGGCGACCGTGTTCCGCAACATGGCCGGGACCCAGGACATGTTCCTGGGTATCGCGCTGAACGATGCCGACTGCTTCGCGGCCAACGTCGTCACCGCGACCAAGCCGGTCCGCGAGCAGATCCAGGTGGCCTCCGGGGCCGCGACCAGCACGGTGAACGACGCCAAGTACGTCTTCGGCACCCCGGTCAGTTTCGGGACCGACATCGACAACGGCGTGATCTTCGTCGGCGGCCACGACTACACCTTCAACGCGACGATCCCGCCGACGATCACCGTGAACAACAGCGGGGCGATCCCCAACGGGACGATCGCCGACCTGGAGTACCAGTACACCCCGGTGTCCAGCCGGTCCGATCCGTCCACGGGCATCGTGAACAGGATCGACGTGTGGTGCGCGGGGTCCCGGGCGGTCTCCGCGCAGCAGTCCATGGTTTTTAAAAACACGAAGCTGTTCGCGGGTTCCGGCACCTACAACCTCACCAATTTCGTCCGGCCGGACGGTACCCACCCGGTCAGCGGCAACGTCTTCATCCCGCTGGCCTTCGGGCCGGTCCTCACCGTCTCGCCGACCATCCTCATCGGTCCCACGACGTACGGCCTGGCCACGGTCGCCAACCCTCTGGGCACCGTGACCGGCGGGGTCACCTACGCCTACCAGATCGTCCATGACAACACCGCCAGCGGCTGGACCCCGCAGTCGATGTTCGGTCTGGAATGGAACGCCGCCAACCTTCCGGCCAACAACGCGGTTTTCACCGTGGGTTCCGACGGCGCCTACACCTACAACCAGGTGCCGACCTCGATCCAGCGGGAGATCGACTCCTGGCGGCTGGCCGGTACCGACGCCCTGGCGCACCAGGCGCAGACGGTCCTGCTCCGTTTTTCGCTGGCCGTGATGTACGACCGGATCTCCTACCCGCCGCAGGTCAACCAGGCCATGGACGCGGCCCTGTCGGGCTGGCTGAACAGCTTGGGCATCAACTCCCAGCTCCAGGTCTCCGACGCGATCAAGGTGCTGCACGGCGTGCCCGGCGTGGACAACGTCCGGTTCCTCAACGGCTCGGACTGGCCCGGCTTCACCTTCGGCGGCGCCAACAGCTACCAGGTGGGGATCCAGCAGCTCTCGTCCACCGGGGCGGTACAGACCTCGTACGTCGACAGCTCGGGCCGACCCCATGACGTCCTCTTCACGGACTCCCAGGTGCCCCAGTTCGGCGCCTCGCTGTACCAGCAGAAGGCCCAGAACAGTTTCGGCAGCTACTGATGACGACGCCGATCTTCCAGCAGAGCACGAGCTTCTTCGACGTCTCCTCGGCCCCCAACACCGGCTTGATCCCCCTCCAGTCCGACCCGGCCGGACCGCTGGTCTCCGGTATCGACCGGGCCACCAACATGCTGCTGCCGGACGCCCCGACCATGCAGCAGCTCCGCAACTTCCCCGAAGACCTGTACGACCTGCGCGAGTCCAGCCACCTGGTGCGGCTGATGAAGGTTCTGCTGGGGGACTCGGGGGCCGGACAGCTCCGCAAGCGCACTCTGGTCGCCCGGCTGGGGGCATCGCTGAGCGGTGCCAACTTCTTCGACCTGGACCGCTTCTACGGGGCCCTGTTCGGGGCTCTGCGCAGTCCGGCCGAGGCCCTGGCCATCAACCCCATGGACTCCACGGCCACCCCGGACGAGTGGGACGCCATCATGGCGGCCGACGCCTCCTACCGGGAACGCATCGCCGAACTGGCCAAGGCCATCGCCATGGGCGGTACCGTCCCGGGCCTCCAGCAGGTCGCTGAGGCCATCGTGCAGGCCCCGGTGGACATCTACGAGTCCTGGCAGCTCCTGGACTCCTACGGCTCCCTGGTGCTCTCCCCGACCAACACCTGGAGCGACGTCCAGACTTTGTTCCCGACGTGGGGCTCCTTCGCGCCCAGTGACACCTGGAACCACGTGGAGGGGACGATCAGCGTGGGGCGCACCAACACGCAGACGCGCTCCGAGATCGTCATCAGGCCCCGCAAGGACTACTCCTCCATGCCCGGGGCGGTCTCCGATCTGCCCCGGGACGAAAACGCCCTGATCCGGGTGCTCCAGAAGCTGCGCCCGGCGGGGACGATCATCACGGTGGACCCGAATCTGGGCAGCCCGCATGTGGCCTACCCGATTTCGGGTCTGGAGGCCGACAGCGAGTACTGGGAGATCGCCCCCAAGGTGCAGCCGAAGGGCTCGCTCACGGGAGGGATCGCGTCGGTGTACCCGATTTCGGTCAGCCAGGGGGTTTTCGGCGTCGATCCCATGACGCGCCGGGTGCTGCCCCGGCCGCCGTTCGCCGGGGTGCAGGGCAGCGCCTGGACATACAACCCCCAGATCTCTGCGGCGACTTCGTACACCTTTCCTGCGTCTGATCCGCTCAACTCTGTGGCCCCGCAGGACGGGACGCCCTCCCCGTTCGCCGACGACCAGATAGTGGTCTACCGGGACGGAACAGAGATCCGCTACACGGCCAAGAAGGGCGCCCTCAGTGCCCAGCACGCGCTGGCCGCCCAGGTGGTCTCCGACGGCGCCCTGGTGGCCCATCCGTACACCGGGGACCGCAAAGCCGTCCCCGGCCACGACTGAGAGGGGCACTTGGTGACCACCCCCACCGGGATGCCGGGAGACACCGGTCTCCCCACGCTGTCCACGCTGTATGTGAACGGCTCGCCCCTGGACGCCCTCAACAACGCGTTGCGGCTCAACACCTCTCTGGTGGCCAGCCAGCGCGAGAGCACCGAGCAGCAGTTCTTCTCCACCCCTACGCGGCCCAACGGGGACACCACCCGGGACGTCTTCGCGGTGTCGCTGTCCACCGCGCAGCGGGTGAACCTGCTCGGTTTCTCCCTGGCCCACTTCCCGCAGCGGGCCTGGGTGCAGTACCTGGCCGCCAACGGCGTGTGGACGACCTGCACCCAGCAGAACGGTCTGGCGGCCGAAGCGTCCATCCAGGACTGCATCCCGCAGGTGATCTCCTCCGGCGTCTCCGACAACAGCCACCTGCATCCGCAGCATTTCGGCGCCGGGCACTGGACGCCCTACCTTTTTAAAATCGCTCCGGTCACGGCCTCCCGCTTCCGGATCGTCATGACCCGGATCTCCTCGGAGAACGTCCCCGTCTCCTCCCTGAGCAACCCGGTGGACTACTCCCTGGGCGTCAAAGACTTCAACATCGGCTACCAGGCCACCACCCGGGCCGACATACCGGTGGTCACGCGGGCCGACAGCGTGGTGACCGAGACCGCCACCATCGCCTCCTCCGCCGACCTGCTCGGCTCCTCTGTGGAGTACGCGGTCCGGGAGAACCGGGCCACCGACCTCCTGGCCGGTACCGGCGCCATCTGGAAGTGCGCCCCGCAGCCGCTCGCCTCGGCCGTGGTGAACCTGTACGCCGACACCCGGGACCCCTCCGGGCGCCCGCAGGTGATCGAGAAGTTCTACCTGGAGCCCCTGCACACCGGCTCCACGGTGAACATCTACTACTCCCTGGACGTACCCGACCCACTGGTCTTCACGGCCTCCCAGACCCCGCTGGTCTTCCCCGCCACCCGGCCGTTCGGTGCGGCCCTGCCGCAGGCCGCTGCCGACGGGATCCTCTTCCCGGGGACCCCCTCGTTCCTGGATCTCGACAACACGGTGATCCAGTTCGACTCCACCCAGCCGTTCCAGGTCGGCATGCTCGTCCAGCCCCAGTTCCCCTCCACCTCGACCACCCCGGCGGTGGTCTATGACGACGGGGTGCTGAAGGTCTTCTTCGGCCCGGACCCCCTGGGCACGGTCGGCGGCGCCCTCCTTCAGGCGTCCTTGGGCACCATGCTGCTGAGCTGGCCCGGCCTGACCTTCGACTTCAACACCCAGCTCCGGTTCGTCCTGGTCTACGACGGGGCCAGCCTGATGCTGTACGCCCCGGTGCAGACCCTGGGGGACAACACCAACGAGGCCGTCCCCCCGGCGCCCTACCAGGTCGTCACCGCCATGTCCGGAGGGATCGTCCCGGGCACCAATCCGCCGTCGGTGCTGCGGATCGGGGGGTCTCTCACCGCCGCTCCCCAGAACTCGGTCCCGGCCAACTCGCGGCTGGTGTCGCTGTACGTCAAGCAGGGCACCCCGGACGGCCCGGACGTCATAGCCCAGTACTGGAACGCCCCCTCCGCCTTCGTGGTGACCCCCGAGTACCCCACGGGGCCGCAGACCACCGACAACATGCTGCTGAGGTACGACCCCCGGCAGCAGACCACCGGTCCCGACTCGCTGAACCCCTACGGGTTCCTCGGTGGACCCGGGGTGGTCTACGAGGATCTGAACTGGACCCCGATCGGCCGGGACTACCAACTCAAGAAGGGGTTCTACGACTTCCACCCGACCAAGGCCCGGTTCTTCAAGTTCGAGTTCTCCAACCTGATCGCCGAGCCGTACGAGACCGACTCGCCGATGGTCACCACGGCGAAGATCTTCGCCCAGAACGCCCACGCGCCCACGGCGGCGGCCCAGGCCGCAGCGCAGTCCTCCAACACGGGCGGCTCGGGTGTCCTGACCAACGTGGCGCTGGCGGCGGTCAACCGGTACGACGACCAGAACCGGCTGACCGCCACGGGCAGCGCGGCGGTGAACACCAACGCGGGATCGAGCACCACCTACCTGCCGACCGAGGCCCAGTTCGTCACCGACCCTCAGGGCGCCGCGCGGATGGCGCTGGCCGCTCCGTACTGGAACTTCTCCCGGCACCAGGCCAGTCCGACGATGCCCCGGCAGTCGGCCACCGGCAAGCACTACTACGAGTACGTCACCGTCGCGGCGACTAAGCGCCTGGCATATTTCGTCGGCCTGTCCAAGATCCAGATGTACCGGACCAACGTCCAGATCGCCGACGACACCGACGTCTACCTGGAGCTGTTCCACGACGCCGCCAACCTCGTCTACGACCCGGCCATCCCCAACTGGGCACTCCACGACGGCCTCACCACGCCGCCGTCCCTCAACGTCCCCCTGACGATGACCTCGAAGCCCTACAACAGCTTCCGGACGGTGCGGGCCGTCCAGTTCGCCACCACCCAGTCGCCGCCCAAGCAACTCCTGCTGGACCCGGACTTCGACGACACCTCGCTCCAGTACTGGCGTCCGCTGGGGGACACCACCATCACCCCGGACCCGTTCTTCAACACCGAGGTGGGGTCCCTGGTCCGGGTCAACCGCGCCGGAGCCCCCGTGACGTGGTCCTCGATGGAGGAGTTCCCCACCTGGAACGCCATCGAAGACTCCGACCCCAACCCGTACGCGCCCACGTGGGACATATTGGAGGGCACCGTCAGCCAGACCTCCCTGGGCGGCATCCAGTCGTTCCAGGCGGTGGAGGTCTCGGCGATCGGGAAGCTCTACGCGGCGGCCCGGGTGCTGTCCGCCGAGACCCTGGCCGCTCCGCTGATCCTCCAGCTCGTCAACGGGGACGGCACGGTCCTGGCCGAAGAGTCCGCGAACGTGTCGGCCGGGCAGATCGCCGAATGGTTCATCGAATACGACATCGGCTCGGGCGGCATCCCCACCGGAGTGCGTACCTGGAACACCGTGGAGACCCTGGGCACCTGGAACGCCCTGGAGGCCGTCGGCACCTGGAACGACGTCGCCCAGATCCCGGTCGTGGTGGACGTCCACGACGTCACCGTGCAGCTCTTCCAGAACCAGGCCACCGACGACGTCTGGTACGTCGACAACCTCTCGATCTTCAACGACGCCGTCATGTGGGAGTTCAGCCGGGACGGCGGCCAGACCTTCTGGCCCGTCTGGGATATCCGCAACGATCCCCACGGCGTCTTCCAGTTCCCCAACGAGGACGCGGCGATCCCCGGCGGAGGCGCCTCGATCGTCTGGAGGGTGACCGGAGCGGCACCCGACCTGAGCGTGAACGCGATCCAGGTCCGGCCCTGGTTCGATTCGGTGATGCCCGGCAGTCCCGGCAAATACACGGTGCAGCGCGGCGGACCGCACCTGACCCCGCTGGACCAGACCCCGGCGATCGAGGACGACCCGATGTTCCGGGCCTGGCACAACGTCATCCCCCAGGACTGGTGGTTCATCTACCGCCAGGCCATCCGGCAGAACGTGCAGACGCCGCTGATCACTCAGCGCTCCTACCTGCCCGACACTGTGCCCGAAGGTGTCGACGAGGGCACTCCGGCCGCCCCGCAGTCCCTGGTCACCCCGCCGTCCGTCGTCTACACCGGTTCCTGAGGAGGCCCCGTGCGCGCCCACTACACCCGTCCGGTCACCGATCAGCAGGGCAACCTCCTGCCGAACGCCCAGATCAACCTGTACGACCCGGCCACCACCAATCCGATCACCCCGGTCGTCTACTCCACGGACACCGGAAGCAACGTGCTGTCCAATCCGTACGTCTCGTCCACGGGACTGATCGACTTCTACCTGGACGTTCCCGCCCGGGTCCGGATCGGCATCGTCCAGGGCGGTCTGCCCATGCAGTTCTTCGAGGACGTGGACGTTCTCATGGCCGGATCGGACTCCCAGCACATCGGGACCGGTGCGTCCTCCCTGGTGATCGGAGTCGGCGCCACGTCGGCGGGTACCACCTCGGCCGCGCTGGGACCGGCGGCCACCTCGGGCGGCAACAGCGCCCTGGCCGTGGGCCCCACGACGAATGCCCTCGGCGACTACTCGGCCGCCATCGGCTCCGGGGCGGCCACCTCCGGCACAGGGGGCACCGCCGTGGGCCGCAACGCCCAGGGGACGGGCCCGGCGTCCACCGCGCTGGGCAACGGCGCCCAGGCGGCAGCACAGAGCGGCGTGGCCCTCGGTGACGGCGCGGTGTCGGCATCCCCCCACTCTTCGGCGATCGGTCCGGGAGCCCTGACCACCCAGTCCAACCAGGTCATGCTGGGCACCACCGTAGACATCGTGGAGCTGCCGCCGGGCTCGGCCCTGGTGATGAGCGACCCCGGCGGGATCCGCTGGCAGATCACCATCAACGCCGACGGGAGCCTGAACACCGTTCTCGTGTGATGTCGCTGAGTCGTCCTCACCGCTGAAGAGGTGAGGACGAGGAGGATCCGTGGCCCGAGCACACCTGTTCCGCCCCATCACCGACCGTGAGGGGAATCTGCTCTATGGCGCAACGGTGACGGTGCGGGAGACGAACTTCGCCATCCCCATCGGCCAGAGCCTGTTCAGCGGGCCGACGGCTCCCGACACCCTGGCCAACCCCTTCACCGCCGACAACGGGGTGATCGACTTCTGGGTGGACGAGCCGCAGCGTGTCTCGCTCCTGGTGCAGTCCCCCACGGTGGCGGACATTCTGGTCTACCTCGATGCCCAGCCGCCGCCGGAGCAGATCGTCACCACCGACTCCCCCCTGGAGATCGTCAACGTCCCCACCACCTCCGGCCAGGTGCTGCTCAGCACCAGCACCCCCGGACAGGTGCAGTGGGGCAACCCGCCCTCCGGTACCGGCCTGACCCCGGTGGTGGTGGTCTCCTCGCAGAACTTCTCCACCGGGGGCGACCCGGTGGGCTGGACCTTCGTACAGACCAACGGCGCCGGGCACAGCTACGATCCGCTGACCGTCCCGCCGGGGACCAACTACCCGCGCTCCCTGAAGATGGTCCAGTCGGCGAACTCCGGCCTGCTCACCCTGACCGGTCCCACCTTCACGCTGCTGGAGTCCGGGCGCGTCTCGATGTGGATCAAGACGGACATCGCCCCCACCGAGACGTTCACCGTCAAGATCGTGGACGCCTCCTCGGTGCAGACCACCCTGGCCACCATCGTTCAGGACCAGGACTGGGGGTTCTACTCCTTCAACCTGGCCGCCGGGACCTGGCATCCGCTGCTCACCTACACGGGCGCCGCCAGCTACAGCGGCACCACCCCGCATTCGGTGTGGACAACCGGCTACATCGCCCAGTACGGCGCCAACATTCCCCCGCACAGCCACAACGGCACCGGCACCAATTCGGTGGCCCTGGGCACCGGCTCTACCGCCACCGCCACCGGCTCCACGGCCGTGGGCGCCACGGCGCACGCCACCGGTACCAACGCGACCGCCTTCGGGTACAACGCCGTGGCCGCCGGGAACAGCGCCGTGGCCGCCGGGTACAACGCCAGTGCGTCCACCGATTTCTCCCTGGCCGTCGGCTCCGGCGCCACCGGCAGCGGCACGGCCACCGCGTGGGCCGCCGTGGGCTACAACGCCAACGCGGGCGGCCTGGAGGCCGTGGCCGTCGGCAAGAACGCCACGGTGGGCTCCGACTACGGCGTGGCGGTCGGCTCCGGCACCACGGTGGGCGCTTCGGCCAGTGCCGCCGTGGCCATCGGCGCGGGAGCCCAGGCCCAGGCCCCCAACTCCCTCGCGCTGGGCACCGGGGCCTTCGTCCCGTCCTCCCACAACAACTCGATCGCCCTCGGCGCGAACGCGGCCACCAACAGCGCCAACCAGATCATGATGGGCAACGACGGGGCGATCACCACCGTGCTGGGGTCCCTCCAGAACTACGGCATCGCGTCCCTGGGATCCCCCTCCTCCCGGATCGGCTTCTACGGCTCCCCTGGCAACATTGCCCAGACCGTGTCCGGCTCCGACGACGGCAACGTGACGCTGAGGACCCTGGTCCAGGCCCTGGCCAGCATGGGCCTGATCGTCAACAACAGCCTCCAGCAGCCCGCCCCGTTCCGGTCCCCGGTCGGCGTGATCGACTTCTTCTACCACCAGGACCCCGGGGACGGCTCCCTGGGTGTGGCCGACTTCGACTTCCAGCCGTACGCCTACGCCCCGCTGGCCTACTCCAGCAAGAACCCCTACCCGTCGGGTCCGCAGTGGTTCGTCGGCGCGGACCACAACGGGTACAAGGGCTTCGCCACCGGCATCGGCGTGCTGAAAAACATGCTGACCACCAAGCAGAGTTTCGCCTTCGGTATCGCCACTGCCGGTACCGGTAACAGGCTCTGCCTGGCGCTGCGGCACACCGGGGCGGCCGGGAACGCGGCGGCGGCCGGGTACGTCCTCCTCGACCAGGCGGCCAACACGATCAGTTTCGCGGTGAAGGCGGCCGGGGTCGATTCGGACACCTTCACGGTCATCGGATCCCCGGTCGACCTCACTTCGATCGGCTCCACGCCCTTCGACGGCAACACGCACACGCACTTCGTCTCCGCCTCCGGCAACAACGTGATGTGGGCCGACGGGGCCTCCGGCATGCCGATCACGTGGTCCACGGGCACCCTCAACAACACGGGCACCTACATGGGCGTCGACTTCGCCCAGACCACCACCAAGCTCAACAACGTGTTCTTCCGCCCGCAGGAGACGTGGGACGCCTTCCAGACGACGGGCGCCCTGGTCAACGCGCCGTCCGGCGAAGCATGGTGGCCGGTGCTGTCCGGAGGGGGGACGACCGCCACCGTGAACACGGCGGCCAACCTCCAGCTCACCGGGGCGACCAGCGGCTCCGCCATCGCGTACGTGCTGACGGGGACCAACACCACCGGCAAGTGGGCGAACCTCCGCTGGGCGCCCGGTACCACCCCCACCACCGGGATGGGCATGGTCGGCCGGTACGTCGATCCCAACAACTACTTCTTCATCAACAACAGCCAGATCACCCGGGTCCTGTCCGGCACTCAGACGACCCTGCTCACCCTCAGCCAGACCTTCATCGCCGGGGACCGCATGCAGGTGTTCTTCAACGGCACCACGGGCCTGATCCAGGTCTACCGCAACAACAATCTGATCGGCACCACCACCGATACGAACTTCCTGACCAGCAACCGGTTCGGCCTGGGGATACGCGGCGCCGGTACGGCGAACTTCGGCTATCTGTGGGTCTACGACCAGTACAACCTGGCGGTGACGTACAAGTGACGCGCTCCCACCTGCATCTTCCTCTGGTCAACAGCGCGGGGACGATCTTTCCGTACGCCTCGGTGACGATCACCGACGACTCCGGGGGACCGCTGCCCGTCGCCACCTTCGTCCAGGCCAGCGGCGGCAATCCGGTCCCGTTCCCGCTGTTCGTCGACCCCGGCGTGATCGACGTGTGGCTGGACGGCCCGGCCCGCGTGCGGATCGTCGCCGAGGTGTCCGACAACGTCCGGATCGTGCTGGACGGCATCGACGTCCTGCCGCCCCCCGACGAGATCGTGCAGGCTCCCGCGCCTCTCGCGATCACCGGGGCCGCCACGTCGGTCTACCAGGGCGTGCTGATGTCCTCGACTCCCGGCGGAGGCGCCTTCCGGGTGGCCGACCCGATCGGCACCCACCAGCACCGGGGCGACTCGGTGGGCTCGGTGGTGCTCACCGGGGAGGACGCGACCGACTTCAACCCGTACCAGTCCTGGATCGGCTACCACGCCGGGGAGAACGCTGCGGCCAGCTCCGCCGGGTCCTCGGCTCTGGGCCCGCACGCGGCTGTCTACGGCGCCTCCGCGACCCTTCTGGGCGTGGGGGAGGTCGCCGCCCAGACCTCCACGGGAATGGCGGGGGACACCGCCACCGTGCTGTCCTCCGAGGACAGCAACGCCACCGCCAACTCCACGGCCGTCGGTGCGGCCAACCTGACCCAGCAGGGCCGGGACATGACGGTCCTGGGCTCCCTCAACGGCCCCTCCACCTCCGGCTCGGTGCCCAACAGCTCCACGGTGATCGGGCCCGGCAACATCATCGGAGCGGCCGGGGCCCTCAAGATCGGTGCCAACCACCCCACCTCCGGCGCCGGGAACAACCACACCGCCATCGGCGTGGGCAACACGGCCCAGCAGAACGGCCTCCCATGGGCCGGGGTGCAGACCCCCATCGCCCTGGGAGCCAACAAGACCCTGGCCGGAGACCCCTCCGACGTGACCTCCACCGACGACTGGTTCGGCGGGACCGGCCCCCTGGCCGTGGGGACCAACAGCCCGGCCTTCAACCCGTCCCTGATCACGGTGGGGGGCAACATGGCCACCCAGGTTGCCCTGCGGGTGAACGGCGACACGATCGTCAACGGCCACCGCACCTACTCCAACACCGCGACCACCCTGGGGTTTTTCGGGGCCACCGGTACCGCCCGCCCCCAGGTGGCCATCAACTCCGGGGACGTCACCAGCACCATGCTGTCGGCCCTGCTCGGCTACCTGTCGAAGCTCGGGCTGATCTACACCACGGCGACCCCCGTCCTCACCGAATCGGGCACCCACCCCGACGGCGCAGCCCTGGAATTCGCCGAGACCGGCCAGGCCCTCCAGTGGAAGCTCCCCCCGACCTCCGTGGACTACCGGGCGGTCAACGCCTTCACGGTGGCCTCCAACAAGGTGGTGCTCAACTCGGCTCTCGCGCCGTTCCCGACCAACGGCCTGCCCGCCTTCTACTCCTGCGGCCGGGCCGACGTGACGGTTCAGGGGCGTTTCGGTTACAGCGCGGCCACCTCGGGGTTCCCCACCGGGGACCTCTACACGGGCCTGATGGTCCGCTCGTACCTGGCCACGTCGATCGTGGGCGGCCAGACTGTCGCCGTGCCCACCGGATACCTGGTGGGCCGCTCGGCTGTGTACTCGGTCACCGGCAACACCATCGGCGCCACAGTGGCCACCCTCAGCGCCTCTCCCGCTGCCGGTGACCTGCTTCAGGCCGACTGCTCCGGCACCTCCGTGACGGTCCGGGTCAACGGGTCCTCGGTGGCCACGTTCACCGACAGCACCCTCACCACCCGCGTGAAGCACGGGTTCCGGATCCTCGCCAGCACCTCGGCCTGGGCGTTCCAGGTCTCCCCCTTCGGGTTCTGACCCAGAAGATCGCGCGTAGACGGGGATTGTTCCAGGTAGCTAATATCCTGTTAGGAACAATCCCTGGAGGAGTCGTGACACTCGACATGATGGCGGCGCAGATCGTGATGCGCGCCCGCCAGATCGAGCGCGCCCTGCACGATCCCGGACCCTGGACCATCAGGAACCACGGCCACACCTACCCGGCGCGCAAGGTCATCGGTGACGACCACGTGACCTTCTATGCCGTCGTGGACATTCACCACCCGGTCCTGGAGCTGTGCGCCGGAGAGCGGTCGATCCAGAACGGGGGACTGGTGGCCTTCAAGACCGTGGAGAACGTGGAGGGCCCGACCCAGGTCTCCTGGGAGTTCCTGGTGGCCAATTTCGAGCAGGTTGCCGCATGACGGCTACGGCGACCGAGGCCCCCTCCGGCCAGTCGCCGGAGGGGGCTCTCTACTTTTCGCCTCGCGGTCTGTACCCGTTCCAGGCCGACCACATAGCGCGGATCTACCTGGGCATCCAGTCCGGCATACCGGAGTGGATGATCGTCTGGGACACCGGGCTGGGGAAGGCGGAGCCCATATCCGAGCCCGTGCTGACTCCGGTTGGCTGGGTTCCCATGGGCGACTTGCGAGTGGGACATCAGGTCATCGCGGCGAACGGCCGACCGGCGAAGATCCTTGCTGTGCACCCGCAGGAGTCCCGCGAGGTGTACCGAGTGGCCTTCTCCGACGGCTCCTGGACCAGGTGCAGTCCCGAACACCTGTGGACGGTCTCCTACTGGGGACCTGACCGATCCTCGGGCAAGCAGGTTCGGGTCCGGCGGAGCAAGACCGTCACCTTGCGCCAGCTCATGGCTGAGGGGGTCACCACTCCGAAGGGGCGTCGGAAGTTCTCCATCCCCATGACCGCCCCGGTGCAGTACCCGGAGCGCAATCTGCCCATGGACCCGTATGCCCTCGGGGTCGTCCTCGGCGACGGCAATGTGAACCCTCGCGGATATGTCTCGCTGACCACCGACAAGGAGATCATCGACGCCTTGGCCGTCCCGGGGTCCCGGTACGAACACCGTTCTGCTGGCGTGGCGGTCCTGAACACCAACGCGTGGAGAGAGGTCCTGACGGGCCTCGGACTGGCCGGACGCCGGGCCTGGGAGAAGTCCGTCCCAGAGATCTACCTGCGAGCCCCAGAGGACAGCCGCAGGGCCCTCCTGGCCGGTTTGCTGGACACGGACGGGTCGCCGATCGAAGAGGGCGGAGTCGAGTTCTCCACGACCTCAGAGGCCCTGCTGGACGCGGTGATCGAGCTGACCGAGTCGCTCGGCGGACAGGCCCGCAGCAAATCGTCTCGGTTCACGACCTACACGCACAACGAGGAGACGAAGCGGGGGCGCAAGTCCTGGCGGGTAAACGTCAAGCTCAACGAGCAGCCGTTCCGTCTGGCGCGCAAGATGATCCGCTGGACCGAGCCGACTAAGTACCCGGTCCAGCGAATCATCGAGTCCATCGAGCGCGTGGAGGATGAGGATTCGGTCTGCATCACCATCGACCGCTCAGACGGCCTCTACCTCACCCGCAGCCACATCGTCACGCACAACAGCCATGCCGCCATGCGGCTGACCACCCTCGGCTTCGAGGACGACGCGGTGGACTTCGTGCTGCTGGTGTGCGAGCGGGGGAAGCTCAAGGAGTGGCAGGCGGACTTCGAGGAGTTCACCACGCTCGACACCCGGATCCATCACGGGCCGTCCCGGAACGGGAAGCTGGCCAAGCTCGGGCTACCTCAGGTCTTGATCACCACCTTCGAGACCGGCAAGGCCGATCTGGTGGTGATGGAGAAGACCGGCCGCAAGCGGCGCACGTTCGAGACCGGTCCGCTGCTCACGCGGATACTCGAACACTCCAGACGTCCCATGATCATCTTCGACGAGGCCGACCGGCTGAGCAACCGGTCGGCCGCAAACTATCGGGCGTATGAACACGTCCTCAGGACCTTCCGTAAGGTTTTTAAAATCCCCGTCCTCATGCTGACCGGGACTCCGATCCGGCGGGACTGGGAGGGCTCATTCAACCAGCTCCGCCTGCTCCGACCTGCATCAATGCCTCTCGTAGGGGAGTTCGAAAAGTACTTCGTACGGGGGAGGGACGACTACGGCCGGGCCCGGTACCACGACTACCGCATGCCGGAGTTCGCCAACCTCTGCTCGCCCATGCTGCTGGCCAAGTCCAAGACCGACCCCGACGTCATCGCCCAGTTCCCCGTGTCGACCGAGGAGGCGTTCTGGGTGGACCTGGAGGGGGAGCAGAGGAAGTTCTACGATTTTGTCGCGGAGCTGGACGCCCCGGGTCAGATGGCGGCTCTCCGGCAGATCTGCGCCCACCCGGCGGCCCTCCTCCACTCGGCCACCGAGGGCAAGTCCAAGCTGGCCAGGGCCCTCGTGGACGAGTTCGGCGAGGACTACATACGCTCGCTGCCCTCGGCGAAAACCGACGCCCTGGTCCGCTACGTGGAGCCGATCGTCAAAGGTCAGGACGCCAAGGTTCTGGTCTTCACCTTCTTCGGCCCCTCGGTGATACCGCACCTGCGCGCGGCACTGACCGCCCGGCACGTCCCGGTCTTCACCCACGACGACGAAGACGGCATCGAGAATTTTAAGAAGCACCCGGGGGGTGGCGTCCTGCTCGCCTCCGACGCGGTGGCCCGGGGGATCAACCTGCCCGAGGCCAGCTACCTGATCGAGTACGACGTGGCTTCGACGTTCGGCCTGCGGACCCAGCGGCTGAACCGGGCCTCCAGGATCGGCAAGGGCGGCCCCACACTCACCATCCGGACCATGCTGGCGCGGGAGAGCCTTGAGATCGCGCTGCTGCACAACATGCTGGAGGGCAACGCCCAGGCCGACGCCCTGCTCGGTCACGGTGTGGACGGCTCGGAGTTCATGACGGCCGCCATGCGGCGGAAGATCCTCACCGAGGGCATGGGGGAATGACGAAGAGGTCCTCCGTAGAGGACCTCTTCTCCCTGCCGTGCCTGGCCTCGCCTCGCCTAGCCATGCCCCGCAAGACCTGACTCTATCAGCCCCAGGAGACCCCGTGGTGGACCTCGGTCCTCTCGACGATCCGGCCTACCAACCCGTTCACGCGCCGCAGGACGGCCGTGTGCCGCCCGTGGTGGCCCGCTGGGGGAAGAACTCCCAGCTCCGCTGGTTCAGGCGCTTCGGGGCCAAGCTGAAGCTCCGGGAGAACGAGGTCTCCGGGTTCTGGGTCTGGTCCGAGCACCATCGGGGGTCTCACTGCGGAGCGTGCCTCAACGAGGAGTACGAGGGCACCGGAGTGATCATGGACGGCTGGTGCTGCTGCCGGGACAGCCGAATGTGATCGACTTGCTACTACGGCATTCGTTGGAGTAGCGTCTTCCACGTCAGCCCGAGCCGCACTTGGACGCAGCTCGGTAGGGCGATGCACAGCATGACGGCGGCCAGGGGTCTGAGGAAGTCCCCGGCCGCCCAGAAGCTCCCATGAGATCAGTCCGACTAGGTAGTTCCGCTGATGGGAAGGCGGGGCGTAACGAATCCGGACCCCTGCGGGGAAGCACGGTCTCATGGGCTCCCAGGCGCTAAAGCTGAGGTCCAGCCCACCTTGCGCCGAAACGGGTAGGTCGGGACACCTCTATGAGGTGTACAGCTCCTGGTCAGCCCCACCAGGGACCGCAACGGGGCACCTATACGCACGCGGGGCCAGTCGTGATCGAGCCGGTGAATCGACTGGTCCCGCGTGTCCTCGACCGGTATGGCCTCGTTAGGCCATCCGCGCGACGGGTCAGCCCCACCCGTGGTCGGAAACGGGGCACCCTGGATCCGCGTCGGTCTCCGTTCCGGCGTGACCGGGTAGATCCGGTTTCATCCCTACCGGATCAGAAACGGTGAGCCGCGTCCTCTTGCCAGCCCGGAAACAAGGACGTAGGGGAGAGCGCACCAGTTCTAGGATCCCCTTCCGTGCAGGCGGAGGGGGATGGTGCGGGGCAACGACCGTACAGCCCGAACGGCCCCGGATCGGGCACAAAGAAGGGCCTGGACAACTCGTGGAGTCCGGGCCCTTCTTCATGCCCGGGAACGAGAGGTCCAACAACGAAGGGGACCACCCGGAGGTGGTCCCCTTCTCCCTGCCAAGCCAAGCCCCGCCACGCCATACCCTGCCGCGCCTCGCCATGCCTCAAGACCTGACTCTATCAGCCCCCATTACACGGGCGGGTGCGAGTGCAGATGGTTCGTACGCTTCCTGCCGCCGCAGGAGTCCCGGTTCTGGCAGAAGGCCCCGACACCCCGGCAGTGGTAACAGGTGCTCTCGCCGGGGAGTTCGCTCGTCGGCAGCATCCCCACGTAGTGCTTGCCCTCCGCGACGCGCCCCTGGCCGAAGCACCCCTGGCAGTGCAGATGGGGTCCGGGACACAGCATCAGCGGCTACCGCCCCGGACCTGTCCGGTGCCCTTGCAGGTGTCGCAGCGCTCGGACTGGACGATGGTCTTGCCGTCTGTGTTCTGCCGCTCGACCATGTTGAAGCCCCGGCCCTCGCAGGATCCGCAGTCCTGGAAGACCTCGGATTTCTTGCCGCGTCTGAATCCCATGTGTGCCCCCTCGGGCCTCGTCCGTGGACCTGACTCTATCAGGGCGTGTTGGTCGCGTCACGCAGAATGACGAAGGGGCACCCCCGTAGAGGTGCCCCTTCTCCCTGCCGTGCCAAGCCCTACCCTGCCCTGCCATGCCAGGCCGAGCCATGCCAAGGACTTGACTCTATCAGGACTTGCGCCCTATCGGGATCACGTCGGCGTTGCGGTCCGGCACCGCGCTCAGGGCCGGGCGCTGCTGCTGCTGGCGCAGACGCTGCTGGATCCAGACCAAACCGTCCGGAGTCACCCTTATCTCCGCAAATCCGCTGGGATTGATCCGGAGCCGGAGATGGATCAGGTGCTCGCTGTACGGCACCGGCTGGCCGTCCCTGCGGCGGTAGACCATGCGCACCTCCTCGATCCACCTGAACAGCCGTCCAGGCCCGGTGGAGATCCCCGGGTCCCGGTTGAGGATCGCGGCGGCCTCGGCCACCGAGCAGTCCCCTTGACCGGCCGCCAGGGCGTTCCACGCCTCCGCCGGAGGCCGCAGCTCCTCCACGAGCTGCTCGGCCCTCTGTTGGGCCTCCAGGGCATCCGCCCAGCCCCTCAGGGCCTCGGCATGGCTCGGCATCTGCGGAGCCGGGGGAGCAGGCGCGGGAGGGGCGTTCAGGGCCTCCTCGATGGCCTCCATACGCATGGTCTTGACCACGAAGTACTGCTGGGCCAGGGCGATCTGGGATTTTTTCACGTCGCCGCTCATGGCGGCGAAATAGCACGCCGCCCGGGTCAGCCGGAAGTCCACGGAGGGGCGTCCGCCCTGGTCAGGGGTTTGTGTCGGTTTGCCGACATTAACCTCCGGGGTCCGCTTGATCAGCCGGAAGTGGTCCCGGACGTCGTACAGGGAGTCGGTGCTCATCGCGGTGCGGGCCTTGCCGATCACCCCGTTGAAGTGCCGCCACTGCGTGTATCCCATCAAACCGGCCAACTCCCGGGCGAACCAGTACTCTCCGTCGTCGTCCACGTACTTGATCGTGTCGAAGGGGGATGACGCTCGTCTCTCAATTGCCACGTATGCTCCTCAGCGGTTCCCACAGGGCCATCAGGTGCGGTCGTCCCCGAAGTCCGGAGGGGGCGGCCGTCCTGCTTTCCCGGGATCCTAGGCCCCCAGGCCCTTACGCGGTCAAGGGCTGCACCATAAAGGGCTTCAGCTCCTCGTAGATCAGGTCCTCGGCCTCCCACCGGGTCAGGCCGTCCCGGCGGGCCTCCCGCTTGGACTTCCGGCTGAGGATCCCGACCAGGCGGTCCCAGCACTGGTTGGTGCCCAGGTCCTCGATCCAGTCCTTCAGCATCCGGACCTCCACGATCCGGTCCCGCCACATGTCGCGGACGGTCCGGCCGACCACGGTCCCCAGGCGCTTGAGCGCGTTGTGCTCGTGGTGCTGGATCAGGGCCTTGACCGCGCGGCGCCCGAACTTCAGGAAGCTCTCCCGGTGGTCCTCGTGGACCATCATCGAGAAGTCGACGGTGACCAGGACCCGGCGGCCCTCCTTGGCCCGGCGGGCGAAGCCGTAGTCCACCAGGCCGCCGACGATCCGCCGGAGCTGGCGTTCCCCCACACGGAGGATTTTCTCCAGCTCGTCCAGGCCGAAGGTCTGCGCCCTCATCCCCGTCACCATGGCCAGGACCCACCCAGCGTCACCGAAATGCTGTCCTCCCCCGTTGTGCTCCGAGGGGTTGGACCAGAGGTCCATGCCCGGGTCCAGGGCCTTCAGCACCTCCGGGGGGATACCGGCCGGATGCCGAGCACCTCTGGTCTTCTCCTCTTCTTCTTTCAGTACTACTAGCTTTTCAGCACCTATCTCCTGGTCTTTTTTAGAGGTACTTCTAGTAGTAGACCAAGGGTGCTCGACGTCCGACCGGTACCGCCTGACGTGCAGGGACATGGGCCTGCGCTCGGTCTCGTCGGGGGAGAACTGCCCACGGTTGGTGCAGGAGAGCAGGACCGTCCCGGCCCCGGCCTCGGGGATGACCTTCAGGATCGTGTCGTCGCAGAGTCCGGACGCCAGCTCGATCTGCCGCAGCCCCTGGGGGTTCTGCATGACCAGCCCGAGGGCGATGCGGGCCTCGGCGGCAGTGACCGCTCCGTCACTCAGCGCGTGGGCGATGGCGTAGACCGGATGGTCGGTATTGACGACGTCAGGACCATGATCGACGTGACTCGTCGATTCGCTTCCGCTACGGTGATCGAACAACTTCATTGGGCGGTTCCCGGGATTAGAGATCGGACGGGGGCCGCAACAGGGCGGCTCTCGTAGGGGGAGCAGGCCCTGGAGGATGCGGGATTGCCGTCCCAACTCCTTGACCTGTGACAGGGATCGTACACGCGAGTGTCCCCTGGACATGAACCCCCCGGACCGTCTGGTCCTGGGGGTTTCGGTTTTTAAAATCCCTCTTCCACTCCAAGGATCCTTGGTGTAGTCTGGTGCATGCCAGAGAGCGACACCGAGGAGGGCCCTATGACCGTTGTGGACACCGTGACCCAGCTCCCGCACATACCCGAGAACTTCTCCGTCGTGGAGGGGGCCTTCGCCGCGCACCTGCCGGGCTACGAGCCCCGCAAGCCGCAGCAGGCCATGGCGAGCGCGATCGAGGTGGCCCTGGCCGACAGCAGGTCCCTCTACGTGCAGGCGGGCTGCGGTACCGGCAAGTCCCTCGGCGGCATGGTCCCCGCGCTCCTCCAGGCCCTGCACCAGAAGACCCGCCTCATCGTGGCCACGGCCACCAAGGCCCTCCAGGAGCAGTACGCCAACAGCGACATTCCGTTCCTCCAGGAGCACTCCGGCATCCCCTTCACCTGGGCGCTGGTCAAGGGCCGCAGCAATTACACCTGCCAGGTCAAGCTGAACAGCGACGACATGGAGCACGACGCCACCGCCCAGGCCGTCAAGGCCGAGCTGGCCGCCGACGAGGAGCACTCCGGCGACCGCGAGCACTTCGGTGTCCAGATCGACGACCTGGCCTGGCGGAAGCTCTCCAGCGGCAGCAGCGAGTGCCCGGGAAAATCCCAGTGCCCGTTCGGCGAGGTCTGCTACGCCGAGAAGGCCAAGAAGAAGGGCAACGAGTCCGACCTGGTGATCACCAACCAGGCGATGCTCGCCACCGACCTGGTCATCCGGGAGAAGACGCGGAGCGAGAACAGCGACGGCATCGCGATGCTCGGCGACTACGGCATCGTCCTCCTGGACGAGGGCCACGAGTGGCCGGAGATCGTGGCCAACACGCTGGGCAACGAGTTCACCCCGCGCGGGGTGCCCTTCCTCCTGCGGGACGCGCTGTCGTTCGTCTCCCTGCACGGCGGCAACGGGGACGACGAGAACCCTGCTGCGGCGGCCATGCAGCAGCGGGTCGACGAGTGCTCGAAGATCATGAACCAGCTCGACGAGCTGGCCCTCCCGCTGGTCGGCGAGGCCCTGACCCAGAGCTGGTTCGTCGACCACTACGGCCCCTTCGCGGACCTGAACGACCTGCTCAAGTCGGTCTACCTGGACCTGCGGGGCGTGAAGGTCCGCAACGACGTGGACCGCCAGCAGGGCAAGCTGAAGCTGCTGCTGACCCGCATCGAGAACACCCTCAAGGTCCTGGAGGAGCTGCTGTTCTCCGAGGACCACGAGCGCGTCCGCTGGGTCGATGGCTACAAGGTCCGCGAGGAGGACCACTGGCGCCTGAAGGTCGCGCCGGTCGACGTGGCCCCGTTCCTGACGAAGATGCTCTGGGAGGAGACCCCCACCATCGTGATGTCCGCGACCCTGTCGGCGGGCAAGGACCGGAACGGCAACGCGGACTTCGGCTACATCAAGCGGACCTCGGGCCTGGAGGACGCCGGGACGGTGGACGTCGGCACCCCGTTCGACCTCCCGAAGCAGGCCCGCATGTTCGTGCCCGCCCCCACCCAGCCGTCCCCCAAGGAGTACGGCGCCTGGTCCGGCTACGCGATCCGGACGACCCTGGAACTGGTCGACGCCGCCAAGGGCGGGGCGCTGCTGCTCTACACGAGCCGCAAGGCGATGGAGGCCGCGCACGAGGACCTCAAGGACCGCCTGGAGGACCGGGGGTTGACCGTGCTCATGCAGGGCGACGGCCGGAGCAACAAGGAGCTGGCGAAGATCTTCAAGGCGGACACCCACTCGGTGTTGTTCGCTCTGAAAAGTTTTTTCGTCGGAGTGGACGTCCCCGGTGACGCCTGCCGCCTGGTCATTGTGGACAAGCTGCCTTTTCCGGTCCCTTCCGACCCGATCTTCCAGGCGCGTGCCCTGGCCGAGGAGCGGGCCGGACGCCGGTCCTTTTCGACCCTGAGCATCCCGATGATGACCCTGTCGCTGGAGCAGGCCGTCGGCCGCCTGATCCGGACAAAGACCGACAAAGGCGTGGTTGCGATCTTGGACAGTCGCCTGACCAGCACCCCGTACGGCCGGGGCATCGTCACCGCCCTGCCGAACTTCCCGGTGACCACCAAGATCAGCGACGTCCAGGAGTTCTACGGCGGCCAGACGACTTCCGACCGCCCGGAGTCCACGCTCGCCGACCTGGCGGCCGGGCCCCAGGCGACCGTGGGAGAGGTCACCACGGCTTGGAAGAACGGCCTCCGGTGACCCGGCCGGTGCTGTACTTCGTGCTCGCGTGCTCCCGGCACCAGTCCATGGACTGGTGCCGGGAGCACGACGTTCGCCCTCACCGGCCCGGGGTCTCCATCGATAATCGCGAGGAACCGGTGGCGCTCCACGTCACAGACATCCAGCGGCTCCGGGGCCTCCAGGGGTCCGGCCCCATTGAGGTCGTCACGACGGGGAACTGGTATCACCTCCGGGCTTCCGGAGAACTGCTGGAGGTCGCCGAGCGCATTGCCCAGGTCGCCAACGAGGACAGGTCCTGATAGAGTCAGGACTACATGGTGCGGCTTGGCCTGGTGAGGCGTGGCTAGGCAGGGCAAGGCATGGGTATGGACAGTGGCTCTCCTCCGGATGGGGGAGAGCCACTGTTGCGTTTTGGGGGTAGAAATACTCCAAGGATTCTTGTAGCATGGCGTCTAACGCCAGAGATCGTTACCACCAGGAGGCACCGATGACCACCACTGCTCTCGTCCCCGTCAGCCGGACCATGCGGACCAAGCTGAGCGACGCCCCGATCGAGGACCTCGCCCAGGAGCTGCTCGGCGGCATACCGCAGGACGACGCGCCGACGGAATTCCCGGAGGTGCCGACGCCCCTCACCGCGTCCAAGGAGATCCGCGACGCCCTGAAGGTTCTGTCGGCCAACTTCAACCGGGTGACCCCGGAGGGGCGCCGGAGCTGGACCGACGATGAGACCACTGCCCTCGGCACCGAGCTGTCCGCGATCCAGCAGGTGGCCAAGCTGATCACCGCCCGCGAGAAGCAGATCAAAGAGCTGGCCCGGATCCACCAGGACGTCGAGGCAGAGGAGCAGGGCCGGGCGTTCCCCAAGGACGTCTACCTCAACGGCAACCTGGTGGCCTCGGCGACCCCCCGGGACGCCAACGGGCACTACATTCTGGCGGCCCCTGAGGTCTCGCAGGACACCCCGGTCCCCGGCACGACTTTGCGGTTTTCGAACCAGTTCGTGACCGGCAAGATCACCCGCGACCTGGGGGCGATCGACCGGGCGTTCGCGGCCGGGGAGATCGACGAGAGGACCTACAAGGCGTGCACCGTCGTCAAGCGGGTGCCGGACCCGGACCGGATCCGCACGTACGTCCTGCGCTCCGGGGACGCCAGCCTGCTGGCGCGGATCGTCAAGCGGGGACGGAACTCCTGCTCGATGTACCTGCGCCCGCTGAAGAAGAACTAATCGACCGCACAGGAGCCGGGGGAGCCCACCATGGGCTGCCCCGGCTCCCGCACGTAGGAGGAGCACAGTCATGACGGACACCGGCAACGGCGGACCGCAGGTGACGTTCACCCTGGACAAGATCGAGTCTTTCGGGCTCCGGCCACAGAAGGATCCCCGGTACGGGATGAGTTTCTACTTGTGGGACCACATGTTCCCCCGGGACGGATCCGGAATGTTGCGCCCCGTCTACACGGTGCAGGAGACGGCCAGGCTCTTTTTCGGCAAGGGGTCGGACTGGCTCCGCTGGCGGTACCGGGAGGCCCCGCATTACCCCCACGGCTACTTCGTGCTGCGGGGCATCCAACTGGAGCCCAAGCGCACGGAGAAAGACAACCGGTACTACACCCTGGCCGACATCGAGCGCATGGCGTACGCGCTGGTCGAGAACAACGCCATCGACGGCGACCACCTCTCGGTGATTCTTCAGATCGTGCTGCTGGAAGCGCGGCTCTACCACATCATCGGCGAGCCCTTGAGGGAGAACTAAGTGGTTGAGAAATACAACAAGCCGGAGCGCAGCCCGGACGCGGAGACCTATGTCGCCAAGGCCGTGGGGGACAACGACCCGAAGAAGATCATCCTGGCGGGCGACACCCACGGGGACGCCAACCACGTGAAGACCCTGCTGGAGAAGGCCCGGGACATCGAGGCCGACGCGGTCTTCGTCCTCGGCGACTTCGGCATCTGGGACCACCTGGACGGCGGGAAGTTCACCGACCAGGTCTCCGTGTTCGCCAACCGGTACGGGATCCCGGTGCTGTTCCTGCCGGGCAACCACGACAACTACGACCTGCTGTTCGAGTGGGAGGCCACCTACCCGAAGACGGCCGACGGTTTCCTGGAGGTCAAGCCGGGCCTGTTCTACTCGCCCCGGGGCCACCGTTGGACCTGGAACGGCGTGAAGTTCCTGTCCCTGGGCGGCGCGTACTCGGTGGACAAGGAGTGGCGGGTCCACGATGACGAGGCCAACGTGCGTCGGGCCGAAATGCGACACGACCGGAACATGATGCTGACGCCCAAGGAGCGTTACTTGCTGCGGGTCGGCCAGTGGTCCTGGTGGTCCCAGGAGGAGATCTCCGAGCAGGAAATGCGGGACGCCATGAAGGGCGGCCCGGTGGACGTCATGCTCGCCCACGACAAGCCGCGCGACGCCGTGCCGGGCTGGAACCGCAAGGACCTGACGGAGTGCTGGCCCAACCAGGAGAGGCTCCAGGCCGTAGTGGCCGCCACGCTGCCCCGGCTGTACGTCCACGGGCACCTGCACTACGCGTACGAGACGACCCTCCCCCGGACCGAGACGTTCGTGAAGGGCCTGGACTGCGACCCGTCGGCGTCCAAGTCCTCGGGCGGCTCCGGTAAGGCGAACCAGTCGTGGGCCGTCCTGAGCATTCAGGACCACGACTACAAGCTGGACTGGCGGGGCAAGGACGGCAGCAGCCATATCGGCAAGGACTTCATCCCGGACCGCGTGGAGCAGGGATCATGACCCTCTCCCTCGCGAATCGGACCAAGCTCCTGGGCCGGGGCATCCTCATCTGTATCAAGTGCGAGGAGCCCAAGAAGGTCGAAGAGTTCGCGCCACAGCGCAGTGGTCCTGGTGGGTACCGACCCCGTTGCAAGGTGTGCATGGTCGAGGACCAGTTGAAGTACAACCTGAAGTACCTCTACAACGTCTCGCTGGAAGAGTTCCGGGAGATGGAGCAGCGCCAGGGTGGTCGTTGCGCGCTCTGCGAGAATCCCCCGGAGCCCAAGGAGGATCGGCTGGGCGTTTTCCTGAACCGGAAGACGAAGGCGTTCCAGGCGCTTCTGTGTGTGAACTGTGTCCAGGCTCTGGGGAAGTTCGGTCATGACCCGGAGCAACTGCGGGTAGCTGCTCGCTTCCTGGAGTCGGGATGATCTTGCTGGTCGACGCCAACAACCTCTTCATGAGGGCCTGGTTCGCCACCCAGCACGAGGCGATGACGGCCGACGGGGAGTCGACGGCGGCCATGGTGGTCTTCGTCAACACCCTGACCCGGCACCTGCGTGAGGAGCGGCCGGAGCGGGTGGTGGTGTGCTGGGACGGCGGGGGATCGGACTACCGGCTCCGGCTCTCGCCGTCCTACAAGGCCAACCGACGGGAGAAGGCCGAGGACTCCCGGGCCTCCCGCGAGCGCAGGACGATCAAGGAGTTCCTTTCCCTGGCCAACATCTTCCACGTGGAGCGGCCCGGGGTGGAGGCGGACGACCTGATCGCCAAGTACTGGCACGACGCCGACGAGGACGTGGTGGTCGTCTCGGAGGACAAGGACTTCCTGATGTTGGCGGGACCGACACCTCGTGGGTCTCTTGTGGAGGACGGGGTTTGCAAGATTCTCCGGTCCACCGGAGAGCGATGGGACGAGGCTGACGTTCATCGCAAGATGGGGGCCCCGCCGCAGCATCTGCCGTCCGTCATGGCCCTTACGGGCGACACCTCGGACAACGTCATCGGGGTGCCCGGGATAGGGCCTGTGCGGGCCGTACAGCTCCTGGAGGAGGCCGGGTGGTACCTGCGGGCCATCGAGGACCCCAGGGTCCGGGAGATGCTCCCTCAGGTCCTCACCAACCGGGTCCTGGTCAACCTCCGACTGCCGCTCCCGGGCCTGGAGTTGGCCGCTCCGCCGTACTTCGCGCCGACCCGCAGCCACTCGGCCCTGTACCCGGAACTTCTGGCCTTCCTGGACCGCTATCAGTTGAAGGGGTTGACGGCAAGGCTGCTCACGACCACGCTCTGGGACGATGGCTCACGGACTGTCGATGGGTAGCGTTTCAGGTGGTCAGGGCATGTCGGAGCGTCCGGCCACTTGATACGATCCGGGGGGTCTCCACCCCCTCCGGTCCGCCAGACGAGAGGCGCAGACATAATGCGCCCCGCCCCGCCTGATTCGACCTCAGGACGGGGCGGGATTTTAAAACTTGAGGGGGTTTCAGTGAGAGTCGGTTCAAACGTCCACGAGCTGGTCACGGACGGTCCGGGGAAACTCCGGGAGTCACGCAAGAGGACCACCGGGTCGGCCATGTCGGACAAACAGGTGGCCCGAGCGGCCGTGAACGGCCAGATGATCGTCTTCCGTACGGGGCTCTTCGTCCCGGTGGAGGGCTACATCATCGTGGAGGGCTACGTCGTCGGGATGGACGATTACCACTGGCTCGTGGCGACTCCGAGCGATGACCGGCTCCCGGTCCAGACGGTCCTGGTACACAAGACCTGTCCCCTGGTGACGTTCATAGATCAGCACCTGGCGGACGAGACCGAGGACGACCGCAAGAAGATCCAGACGATCGGCAACGCGTTCTGGGATTACTGCGTCACCACCGGACTGACCCGGTCCGTCCCTGCCACCGCTTAGGAGCGCAAACCGTGATCGATTTCGACGCCATCCGCCGGGCCGCCGCCGGGGAACAGCCGGTGGTGAAAACGACCCCCGCCGCTCCGGTCGTCCAGGAGACCGTCCGCCTCACCCCGGTGGCCGGGGCCGCCTATCTGATGAAGCCCGACGGGTCCTGGTCCTGGGAGGACCTGAGGGACTACGCCGTGGGGCAGATCGTCATGTACCACGGACCCCAGGTCCGCAACTCCGTCAAGGAGGCGGCGATCTTCAAGGGGTTCCTGGCCCGGTACGGCGCCAAGGCCGTCCCCATCGCCCGCTTCGCCTTCGAGCAGCAGCGCGGCATGTGGCAGCGGGCCCCGATCTCGGTGACCCGCTTCGCCAAGGGGTCGGACCCGTACTTCGCCGACATCATCGCCAAGCGCCTGCCGTAGTTGTTCCACGGTCCGACCCGCCACGGACCTAAAGAGATCTCTGAGGAGCTCAATGCCTCGCTTGCCCGATTTCAGTCCCCAGTGGGTGCTGGAAGACCCTGATTCGCAGCGCCTGAAAGCTCAGCACAAGAAGTTGTGGGCCGACCCCCGAACGTCCTGTATCACCTGCCATTTCGAGCGCAGGGCGGACGGGTCGCGGACGTTCCGGTGGTGGAACAAGTCGCGTACGGACATTGTGGAGTGGCAGTGCAACTGCACTGCCCAGTGGGTCATGTACCGCTACATGCTCAGCAACGGCATCGGCAAGAACTACCAGCGGCTTTCCTGGGACGACGCCTCCGACGTACCCAGGGACACCCAGCTCCAGGTGATGACCTACCTGGACAGCTCCGACGCCTACACCGAGCGCGGCATAAACCTGATCCTGAACTCGCCCGACGCGGGCACCGGCAAAACCCTGATGTTCATGCTGGGCGCCAAAGGATTGATGCTCCGTCACCACGACGTGTTCGTGGCCCAGATGAACGACATCGTGGAGATGTACACCTCCGGCTGGCGGGACAAGGCCGCCCAGGACTACTTCGAGTACCGGATCATGAACTGCGGGGTCCTGTGCATCGACGACCTCGGCAAAGAATCCGGCGAGAAGGGGATCGACTTCATCGACAAGCTGCTGGACCGCGTCTTCCGCCACCGGGTGGGCGCCGCCGCATCCACGTGGGTGACCACCAACCGCACGCGCGAGCAGCTTGAGACGGGCTACGGCAAGTACGTGGCCTCCCTCCTGACGGAGTCGTGCATCCTCGTGGAGACCTCCGGTCGGGACTGGCGCCCCAGGGCCATGCTCCGCACCCAGGACGAGATCTCGCGGGGCCTGGTCCGGCCCCTGGTGATGCAGTGACCACGTCCCGCTCCGAGGACACCCTCTACTCCTCCCTGACCGATGTGGACGCCCTGGAGCGGATCTTCCAGATCGGACTGAACCTCAAGGCCGTTCCCACCATCGAGATGCGGCCGGTCGTCCAGTGGGCGATCGACTACTTCGAGCGCTCCGGACAGGCCAAGGCCCCGTCCCGGGAGGCCCTGATGGAGACCTGGGGCCAGGCGATCGAGGACGCCGAGGTGGAGATCGCCGAGGACGACGTCGAACTGGACCAGGTCGAGTGGGCCATCGACGCCCTGCACGCCCGCTACGTCGACTACATGTTCCAGAAGTGGAACAAGGAGTCCGCCATCGCCATGTCGGCGTCTTCGACCATGGATCGGCTCAACGTACTGGAGATGCAGGTCCAGGAGCTGAACGCGCTGCTGCTGTCCCTGCGGGACAAGACCCTGGAGGTCGAGGGGGTCGACGGTTTCCAGCGCTCCCTGACGGAGTACCACCACCGTGCGGAGACCGCCCAGACCCACCGGGGGCTGGCGTTCGGCATCCCCGAGATCGACGCGTACACCTACGGCATCCACGAGGGCGAGCTGGCCGTCCTGGCCGCCGGGCCCAAGGTGGGCAAGAGCGTCGCGCTTGCGTACGTCCTGGACAAGGAGTGGAAGCAGGGGCGCCTGGCCACCTACTACACGCTGGAAAATTCGGTCCGCATGTCCTACGACCGGCTGGTGTGCATCCGCCTGGGTGTCGACCACGACCGGTACCGGATCGGCGAGTGCATGCCGGAAGAGGTCGACCGCGTCCAGACCTTCATCCACGAGCACGGCGAAGAGCTGAGAAACCTCATCCGGATCGTCCAGCCCCAGCGCGGCAACCGCACCGTGCAGTGGATCACGCGCCATGCCCGCAGCATCGGTACCCAGTCCCTGCTGATCGACCAGCTCACGTTCATGGAGCCCTCCCACCGTTCCCTGAGAGGCCCCGACAAGATCACCGACGTCATGCACGACCTGAAGGACGCCATCGGCGGCCGGGCCCCGATGTCCGCCCTCCTCGCCCACCAGATTAACCGCGAGGGCATGAAGGAGGCCAAGAAGAACGGGATGCTGGAGATGTGGATGCTCGCCGAGGGCAGCGAGGTGGAGCGCACGGCGGACTGGGTCTTCAGCCTCTACGCCTCTGCGGATGAACGCCGGGCCCAGATGGCCAAATGGCAGACGCTGGCCACCCGCCGGGGATCCCGGAACCTCAACGTCCGTCTGGCGTGGCGCCCCTGGCTGAACCAGGTCGAGTTCCTGGACGAGATCGGAGAGGTATGAGCAACGTGGACGAGCCCGAAGAGCCGGGTGACGGCGGGGCCCTCCAGTTCGGGCTGCGGCCCTTCCAGCACGAATCCATGTGCCCCAAGTGCGGCTCCACCGGCATCCGGGCCGTCTACCATCCCTGCGTCGTGCTGACTCTCGGCGACGGGCAGTTCCCCTGCGCGTCCTGGATGCTGTCGGGGATTCTGACCCCGGAGGTCAGCCAGCACCTGTGCCTGCGGTGTGCGCGCTGCGGCTACGGCTGGCCGACCAAGACCGCCGACGTGGCCCCCGTGGAGGGTCTGGAGGAGGATCTGGGATGAGCTTCTTCGAGGCGGCAATGCTTCCCGATGCCAGCAAGCTGGCCCTGTGCCAGGAGCTGCTGGCGGAGTTCGGGGCCAACGTGCAGCGGATCAACGACCGGTCCGGTGAGATGATCCACGGCTGTCTGGTCTCACCGGGCCTGCACAGGGACCAGGACACCAACCCCACCGCGTCGCTGAACTACCAGAAGCTGACGTACAACTGCCTCGGTTGTGGATCTTCAGGAGGTCTCCTGTGGTTCATCGCCACCTGCCGGGGAGAGTCCTCGCTGGAGGCGCGGCGGTGGCTGGAAAGGGTGGCGGGGCTCGGCGGCCAGGTCATGGAGCTGGATGCCCTGCTGCGGTTCCTGGACGCCGTCTACGCCCGTCCGGCGGCCACCCCCATCCCGACGTACTCCGAGAAGCTCCTGGGCGCCTGGGCGTACAGCCACCCCTATCTGCTGGAGGACCGGGGGATCTCCGAGGAGATGTACCAGCGGTTCCGGCTGGGGTGGGACCCTACGACCGATCGGGTGGTCCTCCCGCATTTCTGGCGGGGCAAGCTGGTCGGCTGGCAGACTCGCAAGCTGCCCTTCGAGTGGCGCTCGATGTCGGTCGGCGACGACTCTCCCCTGATCCACTCGGGGATGGCCAACGCGCCGAAGTACCACTCCAGTCCGGACTTCCCCAAAGACTCCACGATTTTCAACTACCAGCCGGGAGCGTCAACTGTCGTCATGGAGGCCGCGCTCTCGGCGATGACCCACGAACCCGTCTTCCACTGCGAGGCCGTCTTCGGGGCGACGGTCACGGACCTTCAGATCCGGCGCCTGGTCAAGCACGACGAGGTCATTCTGTGGATGGACAACGACCGGGCCGGGTGGGATGCGGTGCTGGGACACCCGGAGGAGAAGCCGACCAAGGAGAAGCCCGAGGGCAAGGAGCGCGTCCCGGGCATGGCCGAACTCCTCTCTGCCTACACCGGGGTTCGGGTGGTGGACTCCCCGTGGCAGCAGGACCCGCAGGCCCTCCCGACCGACGCGGCAGCGGAGTTGAAAGACGCGGCGGTCCCCTGGAGTATCTGGAGACCCCCCAAGCAGCTCTACTGTTTCGAGTGCAAAGGTCGGGCCCATTCCGGACCTTGCCCCTAGCTGGTGCAGAGTTAGTTACACCCAGGAGTAACTAACTCTGCAAGATCAAATCCAGAGGTCGGAGGACCTATGAGGAAGTACGGCAGCGCCAACCCCATGGAGCTGGACGACGACGGCAATCCGGTGCCGCTCCGGCGTACGGCTTCGCGTCCCTTGACGTCGGATGACGTCTCCGACATCGAGTACGAGGACGGTCCGGCCGTCCAGGAGCCGGAGGAGTAAGTGCCCGCACGATCCCCGCTGGACCTGTTCGGCATCCTCCCGCAGTACAAACTGTTCGCTCCGGCCACGCCGGAGCGGTCGATGGTGCCCGATGACCAGGATTCGGGTCTGTGCTTCCAGGTCCCGGTCCGGCGCGGCATGGGCCCGGATCTCTGGTCCACCTCCACGGCGTTGGTCCCGGTCCAGCGCATCTGCCATGACGTCAACGGCTATTACCGCGAGCTGGGGGTGAACTGGCGGGCCACCCGCAGAGAGTTGGCCGTGGCGTACATGGCCCGCAACGGCATGGCCTCTTCCCGGCTGACGTACATCTTCAAGCAGCTCCTGAACCCCAAGGTCCGCGAGGCGTACGACCGTACGGGGCCCGGGGGAGAGTTCTTGGACGACTACACCCAGACGGACTTGAAGCGCCGGGCGTCCGATGAGGCTGTCCGGCGGTCCACGCTGGGGCAGACGGCGTCGGCCGACGACATCATGGACGAGTGGGGGTATGTGACGGTCCCCGAGGATGGAATTGACAGCGTCAGCCCCATGGGGAAGGATCGGGGGCAACGCCGGAACGGCCCCTGGAATTACTCCTATTACGCCTGGAAGACCAGCGGCTACCTCCAGAACGAGGAGCGGCTCCAGCAGTGGCAGGAACTCCTTTCCATGGCGGCGGCCCGGCAGCGTGTGGCACCCGTGTTGGCCATCGGCCTGACCGCGATGTCAGACCGTCCCTTCATGCTGGAAGACATCAACGGCAAGCCGGTGGTCTTCTTTCCTGAAGAATCTCAACCCGATCTCTCGGTCGCGGAAGATGCGATCGAGCATTCTCTCCAATTCTCCCCGAATCCCCTCGAATCCTCCGAAAGTGAAATCTCGTGACGATAGACCAGATCATCGAGAGCGACGACGATCTCATTGAGCGTGGCGACGACGACGAGCGCAGCGCCAGCTACCGGCAGGTCCCCTGGTGGTACATCAAGAACGAGGGCGACACCGCGATCCTCCGCCTCCTGGAGGAGTCCCCGGACTGGCGCAAGGTCCTCACGCACCGGTTTTTCCCCACGAAGCCGGAGCCGGAGGGCCACGAGGGCAAGTGGCCGGACATGATGCCCGCCACCTGCCGTGCGGGCGGCAAGATCGGCCAGCGGTACCCGCAGGGCTGCGCCATCGACCGCTCGGGCTACAAGGGCAAATACGGCAAGGGCTCCACGGCCGAGATCGTCCACTACACGATGGCCGTGGAGCGTGAACGGTACGAGGACGCCAACGGTCGCCGGAGGTACCGGGACAAGTCGATCCAGGTCCCGGCCTTCGACGACGAGGGCAACGAGATCGAGGGCCAGACCCTGGAACTGCCGTCCATCGTCCTGATCGGCGAGACCATGTTCCGGATGATGAGCAGCGTCAAGGGGACCGGTGAGGCCCTGAGCAGCCTGCGCACCCAGGACCTCCAGATCAAGCTGATCAAGAATCCCAGCGGCAAGAACGGGCTGATCGCCCAGGTCATCCCCCTGGACAAGGACCCGTCGATCCAGCCGGGCACCGAGCACTGGGAGATCTACCAGCACGCCCAGCAGCTCTGGAAGCCGGGCGGCCTCGTCCTCAACCGCGAGATCCTGAGCCGCGCCAGCGAGGAGTACTGGAACAGGTTCTTCCTGCTGCCCGACGGCAAGACCTTCGCCCAGCACCAGATCGAGCGGGGTGCCCCGGCGGACCTGCCCACCGCCACCGCTTCGGCCGCCTCGGTGCAGACGCCGGACGCCGACAAGCTCGCGGCCATGAAGGCCCGCATCACCAAGAGCTGACCTCCTTGCCCCTGACGGCCGCCCACCCGATCGTGGAGTGGGCGGCCGTCCTGATCGTGCTCGGGGGGACCCATGCGCATCATCGAGTCGTACGCCAGTCATGGTCTCGTGATCGAGATGGACGGCCGCACGTATCCGTGCCCGGCCCTCCTGGAGGACGACGA